ACAAATAAGTCTCAGTTAGCAGCATTCCAACATAATCACTCTCTTATCTCATCTTGCAGATCATGGTATTGGCTCAGGGCGGTTCGATCCTCTGCGTATTTCTGCGATGTGGGCGGCTTTGGTCTTGCGGACTACGCCGGTGCTTCTGGTTCTGGCGGGGTGCGCCCTTGCTTCCTTATTAGCTAAGTGTAGCGAAGCGAAACGCAGCGATCTTAAATCTCCATACAACTATGATTTATGCAAAAGGTTAATTAAGAGTCGGTCAGATACAATCATCACAAATATGTTATTTAAGGAGAACTATATGAGAGGACTAAAACGTCAAAAACAAACAATATACTGGTCTATGGTGACAGAAGAACTTGACGGGATAGACACAATCAAAACGTACCAAAAGCCAGAATTACATCACCTCTCCGTATCTGCGACTGCCGGAACGCCAGAGGAATTATCCGCCGGTTATATCCCGGACTATGACAGATACATCACGAATTTTGACCGTAGCTTCAAACCGCAGACCGCCGATGTATTCTGGATAGACTGCAAACCGGAACTGACCGAATCTGGAGAACTTATTCTGAATGAATCTGGGGCACCTACAGTCCCGCCGGATTACCGTCTGAAAAAGATTCTTGATACCCAAAGAGGGAATGTAGCGCGGTATGGTATCAAGTATATAGGAGATGGTTCGGATGGCGAATAAGACTATCAAAATGGAACTGTCGCATAAATCTATACAGGACACAATAAAACAGCTCAGAGCGTGTCAGAAGTCACTTGTAAGTAAGAATGAGGAATTTCTCCGCAGACTGGCAGAACTTGGAATCCCGGTCATAGATGAAAACATAGCATTGGCACAAGGCGATTCTGACAAAAATCATAATACCTATATCAGAATCAATAACTTTGGCGGCTATTCTCAGGCGACGCTTGTGTGTGAAGGCTCTGACCTTTTGTTCATTGAGTTCGGGGCGGGTATTTCGTATAACACTCCTGCAGGAACCAGTCCACATCCCAAAGGGCAAGAATTTGGATATACAATCGGTTCATACGGGCAAGGAAACGGAAAGAATGAATCGTGGGTTTATTTTGCCGATTCTGGCGAATGGGTACGCTCTTACGGTACCGAAGCCACCATGCCGGTATATAAGGCAAGCGTGAAAATCATGCAAAGCATCAGAAAAATTGCAAAAGAAGTGTTTGCATCATGAAAGTTAATACCTGATAATACTGAATAATACCTCTGTCTTTGATATACTATAACATATAAAAGCATCTGCAAACAAGCAGGTGCTTTTTTCGTGCAAAAACATAGAAAAGGAGAATGTAAGCATGTTAGTAGAAACAATGATTATCAGAAAAGCAGAAACGAGCATTGTCACAAGCCTAGATGTCGCGGAGACTTTTGGAAAAGAACATAAAAGAGTATTGCAGGACATTAGAGAATTAGGATGCAGTGAAGAATTCGGACAGCACAATTTCGTGCCTTCCTCATATACAAGTATTCAGAATAAAAAGCAACCTATGTACTGTATGACAAGAGATGGGTTCACACTTCTTGTTATGGGATACACTGGCGAAAAAGCCATGAAATTCAAAGAAGGATATATTCGCCAGTTCAATGCAATGGAAAAAGTTCTTTTAGGGAAAATTAGAGAACGAGACAAAGGCATTGCAGTGAGACAGGCGTTGACCAATGCACTTAAAGAATCTCAAGAAAATGAGAGAATGTATGGTCATGCGTATTCGACATATACAGATATGGTATATCGCACATTGTTTGGTAAAACTGCAAAACAGCTTAGAGAAGAAAAAGGAATTTCTACTAAAGACAATCTAAGAGATTTTCTCACCGAAGAAGAACTGAAAGCAGTTCAGTCAAAAGAAATGCTTGTCAGCGGATTGGTTGATTGTGGATGGGGATATTCTCAAATAAGAGATTTCCTTAAAGGCCAGTCTCAAAATATGTTAGAACAGGCAGGGTGATATAAAATGCCAGACACGATCAATAACCCAGTATCAGAAGTATTTTCTAGGTGGAGTAAAGATATTCAACCAACAGTCGGCAAAGGCAATTTTTCCATGGAGAAAAGCCAGACAATAGCATCTGGCAAGACAAAATACGCCAGATTGTTCATGATGGGGAATCCCACACAGTCAACAAGCCTTGAAGGTCACGAATGCGCAACAGTTCTTTCGTTTCAAGTAGAAAGTTACGCATCTGGGACAAAGGCTTTATCGACTGCATACGAAATTGACAGCAAAAGTCATCAGGCTATGGTTTCAATGGGCTTTCGCCGGACATACGGACCGGAAGAAGTTGCAAACTCCGAAAAGAGTTTTAAGCGAATCATAAGCCGGTACAGCAGAATTTACACCGGGCAATTATTGGAAGCGTAACAGCTTCTATTTTTTATACCAAAAAAGAAAGGAGAGTGTCTTATGAGTAAAGATAAATTACAATGGCTGAAAGCTGCGGGAATCAGAGCTGTTAAGACAATTGCTCAGACAGCAGTTGCGACAATCGGAACCGCAACAGTCCTTGGAAGTGTTGACTGGAAGATGGTCGTATCCGCGTCCGTTCTTTCCGGTGTTTTATCCTTGCTTACATCTGTAGCAGGGCTTCCAGAACTGAAAACAGGCACAGATGAATAGAAAGGATGGTGATCCTTTTATCTCCCGGATGCAGGGTTACGCATCAGAGCCACATGGCTCTTTTTTATTGTGATTTTATAGCTGAAAAGCAGAAAGGAGCCGAATATGGCAGCAAAACCAGCGATTGACCTTAGTACTATCGGTATGAAGGTTGCGATTGCATTTGAAACTATAGCGGGTACACGCCCGATAGACAAATACTACAATTTGCAGAAACCAAAATCCATTCCGGATATGAACCCGGAACCTGACACTATCGACACTACATCTCTGAACGCGACAAAATACAAAACATCTGTTCCGGGACTTCTTGATTTATCAGGAGCCATGGGATTTACATTTGGTATGTCTCAGGTCTTTATTGACACTTGGGATAACATCTGTAATACATGGGACAAGAACAAAGCAGAAGGCAAAAGACCTTGGCTGGAAATTTATCATCCAGACCTTACAAAGGCTTGGTTTATTCCGATTGTACCTTCAAGACTTGGCGTTCCATCTGCCGAAGTAAATGCAGCATGGGAAGTTACTGCAAACGTAACAATTTCAGATGAAATCAAGATTGAAGAAAAAATTGAGCCGTCTGATGAAGATTTTCCATCTCCACTCGGGGGCTGATAAGCATCCCGCCATTGAGTCAAATCTATGGCGGGAATTTCTATTTTAATTTGGGAGGATATATGATATGACAAAATTAACAATTAATGGAACTGATTATATTATCAAATTTGGTTACAATGCGTTCTGCGATACAGATCTTATGGAAAGAGTTCAGGACTTGGCAAAGCTTTTTAAATCAGCAGAAATCGAAACAGATGGAGACGTTTCCGGAATTGGAAGAACTAAAGACTTATTCTGCGTAATCAGGGAGCTTCTTTTTGTTGGATTTAAAAAATACAATCCGGCAGAATCATTGCAGGAAATTGGAAATTTACTGGATGATTACAAAGATGAAGAAACCGATGAACCAAGAGGACTCTTACAGTTGTTCGGCATTCTTTCCGATGAGCTTATGAACGCGGGTTTTTTAAACGATATTCTTCAGAATCCGAATCCGGAGATGGAGAATGGAGTGAAAGCACCACAGGATCACAAGAAGCCAGCCAAAAAGTAAAAAAAAATCAGAAACCATTTAGCCGATATGTTATGGAAGATTTACTCCCGTTCTATATTTATAACGGAGTTTCAAAAGCAGAGTTTATGGACTCTGAACCAAGAGAGCTGGAATGCTACGATTTAGCATATAAGTTTTCTGAGGACAGAAAGAATTTCCACGAACATATGCAGGGCGTGTACACAGTAGAAGCTCTCAAAGCTACCGTATGTAATATGTTCAGAAAAAATGGTCAAACACCATATGAGTATCCATCAGAGCCATTCCGAATCTTCCCGCTCACCGCAGAGGAAGAAGAAGAGAAAAAAGAAAAGGAATTGCAAAAAGCAATTAATTATTTTGATGCGCTTGCTGCGGACTCTAAGAAATATAAGAAAAAATAAAAAAACGGGACAATTATGTTTTCCGATTTAAAATCGGGAAGCTCAAACTGTAGAAAACCAGATGGAGGGGACATTTTTGTCCCCTCTTTTTTACTATAAATATTTTTTTGAGAAGGGAGTGAGAATATGGCTGACAATACGATTGATACCTTGGCGATACAAGTCAGCAGTGACGTTTCCAGTGCGTCGAGATCAATCAATGATTTGTGCAATAAATTCGACCGATTAGACAGCTTGATGTCCAAAAGCGTAGGCTTGATGAGAAATTTTTCTAAATCTATCGGTACTCTCAGTTATGCCGTGCAATCTATCAAAAGTATTGATACAAGTAAGTTGAATAGCATGGCCGCACAGCTCGAACGTCTCAGTAAAGTGAATTTGAGCAATCTTGAAAACAAGAATCTCAAAGTAAATGTAGAGATTAACTCAGCAGATATGTCTGAAAAATTGAAATATTCTGTTGAAAAATCTTTAGAGACTACCAGAATAGACGCATCTGCATTGTCCAAACAGCTCGCAAGCGCATTTGAATTAAAAGGCGGCGCCGCTTCCAAACTTCAAAGACAGATAGATTTGTTGGCACAGCAGCTTACAAATTCATTTGACGGACAAAGCTTCACAGCCGGTGACTGGGGAAAGACTCTGGATGATATTGCAAAAAGCATTGAGCAGAGCGGGAAAATCGTAAAATCCAATCTCGGAAGTTATCTGGACGGTGCCGAACAGGAATGGCAGGATTTTTACAATTATTTTAAAGGTAAGAAAATTTATGTTTCCGATGTGCTTAAATTCAATGTTGGAAAAGGCGAGTTCAGAGAATTACTTCAACAGCACCTTGGAAATATTACCGTCGATGCAACAAAAGGAATTAACCTCGATTCTGCATGGGGCGAACTGGCAGAAAAATTTCCTACATTAATTCCAAAGGATACCGTAAACGATGCGGAACAGTTAAAAACTGTATTGGAAAACCTTAAACAGGTAAGAGATTCCATCAAACCAATATCAATTCAGGCGTTGTCTGGTTCAGATGCAGCAATGGCATCGGACAGGGTGTACAGCTCGGTAAATGAGTTAGGCACGCAACTCGGTGCGTCAATCCAGAGAAACATTGCGTCTGCCATGGAGTCTGCAAACGGTCAGATTCCAATTGACATAAAGATTAATGAAGAAAAGATTGCCAGAGATATCAGAAATGCCATCAACAAGGCATCCACGCTTACCTATGACCCGGTAAAAGTAAATCTTTCAATTAATACGGATGAGCTCAAGAACAATATCGAAGCAAAATTGAACGGTCTGGATTTATCGACAGTAAACAGCCAGTTACAGCAGTTCACTCAGTCCATGAGCACGCTTGGCAGCCTTAATTTGAAAGACAGTGGATTAAATTCGTTTGTAAATTCTATACGTAGATTGAACGAAACATTAAACTCCACAGGTGATGTGTCTGGAAAGATTCAGAACATGATTTCCGAATTATCTGGTCTTAGCAGTATTCCAGACGTATCAAACAATGTAAACCGGTTTGTTTCTTCATTGGCAAGATTGGCGAATGCCGGCAGCTCTATTGATGCAGTTACATCTAAACTTCCGAACCTTGGCGAAGAGCTTAGAAAAATCATAGTTTCGTTCTCTGGAATAGGTAATATCTCTCAACCAATTAATACATTTGTTCAGTCAATATCTCAGTTGGCAAATGCAGGGGACAAAACCGGAAAGACAGCAACTCAGCTTAATGATCTGGCAAATAGCTTAAAATCATTCTTCCAGACGATGAGTACCGCTCCTAGAATCAGTAGCAGTACAATTCAAATGACGCAGGCCATTGCTCAGTTGGCAAATTCTGGGGCAAATGCTGGTAGAGCGGCAAGGTCTACTGCGAGTGCTTTTTCCAGACTGGGACAGGGTGCGGCTGCTTCGACGGGAAAAGTTAGAAGACTCGGTAATGCCGTTGGAAATGTAGGAAGTAAAGCTAAAAAAAGCTTACCTAGCATTATGTCCTTGGTTGCGAAGTTCTGGACGTTGAAATTTGTTGTTGGAAAATTCGGTAGCGCAATTGAAAGTTCCATGAACTTCCTCGAAGATTATAACTACTTTCAAGCGGCGTTCCGTCAGGTAGCAGATAAAGCAGGAAAAACTTGGTCGGAAGCAGGGTATGACTCCGCAGAAGCATACGCGGATTCATTCAGCCAGAGAGCCAGAGAACTTACATCTAAAATGTCTGGATTTGATGTTTCCGACAACGCGATTCTGACCGCAAATAAATCAGGTAAATCACTCGGTATGGACCCGTCCATGCTCTTGAATTATCAAGGCCAGTTTGCACAATTGTCGTCCTCTATGGGAACAACTTCTGAACAGGCATTAAAACTGTCGAATGCATTAACCATGATCGGCGCCGACCTTGCATCTGTTAAGAATCTTGATTTTAGCACAGTTTATGAGAACTTGTCCTCTGGATTAGTAGGTATGAGCCGTGCTGTAGACAAATATGGTGCAAACATTCGTGTGGCAAACTTACAGCAATATGCGGCAAATCTTGGCATACAAACGTCTGTTTCTAATATGGACCAAGCAAGCAAGGCAATGCTGAGAACAATAGTGATACTGGATTCCACCCGGTACGCATGGGCGGATATGGCAAATACAATCAATATGCCAGCCAACCAGTTGCGTATACTTCGTGCAAACTTAGTATCTTGTGCCAGAGCATTAGGGAACATCTTTATGCCTGTAGTTGCGGCAGTGCTTCCATACATCAATGGTCTCGTAATCGCATTTCAAAGACTTTTGACATACATTGGTTCACTTCTTGGAGTTGATACCAAAATCGGAAAAATGTTCGGTTCTATCGGCGGTGGAAGCGAAAATCTCTCGAATGCGCTTGATTCCATAGACGATTCTGGAATTTCAGATGTAGATGATGCTACAAAAGATACAGACAATAATCTGAAAAATGCAACCAAGAGCGCAAAAAAATTAAAACAGTTCCTCGCATCTTATGATGAACTTGAAATTATGAGCAAAGACGATAGTTCTCTGTCTGACCTTGCAAATTCTAAAATTAAAACGCCAAAAATTGACACATCTGCGATTGACGCAGGAATCCTCAATGATGCACTGGATAAACTTTTGAACGAATACCAGAAGAAATGGGATGCCGCCTACAATTCCATGGAAAATAAGGCCATGGCATTCGCAAATAAGGTCACAGACACATTTAAGAAACTTGCAAAAGCCGCAGAACCTACCACAAAAGCGCTGAAAAATCTTTGGAACAATGGATTGAAACAGCTCAGAGATTTCACATGGACAGCATTAAAAGATTTCTGGAATCATTTTTTAGTTCCGCTTGGCAAGTGGACACTTGGGGAAAAAGGATTACCACGACTAATCAATGCTTTTAATGATTTTCTCGTGAAAATTAACTGGGATAAAATCAACGCTTCCCTTGTGCAGTTATGGGATGTGTTAGAGCCATTTGCTGAGAATGTCGGAACAGGATTACTTGATTTCTTTGATGATTTCTTTGATAAGGCGGCAGATGGAGTTAATAAACTTCCTGATCTAATTGACAGGTTCAAAGAGTTTATCGCAACATTTTCGCCAGAACAGGCACAGTCTATTGGCTATTTCCTCGGACAACTCCTGACAGCTTTTGCAGCATTTAAAGGACTTACATGGTTCGGTGGCATTTTGGGTAAAGAAGGAGTGATAGGCAAAGGAATTACCATGTTAGCAGCGCATCCATATGCTTCGATAGTGGCAGGACTTGGTCTTACTGTTGCCGCACTTGATAAATTCGGAGTGATTGATGTTGATTGGGATGGGTTATGGACAAGAATCGGGAATCTTAAAGACGTAATTGTGAATTTCATCAAAAATATTAATTGGGATTCGTTAATAAAAACAATCGGTGATGTATGGGATGTATTCCAGCCATTTGCCGAGGGATTCGCAGATGGATTTATCAGCTTTTTCGATATAATGCTGAACGATATCGGCGCCCCCCTGATTAACGCATTAGTAAGCGCCTTAGATGCTTTCGCAAAAGCCTTAGGAAAGCTTGACGATAAACAGATAGAAGCTCTTGGCGAAGCTCTGGCACGGTTTTTTATTATAAGGGGAAGTATTAAGTTTGCCCGAAATATATACAATGTAGTCAGTTCTATCAGCGCACTCAGAACAATCTTCGGTGGGTTAGGAACGGTTCTTTCCACAACCAGTGGTGCATTGCAGGCATTCTTTGGCTCTGGGCTAGGTTCTACACTTGTAGCAGGATTCGCAGACAGTATGGTTGTCTTAGGAACTGCAATAGCAGGATTCAATCTCGGAAAATGGATAAGTGTTAATCTATTCGGGGGTGAAGATAAAACTTTCGGAGAATTTCTGGAAGATAACGTATTTGGATATCAAAAAGGAGATTTTACCGGTGCTATCAACGAATGGATGAAAGATATATTCGGAGCCGGTAATAAACTTACAGAGAACGATTTAAAGGTATTCCAGGAGTATGAAGATGCTATTCTTGGATTAGTTCGTGCAAGCCAGATTTCAGGAGAACAAGCATATCCTTTATTAACATTCCTTTCCGAATTGAAAGATAACGGATATAGCACAGAACAGGCGTTATTTGAACTCGAACTTAAACTTAATAATCTTGGGGTTTCATCAGAGGACTTCGAGAATGCAATAGCAGGAGTAAACAAACCAGTCAAAGACCTTGGAGATACAGCGGAAACATCCTCTAATCAGTTTTCAAATATGGCTGATCGAATTAACAATGTGTCGTTTGAGGATATCTCAGAACAGCTTACAGGATTCCAGACGCTTATCCAGACCGTTGACTTTGCAACTCTGGTAACGGACACAGCAAATGCAATTGATGAAATGGGCGGTATCTGGGAAAACGGAAAGCAGATTCTCGGTGAAAAAGCATTACAGGTTTATCAAGAAATTGCAAAGGGATTAGAGCCGGACGATAACGGTTACTATACTTTAGCAAACGGACAGATGGTACAGTTTGGAAAAGGTATTTCTGACTATGAAAGTACTCTACAAAGTACAATGGATTCAACTCTGCAGGGAGCAATCAACGGCGTTCTGGATAACAATTCTGGTTTTGAATTAGTTACGGAACTCGGAAAGAATCAGATTCTTGCCGTAGGTAGTGGGATTGAGCAGAACGGCAGCAAAGTCACTGAAAAGCTTAACTCGACAATTCAATCATCTGCAAAAGATGCAGAAGAAACTGCAAAATCAAGCGGCAAAACCCTTGGAAGCAACATTGCGGAGGGATTGCAGTCTGGAATTGACGGAAAGAAAGACTCCACAAAGACTTCGATTCTTGATTTGATGAACAACAGCGTAAAAGCCCCCGCACAGGAAGCAGTAGACTCCCATTCTCCATCCAGATGGTTCAAGCAGCTTGCAGAATATTGCGGTCAAGGATTCCAAAACGGATTAGAGCCGGGCTTTTCTGCGTCGTTCACATGGTTCGGAAGAATCCGAAGCAGAATCAGCAATTCCATTGGAAACCTGTATAATATCGGTTGGAACTCTATTATTGGCTTAAATAATGGAATTGTAGGCGCGGCACAACAACTTTATGCAAATGTGCAAAAGATCGCACAAAATATATCAAATACGTTCCGCAAAGTTCTCAAAATTCACAGCCCATCTCAGGTATTTGAGGAACTTGGTAGCTACACCATGCAGGGCTTTCAGATAGGTATGCAGAACATGATTCCGGCATTACAGTCTACAATCGGGGATATAAGCACATCTATACAGGGTATTCAGCTCCCACAAATGGAAGCAAATATAAAGGCTGTTCCGACTGCCAAAATGTATCAGAAGCCGGTATCTGCGAATAGTACTTTTGGTGACGATATTCGCCGTGAAGTAATTGCAATCAGTAACAACACATTCGACAACAATCAGAATATCGCACAGGTTATCCGAGAAGCTGTCAAAGGCATGGCAATTTATGCAGATGGTCACTTAGTCGGATATTTGCAAGAGGAAAACGAACAGTTCAGAAACCGCAATGGATTCGGATTATTTGAAAGGTAGGTGAGGTAAATGAGTGATTTTATTGCAGGTAGTAGTTTTGAGGGATGGCTCTTGAAGTATGGAAGCAAAATTGTTCCAAACAAATACCTCGCCTACGATGATTACACTGCAACTCCAAACCAGAGAACAGAAGTAGAAGCATACAGGGACTTGAATAATCTCTTGCACAGGGATACAAGCCCGAATTTTAAGACAAAGATTGATTTCAATACCAGGCCTCTTTATCTGGCAGAGAAAATGGAGTTGCAGTCCGTATTTGCTTCTGGACTGGTAAATAGATCACAAAGAAAGTACAAGGTTACGTATTGGGATGACGAACAGAACACCTACAAAACAGGTGTTTTTTATATGCCCGATGTGGATTACAAAATTATCAATGTGGACGAAGAAACAAAGAACATTCTTTACAACAAGATGCGGTTCGCACTGATTGAATACTAACAACCAGGGCGCATGGGTGTCACAGCTCATGTGCTCTTTTATTTTATAGACGGGAGGATGGTTATGGCAGATACATATTCATTCGATGATTTGCTGAATACAACCGCCGGGATGACGGCAATTGTTAATAATGTAAGAAAAGGCAATACTACAATCAAAGTCACTGGTGTGGACTGGTTTACTTACGCTGGAAGAACTACCAGTACGATATATGTCAATGGTAACAGCTGGATTGGATTCGGGAGAACTACAGAGCACCTAGAGATATGTTACCGTTACAATATTGGTGTTATTTATTATATTTACCGCCAAGAAGGAATCTTAGAATCAGGTAAAAAATTTCTTAAAATCCGTATTCAGGGATATACGCATGATTCCAGCACATTACCAGCTTATACACTTAAGTATGAAGTGTTCCTGATTGAGGGACAGACATTATTTATCAATGTGATTAAGCGTCCTACTAACAGAGGTTATATTGGAACGTCAATCATTACTGATGGCTCAACGACCAAAACACTGACCATAACAACCAGTACAGCGGTTCCGATATATATTTTAGTCGAGAACGCAGGAAGTGCACAGAAAGTTTCTTACGAGAAGTATTCAGATCAAGTAGTTATTAAAGCAATCAAAATTGAAATAATTTCATTACCGGATAAAATAAAATACAAAAAAGGGGAGCCTTTTGACAGTTCTGGGCTAGTGGTAAAAGCAACTTACAATAATGGCACAGCCAAAGAAGTTACGGATTACACGATTTCTTCTCCTGACATGTTGACTGTCGGAACAAAAACAGTAACCGTCACTTATGATGAGCAGACTGCTACATTCGGCATTACAGTTATCGCCATCACCAAGATAGAAATCACTACGCCACCTGCCAGAACAGAGTATCAGAAAGGCGATGCGCTTGATGCAACTGGAATGGTGGTATCCACAGTCTGGACAGATGGCTCAAAAGAGGTTCTGGCAGACGGATATACAGTATCCGAACTGGACAGCACCGAGACAGGCGAAAAGACTATTACGGTCACATATCAGACATTTACGGCAACATTTACCGTAGAAGTTGTGGCAGATACCGTAGGAATCCGAATCACAAGTTTTCCGTCAAAAGTTTACTACAAAATCGGAGAAACATTCGACCCATCGGGGCTGACTGTTGCAGAAGTGAGGCAGGACGGAACCGAGAAAGAAATTACAGATTATGATATTTCTGGCTTCGATAGTTCCACCGCAGGTTCTAAGGCCATCACAGTTTCTTATAATGCCACAGTCAACGGAACTTCCAAATTTGTTGGTTCTGACAGTTTTCAAATTAAAGTCACGAGCGACGGAAAAAACCCATTTGATGATAGTTCAAGTGGTGGCTCTGGTGGTGGTTCTGGTGAAGTTGAAGAAGAAAAAGCCGAACCAATCAATGTCACAGTACACTGGATTAATGGAGAATTTGCTGACCTTACAAATGAAAATATCGACCAGAATACGCTTACTTTGCAGGAGTCAATTTGCTCTGAACAGTATTTTATCTTCGGCGGTTGTGTCTGTAATCAGATAACGTTTCAGGCTCACCACGACCAGTTTAATGGTACCTCGGAAGAGTTTTATCCATCTGGAAAAATTGAAGTTTACGTCGAGAAAAAAGGAACAAAAATCAAAATTTTCACAGGTGAAATTGACAGTGCAGAGCGGAAAGCAAATTCCCTGACACGTAATTTTATTGCATACGATTATCTGTATAAATTACGAAATACTGACATTGCAAGGTGGTACAAGAACCAGACGACTGATAAGAAGAAAAAGCTGACTCAAAAGCAATTCCGGGATAAATTATTTGAGTTTTTAGGGCTTGAACAGGTCAGTACAAAGTTACATTGGGACGACACCTATGTCCCTGATACGAATAACTCGAACGAGATGAACGTAGTGAATATTCTGAAAGATTTATGCTTGCAGAACGACCGCTTCGGATGGATGAATCGGGATGGCAAATTCGAGTACCTGAAGCTTCGCCAGAACAGTTACAGATACGGGCAGACAACCGATAACCAGAATATTTATAAATACTATAACAACGAAGAAGTTCACCTCGATACATTCAAGAGTTTTACCGCAAAAGAGGGTAGAATCTGGTTCCCGAATATTATATTTTGCGACCCTGACCCGAATAGGGCTTTTGGATTTACGCAGGGCTATTACACAGCACAGGAAGCGTATGATAACAACGTTTATTACAATCGAAACAGCTTCTTTGTAGGGAATGAAGATTGGTTGAATTACGTTTGGGATGCAGATGAATATGGCGGTATTTCAAGGGTTGAACCAATTATGAAGATTTGCTATGGCGTATTCGTAAATCAAGATTTGCGGAAATATTATCGTGCGCAGGGATATACCGCCGAGGTTCAGGGAAACCCACTGAACATGGTCGGGCAGGCAGTCGAACTCTACTATAAGAAGCAGATTCAGCACGACGATCAGGAGCCTACAGAACTGCAATGGTACGTTCATTCATACATCATGAGCAGGACACTCAAAATCGGCGCTACAGACATGATTGACACCTATTCTGCCAACAACGCACCATTCAACAGTAACAGCCAACAGTTAGGAAAATATACTCCCGAAATATCTGGAACCGTCAACCGCACCCGATCAGAAATGCCGACAATCAGTTACGCAGAATTTACGGACGGTTCGGATTCTGAATTTTCACCGGCAATGATTGACGATTTTACGGATGGTTCTGGCGGTTCTGGAAGTACTTCTGAGCAATTAAAAAAAGCACAATTAAGGTGTGTAAAGCGAATAAAAAAAGCTGATTACGACGCTCTTGTAGCCGCAGGAACTGACCGGGCAGATACATTATATTTCACATTCGAGGAGGGCTAATTGATGATATATAAGGCATTTTTGAATAGACAGGAAATCACTGGATTTCCTGTCAAAGGAAAAGATATAACCGAAATTTACGGTGGAAATACACTTCTCTGGAAGAAAGGAGAACAAGGTAGAGAATTAGGAGTAACTTTCTTCCTTGGCTATCCTACAAGCGCATTCGATACCGCTTCTGGATTAAAAACGTCATTTATGGACGAAAGAGTATTCCATTATAATACTTATTTAGACGTAACATGCACACCATATATTAATTCAAGTGTTTGGGGGGGTTATAGCTGGGCTTATTATTATAAATACAGAGATGAGGGCTTTATGGAATTTCAATTTTTATTGAGAGCAAAAAGTGTTTCTAAATTAGAATTTTATACCTATGTCTCAAATGACATTCGAAAATATCCGAATGAAACTAGTAAACGAGTTGTTTTACAGACATATAAATTAGGCCAAGTAGAAGATGAAATTTACACAATAAACGGTACTTATGAACCAATTTTTCTTGACGCAAAAGATGTAAATGGTCAATACTTAGTTAAAGGATTTGGCACAAAAAGTTTCGCAACTGGCGGCGGCGGTATAGAGAAATTTAAAGACATTAATGAAGCAATTAACTTTTTGAAAAATTCCTTTAGTTAATGGCTGAATGTAAAACCACCTTAAATATGCTAATAAAATCATAAAAATTTGCATCTGAAATTAGAACCGAACGGAAATTGAACTCAATCCCTCGGCTCCTTTTGCTTATTTAGATATTAATTTCAGCAAATAAGAAGCTTAAAATTGCAAATAAGAGCATGATTTTTCGAAAATATGAAATAAGTCCTTATTCGCCAAAATAACCTCAAAATCTCAGTCCCGACCGTACTAAAATGTAACTATATTAAAAATAAAAAATGAATAATTTGTAAACGTAAATTTTTATTGTTTTCAGAATAAATCAATCATCTTAGAAATTATAAAAAATAAGATGAAAGTTTTCTGAAAACAAGCAATTTTCGTTTACATAATATCTCAATGTAACGTTACAATAACGTTACCAGTAACGCAATGTAACGCAATAGAATAAGAATAAGAAATAGAATAAGAATATAATTAATATATATACGAGATATATATTAATCGTCAAATAAGGCTTATTTGACCCTGACATTCTTAATTCGTTTCAGCCCGAATCGAACCATTTTATTAGTGACCTTGTATTTGACTCATATAACGATTTTATGTGTAATTCGATAAAATCCTTGAATGATATATAAAAATTGATTTTAGGGGCAGATACGGAGCCTACAAGGTATATTTAACAGAAAGGAGCAACGCGATATGACAAACGAGCAGAAAGCAGTTCTCAGAAAGATTATTTATGCAGTCGAAACCGGTGGACAGGTTTACGGACAGCAGGATTATTCGGACTTCACGGAAGCCTATGAGAATAATTCAGATGAACACGCAATCACGATTGGAGCAGGAGCATGGTACGCAACCGAAGCACAAACACTTTTGAAACGGATTCATGATGCTGACCCGGAAACATGGGACCGGTTAGACAATATCGGATTATGGGAGCAGGTGCAGGAGGCAGACTGGTCTTGTTTTAACATTTCCAGAAATAGCCAGTTTGCAAATTTAATCGTACGGCTCATATCGTCCAAAACCGGCGTTAAATGCCAAGATAACCTCATGGACGAACAATTAGCTATCTACGCAGAAGAAGCCCTTAAAAAGGGCGTTACGGACGCTAGAGGGCAAGCTATGTGCGTGAACTTTAGACACCAAGGTGGACTAGGGGCAGTAACCCGGATTCTGGCAAAGACTCAGAAACCATATACACTCGATAATCTCTATGCAGCCTGTCAGACCGACACAGGGAACCAAGTCGGGGCATATAAGGACAGGCAAAGCTTTGTTTATAACGCATTAAAAACATATTTTCCAGAAAGCGAGGAAACAGGTATGAACGCAATTAATAAATTAATCCAGATCGCAAAGAATGAAATCGGATATCTTGAAAAGGCAAGCAATAGTCAGCTTGATAGCAAGACAGCAAATGCCGGAGAAAATAATTATACAAAATACTGGCGAGATATTAAGCCGGATTATCAAGGACAGCCATGGTGCGCTGCATTCGTTTCATGGTGCATGACGAAAACATTCGGATTAGACACAGCAAAGAAACTTTTGAAACACTGGCCATACGTTTACTGCCCGACAATGGCAGATTTGTTTACTCTGAACAGCAATCCAAAAGTTGGAGATATTGTTATTTTTTATCGAAATGGCACATTTACACACACTGGAATCGTAATAAAAGTGTCAGGAGATCGGTTCTGGACAGTCGAAGGAAACACTTCTGGTGGCTCTACAATTATCGCAAATGGCGGTGGTGTATGTCAGAAAAGTTACTACAACAGTAACCTTCCGGGAACAAAATTCTGCACCCCAAATTACAGTTTAGTTAAAAATACAACGTCGGATTCAGACTCGGATGTATTCAAAAAGCAGAATACCAGAGCCTACATTGCACAGATAAAAAAGGACACAAAATGTTATGCAAAATCAAGCAAAAAAAGCCCGTCAAAGCTGTTTCCAAAACTGAAAAAAGGTGCAGTTGTAGAGGTGATGAAGTACACAGAAACCGACAGTTCGGGACTTAAATGGTACTTCATCCGCATCCCGCATCCGACAGAAGGATTTGTTTTTGAATTTATTCCGAAAGGAACATTCACTAGAATCACAGATATTTTTAAATGACAGTTGTAATATGACTTTTATAATGCTATAATAAATGTGTTCGATATAGTAGTTCGTATTGCAAACCCTTTTATTTATTAAGTGTTGAAAATGAAAATGACCGCCAATTACTCCTTCCCGGGTTGGCGGTCATTTTGCTGTCAACTTATGTAATTTTCATATTTTTCTTTGATTTCCTTTGCTCCATTTTGCCTTATCCGAACAACATCCCCGGAATCCATGATGAAATTGTCACCTGCCGACTGAATGTGATCCATGTTCACCAGATAGCTCTGATGGCAACGTAAGAATCGCTTATCAGACAGTTTTTCTTCCAGATCGTTCAGCTTGCAAGTGGTCACGAAACATCGGTTATTTGTAGCGAAAATATGGCAAACTCTTGCCTGACTCTCGACGTACTCAATTTCATCGTATTTGAGCCGGTTTATCTGCCTGCGGAATTTGAATGTCAATGTTTCATCCCTCATCTGTGACAAAATCTCGTCAATAGCCCGGTATATTCTGCCGTATTCCTTGCCCTTGACCGCATACTGCATAGCACCGACGTCAAATGCTTCTTGCAAATGAGAATCGTCGGCTGTCCAGAATATAATCTTTCCATCATATCCAATATTCCGGAGCTGGTTCGCAATCTCCAAACCGTTCTCATTTTCCAGAATCATATCCAGCACAATTACATCGTACCATTTACCCTCTTTCACATCTTCAACAAGCGGATAACCTGCTGAATATTCGCTAATTTCATACCGGTAATCTCCTTTGCGCCGCAAGAATCCCGATATGTGCTCTTTAAACAAGTCAACTTCAAGCTGATTATCGTCACATATGGCTATTCTCATATGCGCGCCCTCCTTTCGTAGTCTCAATTTTGCCAAAATACACCATGATTTTGACAGTACACACATTTTTCTTCCTGTTCGTGGTATTATTGTCCCACAAACAAAGTGTAGCACTTAAAATTGTTAGTGTAAAGCGTTAAAGTTTGACATAATTCGCAAAATATGGTTTCTGTGTCCGAGAGGATGTGTGGATAAAGAGACTGCCTGCGAGAACGACAGGCAAAAGAAAGAGGGGCGGTTGCCCCTCTTGTTTATTTCGCTAAATATAAAACTGAAACAGTATCTATTTTTACGCACATTCCATTCTCTAACGGTAGATTCCCAATTTCACTGGAATACAAAGAATTAATGCTTTCTAAGTCAGAGTCAAGACTTTCTTTATATTTTTTTGAAGCGACATGGTATTCTTCTGAATGTTCGTAATCATCATTCTTATAATCATCGTAGCTGTCATATACGCTGATAATTCCTGCTCCGTCGGTTATTGAAAAGGTGTACTTTCCGGCAGGAATATCTTCGCCAATAATATAAACACCTGGATTTAGCCTGCCGGCATCATCAAGAGAATCGTTTTCCTGAGAATTAGAATTTTCACTTTCCACGTCTTTTAAAACAGCTTCTTTTAATTTAGTTCCGTCTGAAAGACGCGTGATTGATAGCGAATCATCCCAAATTGAGCAAGCCAGAGTATCATTTTTGAAATTCCAAACGTTTGTTAGAACTACTCCATCATAACCACTCTTATAGAAATCATCAGTAACATAATCATAATCATACCAATCCTGCTGAGATGCTTCCGACAATACACCGGAAACCTTTGAAGCAAATGTGCCAACCTTATCATCTGGCACGTTCTCATTTATAACGACGCTTAGATGCAAGGATTTAGTGTTTTTGTCAATCACACATTCAGATGCTTCGACAAACCCATCTTCACCATTGATCTTATTAAGCATTTCATTAATGTTGTCAAAGGAAGTAGCACTGGCATTGACAGGAGAAATGCATAAAAAAGCACACATCGTCATAATTCCACAAACTCTCTTTTTCATAAAATCCTCTTTTCTGCTAAAGAAATCTCATATACTGCACTGCAATAAAAACTACTTCAATGATTCCGACAATAATTCCGAACCATGAGCCAATATGCCTATATTCCTCTTTCTTTGTGCCAATATCTACTAATCCTACAATTGCTCCTGCCAGAGCCAGAGGAAACGACAGGATAATTGGCAACGGAAGAATGAATGCCACACCCGCCAGAATGCAGGAGATGACACTCAGGGTTGAATCTTTCTTCTTTTCACCTTTGCTCATACAATCCCCTCCCTTGTTAAAATTTTACAATATTATACCACCTCATACAAACTGTGCATAGTAAAACATCAAAAAAATAGATTATTTTTGCAGAAAAACTCCATGATTTTGCGCTTGCCAGAAAAACTACACAAATTCGTGCTATAATGCGTGATATATTTTTAGAAAAGAGTTGGTAGTAATGGAGAAGAACAGATACAGGATAGTCGTATTCATCCTGATATTTTGCGAAATATTCTGTGCGGTGCATATACCGTCACATGATATAACAGAACGTCACCGCAGAGATGCGCAGATCACAAAAAAAGCTGCGGAACAAATTTATTCCGTCCAGATGCAGGAGTTGAGCGAGATCAAGAAAATTTGTAATGCCAGATGTTATATTCGCGAAAGCACAATTTTCTTTGGAATTGCGAAGTTCGCCTACGAAATAGCAAAAGTCCATGTGTATATTTGGCAGTTGCCAAGAGGGAATATCGGTGGTATAATGGTGAAAACGAACTAATGTTCGGACATTCCAATAAGACAATAAAATGCGTTATAACACAGTGCAAATATTTGATTGTTGAAGAAAAAAAATGTTATACTAAACATAGTTGTTTTGGGATATTGTCTGGCGGTAACGCGAAATGGTTATGTAAAACAGAGCTTGGGAGGAGAATTATGGAATATAAAAACGAAATTTTAAAAATGATAAATAACATAAATAACGAAACTTTATTAGAAAGAATATATGTTTTCGTAAAAAGATTCATAAAAAACTGGGGAGATTAATCCCCAGTTTTATTTTCTGAGCATACGCCTTCGATGAAACCATATACTCTCATTCGCTGTGCTACCGACATATTAAGAACTTTTTTTATCATTTCTAACATTTCAGGATCACCAGCAATGTCTGCCAAAAGTTCCATTTCGGAATTTTTCGGCTTTTCCCATCCCATAAGAAATTCTGGCGTTGTATTTAAAGCCTTAGCAATTTCTTCAATCTTATTAGATGGAATGTTAGTTACAATACCATTTTCATATTTATAAAGTGTCTGTTTCGATACGGAAATCTTGTCAGCTAAATCAGTTTGATTTATCTTTAGTGCTTCACGTCTTTCTCGTATACGTTCTCCAATAGTCATTTTTTTAGTGTCCATCCTCCTTTCTTATTTTATGTGTTTATTATACTCCAAAAAAAGTTACAAGTCAATAAAAAAATAACTTGACAAGTTACTGAAATGTTATTATAATGAGAGTAACTTAAAAAGTTACAATTATTTCGAAAGGAGGTACAACATGATAAAAACAAACGAACTTCGTGGGATTTTTGCAAAAAATGGAAAATCTCAGACAGACGTTGCCAAAATGCTTGGAATTACGCCAAAAACATTTTATGGAAAGATGCAAAAAGGAGTTTTTGGTAGTGATGAGATTCAGACAATGATTGATGAATTTCATATTGAAGACCCAGCAGCTATTTTTTTTGCTAGAGAGTAACTTTTAAAGTTACTAAAGAAAGGAGACGTATGAACGAATTACAAATTTTCAATTCAGAAGAGTTTGGTCAAGTACGAACAGTGACTATTGACAATGAACCTTGGTTCGTGGGAATTGATGTTGCAAAATCATTAGGATATGCAAATCCTAAGAATGCAGTTCCCAAACATGTGAGTGAAGAAGATAAGCTGGGTACCCAAATCGAGTACGCAGGTCAGAGACGCGAAGTAACGATTATCAACGAATCCGGCCTCTACTCTCTCATCTTCGGGAGCAAACTTGAATCAGCTAAGAGATTCAAACACTGGGTAACAAGCGAAGTTCTCCCGGCAATCCGCAAGACGGGTTCATACCAGAAACCGATGACCGTAGCAGAACAGATTCAGTTACTGGCTCAGGGCAATCAAGACCATGAGGAGCGAATCGAGAAACTTGAGAACACAATGACCATCGACTACGGACAGCAGAAATATCTTGGAGATTTAGTTTCCAAAGTAGTAATCGAAGTGTTAGGTGGCAAGAAATCCAATGCTTACGACGAGATTGGAAAGAAAGTATTTGCAGAATGCAACCGGGATGTCAAAACTTACTTTGATGTAAATGCCCGGAATAACATTCCGAAACTGAGGTATCAGGAAGCAGTTGAATATATCAAGGAATGGACGCCATGTGCAAATACAAAGATTATGATTCGAGACTGCAATGCACAGATAAGAATGTAGGTGAGCCAAAAAGTGAAAAAACAGTTTTCTACATCCCAAAAGGATTTAGAGAATATCGGCATTTACATTACCGAAGAACAATATTCAGACCTTTGTGACATTAACTTGTTTATGAAAGGAATGCCAGATATTCCAGTATACAACATCATACTAGTGTTAAAAACCCTTGGATTAATTCCAACCAAAATGATAGAGCAAGAAGCCAATCAGGACAGCAACGCCGATTTCAACGGCAGTTTTAAAGACGAATTTAAGAGAAAATTCGGAAAACTTAAAGAATGATTTTTTGATCTTGATTTTGTTTGGAGCATAAGATGATTTACCTAAATCAGTCAAATATACATTTGCTAAATCTGTTTGCAAATAATTTTTAGATTTAAGCAGATTTACATAATAATTATAGGTTTCGTGGTCGAGACCAGATAACTGTAAAAGTTCATACTGGTTGGCAAAATCATCTGTAGAGTTTTGAATTATAAATCCAAGAAAATCATTTTCATCTTTAATTATCAAATTCTTATCTCCTTTCAAGTTACTCGGTATGGTGGTACCTGTACTTACATTATAAAGAGATAAGAAGTAAAACTCAACAGAAAGGAGATATATGAACGAACTGAAAATTACAGAGTATAAGGGCATCCGAGTTCTTACTACACAGCAGATTGCTGAAGCGTATGGAACTGATACGAAAATCATTTCAAAAAATTTCAGCAGAAACAAAGAAAGATACATCGAAGGCAAACATTTCATTTGCCTTGAGGGAGAAGAATTAAAGGAGTTTAAAACGAAACGTCATTTTGACGATTCGTCAAGAATCAATAAACTCTACCTCTGGACAGAGAAAGGAGCCTTCCTCCATGCCAAGTCACTGAACACCGATAAGGCGTGGGAAGTGTATGACAGACTGGTGGATGAGTATTTCGAGAAGCCGAAATTACCATTGTGGACTATGGACGATAAAATCCAGATTCTTGCACAGGGAAACATCGAACTTAAAGAAAAGATTGAAGCCGTAAACGATGACTTGCAGGAGTTCAAAAGAGATATGCCATTGCTTGCACTGGAATGCCAGAAAATCACAAAGGCAAAGAATCAGAAAGTTGTCCCGCTGTTGGGCGGCAAGGACTCTCCGGCATACAAGGATAATTCCATCCGTCAGCAGGTTTACAGCGACATTGATGCGCAGCTTCGCAGAGAGTTTGGTGTGAATACTTACAAGGCGATCAAGAGAAACCAGTGCGATCTGGCGGTGAAAATCATCAATGAATATGAATTGCCAATGTATCTGAAAGACCAGATTGACAGTTCTAATGCGCAGATAAGCTTTGGTATGAACTGACAGGAGGAGATGAATTAAAGTGTTGAAACAATTTTTAAAAAGAATATTCTCACCGCAAATCATCAGAGTTCCAGATAAAACAAGAGTGATGTGCTTTTCAAAAAATGGGAACAAATATTTGAAAGTGTTCAATACTGAAAGCGGTGCAAACATCTGCTTCCAGGTGGAATCCATTGATTATGCAAACAGTGACCTGAAAGACGAATACCACCCAGAAACAATGTTCTCGGATATTGAAAGCAATCAAAGTGTCACGATTTTGAATCAGTAGGTGAGAAGATGAGCCAATCAAATGATTCTAGACATTTCACTGGAAAGAAATCTCCGTTCAGAGCACAGAAGCGGAAGAAAAAGGTGAAGGTGAAAAGGGTTCATAAGAATAAATATAAGAGAGGGGTGAAAAAGTGACAGAATTAAAAGTTATTAGAAATCTCGAGTCAGGAAAACTGATGCGCGGAGATAACGAACTCGGAAACGCAAAGTATTTCCTCAGAAAAGAAAACGGAGAAGAAGTGTATCTGGAAGATATAATCGCAAGTCTGGCATTCAGACTTGGAGAACAGGTGGAAGAAATTATTAAAAAGGGCATAGATGAACCATATCTTGCCTATGCCCTTGATGTTTTGTCTAACGCACGCAGATTAGGCATTTGAAACACTGGATGAACATTTGATTTCTTTCCCAAATTTAAGAAAAAGTGTTCATCGTGTGTTTCCAGAAGTTCAGAGAACTCTTTACGAATTTGAAAATACTTTTGGCAAATATGACCATCGTCAAAATAAGCATGTTCCAATTCGCGACTTAACTTCAAAATAGCTAAATCATGAGCAATTTGTAACTTATCCATAAAAACACCTCCTTTCATAAGGAGAGTATATCACATAAAAAATTGGAGGGACATAAAAACGGTAAAAGCATTAATCCTGTCAGCTCTGATCGGCGGTATGGCACCGTACCTACCGTTCTGGAGATTTGACAGTGCATCACAGCCGGTTGCAGTAGCAATCGTAATATTCGCATTATCATTCGTGGTTATTTACCCGGATGAAATTAAAAGAATCGGAGGAAAAGAAAGATGATTAATACAAAAGCAGGAGAACTTACACTCAAAGGAAGTAAAACGGAATTAATAGCTGACTTAGCTGTTATCGTTCGGGGAATCAAAGAATCTATTATGGAAGACGATAAAGTAACAGAGGAATCTGTGAAGCAGGAGATTGACGAAGCAGTCAAAGTCGGATTGATGAACGAAGAAGAATTTCGAACTTTTCAAAAAGAAAAAATCAAAGAAGCTGCATCAGCGTTTGTTGAGGGTTTGCTTGGAGGGCTTTTCGATGAAGATAAATGATTTTGATAAGACCGTAGATGAACTGTACCAGTTATGCAGACGGGTTCAGAAAGAAACCGGCAGAACAGTATCGTTCCACTTTTCAAATTATAAGGTTGGATGCAACTTACACATCAATATATATAGAAGTGATTCTCCTAGAGAGTTTGATATGTACAGCATTGCAGAGGGCGGTTATCAGCAGGAAGAAAATGTGAAGAAAGTAACTGACCATTTAAACAAAATTTTGATGGATAACAAATGCCCGTATTGTGAGGAGGATTGTGATGGAGAAAGAAAATAAGATGGAATTCAGAGCAGAGACCGTAGCCGAAGAGTATGCGGAGCTGGTAGGCAGATTAAAGGCATTTGAAGCGTACCTGAATACAACCGAAGCAGATACGTATTTAAAGAAAGAAGTTTGTGCAGCTATGCTCGGACTGAATTTGGAGGAAAAGGAAAAATGAAATGCTATAAGGGATTTGACAAAGACTTAAAATGCCGTGATTTTCAGTATGAAATCGGCAAGGAGTATGAAGAAGAAAGAGCCGAAATTTGCGATACTGGATTTCATGCTTGTGAGAATCCGTTGGATGTATTTGGATATTATGTACCGGCTGATTCCAGATATTGCGAAGTCGATCTGGATGCAAACGATCAGAAGTCTGACGACAGCAAGAGAGTAGGAAAGAAGATTTCTATTAAAGCAGAAATCGGAATTGCCGGAATTATTAAAGCCGGTGTGGAGTACATCAAAGATCAGGTTAACTGGGACGATGATAAAAAGTCCAACACTGGAGACTGGTCAGCGGCAACCAACACTGGAAGCCGCTCAGCGGCAACCAACACTGGAGACTGCTCAGCGGCAACCAACACTGGAAGACTGGTCAGCGGCAACCAACACTGGAAGCCGGTCAGCGGCAACCGTAGAAGGAAAAGAGAGCGTTGCAATGGCAATTGGATGCAATTCCAAAGCAAAAGGGTCTATTGGATGCTTTATTGTACTTGCTGAATGGAAGAAATTTGAAGACGAAACATACCATATTGTAGATGTGAAGTCTGCGAAAGTAGACGGAGCAAAGATAAAACCTGATACATTTTATAAACTTGTAAATGGAGAATTTATTGCAGAAGAGTAAAGGTTTGGCTCCACAGGTACCGACATACCACATGGAGCCACGTATCTAACTTAATTTGGCTAAGTTAAATACAGGACAAGTATAACACACCTTCCTGTATTTATCAAATAAATAATTAGGAGGGCATTTTTATGTCTAAAACACACACATCCAACGAACAGAAACCACTTGCAAGCGAGATTATTTGTGATCTGGAAGCAGAAAACGCAAAACTCGAAGCAAGAAACAAGAAACTCAGTAACATTGTTTTAAAGCAGGCAGCAGTTCTTGTGGAGACATTATTGCTGTTGAATGAAGAAGGTGATTTAGGAAATGAAAATTCGTGATGAAAACCAGGTACTTTTATCTGGTGACATTCCGGAAGGGTTCGTGTTCTCACATGAAGAATACGGTGGAACCAAGATGTACGAGGGAAGAATGACAATATTCAGAAAGAGCACATCTTATGACATTCTTCCGATTATTGTGCCGGAATATATGATTTCAAGAGAAACAGAGCTGATTGCCAGCGTATATGGCGAAATGCGAAGTCGTACAGTCCGGGAAGATGGAAAGAAAAGCCTTACAGCGTATGTAAGAGCAGCGAACATTCAGTATCTTGAAAGATTGGAAGAACACGATGTAAACGAAGTTTATCTGACGGGATATTTGATTAAAAAGCCGGAAATAAAGATGATTGGTGCGAACAACGACAGGAAGTTGGCAAGAATACTTCTGGCAGTAAACAGAAAGAAGAAAGACGGATATACCAGATCAGATGCAATCAGTTGTTTGTGTTGGGAAGAAAACGCAGATGCCGTAGAGAATCTAAAAAAAGGAGCGAAAATCAAGCTCTTCGGAAGATTCCAGAGTCGGGAACTCTGGTCTGATCAGAGTCAAGAATGGGTAACAGCATTAGAGGTATCGGTAAAGAGATTGGAGATTTTGTAATATGAAAAAAATCGAAGTAAGAGAGATTAGATTGACCGACTTTAAAGGTCAGTCGGAAAAGAAAATAGAGTTCGGGCACAGAACAGTAGTTTCCGGGAAGAACGGATGCGGAAAAACTACACTGGCAGATGCTTTCATGTGGGTGTTCTGTGACAAGGACTACAGTTTAAAGAGCAACCCGGATATTAGACCGGATGATGGCAGAGAATGTCTGCCAAGAGTCGACATTGACCTTGTAATTGATGGAAAGCCGGTAAGCGTAGCGAAATTCCAGAAGCGCACAGAAAGTAAGCCAAAGGACGGAAAACCGGGCAAGGTTGCATTATCCAACAAATACGAAATCAACGGCGTTCCAAAAGCTGAAAGAGATTTTAAAGCTGATCTGAAAGAACGAGGGTTTGACTTTGATAATTTCCTTATGCTGTCTCACATGGAAATCTTCACAGACTTGAAAGATGCAGATGCCAGAAAGATTCTGTTTTCCATGTCAGACGGTGCCGGAAAATCAGATTTAGAGATTGCCAAGACAGTTCCAGATTGTGCCGAGTTGGTACCACTTCTGGAAACTTACAAGGCAGATGAAATTAAAGCTATGAACAGCGCGACACTGAAAAAAGCAGAGGAACAGTTAAAAGCTATTCCAAACCAGATCATCGGTATGGAACATTCAAAAGTTGATGCTGATGTCGCGGAACTGGAATTGCAGAAGAATGCCTTGCAGGAACAGATTTCTGACCTCGAAACGCAGATTGCACAGGCAGGAAACGAGCGAATCAGAAAGCTCAGAGCGGAACTTTCGGACTTAGGCGTTCGGAAATATTCTTTCGAGTCAAAAGCATATGAAGAAGTCTCAACGAGAAAAACTGCAATTCAAATTAAAATCAATGAGTTGCAGTCAGAAAGGAATCTGAAAACAGCCGAATTAAACAGAAAGACTTCTGCTTTGGAGAGTTTGAGAGCACAGAAGAAAGAACTTCTCGAAAAGTTACAGAACGCTAGAACACAATATCCCAAAATCAAGGATGCAGAATGGGACAACACAGCTCTGGAAAATATTGAATCCGAAACATTTAAGGATGCAGATACTATTTGCCCGACTTGCGGTCAGATTCTTCCACCAGAGCAGATTGAACAGTTAAAGAGCAGATTCGAGCAGAGGAAGCAGGAAAGAATCAATCAGCAGTTAAAGGTTAAGGAAGAATGGGAACAGGACAAGAAGCGTAAACTTGATGAAGTTATTCAGGCTGGCAACAAAGCGTCTGCCGGAATGAAAGAAGCACATAAGCAGGAAGAAGCTCTCACATCTGAAATTTCTAAACTAACAGATGAATTAGAGCAGATCAAAGCTTCTCTGGACACAGAAAACAAGAATCTGGAAGCCATACCAGAAAAACCAGACTTTTCAGAAAATGCTGAATATCAGCAGATCCTTGCATCAATCAAGGAGAAAGAGCAGGAACTTAATTCTCTGGACGATGGCGAAGAAGCAAAGAAACAGCTTTCAGAGCAGTTATACGGCAAGAAGCAGGAGCTGGCAGCAGTTAATCAAAAAATCGGAGAAGCAAACAACAACGTCCGAATTGACGAACAGATCGAGAAGCTTCAGGAAAGCCAGAAACAGTACGCACAGAGCAAGGCTGACGCACAGATGATTCTGGATGAACTGAAATCCCTGAGCATGGCGAAGAATACAGCCTTTGAAGATGCGGTAAACCAGTATTTTAACGGGGTTAAGGTAAAACTGTTCGATACGCAGAAAAACGGCGAAGTCGTAGACGCGTGCATCTGGTACGTGCAGGACAAGGACGGTAACTGGAAGAAATTAATCGGTAATGCTAATACAGCCCTCATGATGAAAGGGAAAATTGCCATTATGGACGGCTTACAGAAGTTTTACGGCGTGAGTTATCCGATATTCGTTGACTGTGCAGCAGAGCTGGACAACAGCAGTCTGGCAGGTATTAAGGCAGATGCGCAGTTGATATTCTTGAAAGTTGCTGAGGGGGATATGACAGTAACAGAAGTTTAATAATTATCAGAAAAGGAGAATAAAAATGGCAGAAACTTATGACATTTTAAGAGCAACAAAAGCGCAGGAAAAATATTGTGCCGAAAAAGGTTATCCGCATTTTGCACCACATAGTGGAAAATGTTTCAGTTGCGGACAGAATATCTATTCTGAAAAAGGACGAACAAGAAGCGGAAAAGAATGGAACGGAATTTCTGTTGAGAGAGCATCAAAGGAATTAATTACAGGATGCCCGTTTTGCAATAGAACTTATTGCGATTAATAGAAAAGGAGAATTGTTATGGCAAATAAAACACAGTTAGCAACAGCAGGAGAACAGCAGGCGGCAATCGTAATCAACAACTCATTCATTGATGGATTGGTTAAGCAGCTTGAAGAAAAATGCAAATACGGTCTTTCGTTCCCAAAAGACTATAACCTCAGTAATGCACTCATGGGGGCATATCTGACTCTGAAAGAGACAAAAGACAGAAACAATAAGCCAGTTCTGGAATCTTGCACAGCTACAAGCATCGCAAACAGTCTTATGAATATGGCAACCCTTGGTTTGTCAGTTCAGAAAAAACAGGGTTATTTTATCGCTTACGGCGGTCAATGCCAGTTTCAGAGGTCGTATTTCGGAAATATCACAATCGCCAGAAGATATGGAATGAAAGATATCCATGCTGAGATCATCTATGATGGCGATGAGTTTAAATACCATATTGAAGATGGAAACAAGATTCTGGATTCTCACGAACAGGATTTTATGGACATTGACAACGATAAGATTCTTGGGGCATATGCAGTAGTGCTGATGGAAGATGGAACAAAGCATCTGGAAGTAATGAACATAAAACAGATCAAACAGGCTTGGTCACAGGGCTATGGTTACAAGGAAAACGGCAATGGAACGCATCAGAAATTTACTGACCAGATGGCAAAGAAAACTGTTATCAATCGTGCATTGAAACAGATTATTAATAGCCACGGTGATGTTTTCGTTCAGGAAGTCGAGGAAGCTACAGAAGAAATTCCAAAGCAGGACATTATTGAACATGAAGTTGCTTATGAAATCGAGCAGAACGCCAACGCAGAAGAATTTATCCCAGATGAGACAGCTGCAATCGAAGAACAGCCTAAGAAGCCAACGGTCGCAGAAGTCGTAAAGACCGCCGAGAAAGAACCAGTTCCGGCAGCAGTTGTTGAGCCAGAGATTCCAGATTTTATGAAACAGGAGGAAATGTGATATGAACAATAAAGAAATTTTACAGAAAGCAAAGGAACTGGTTGAACTTCTGGAACAACAGGAAGAAGCTGGCAAGGTTGAGTTGTCAATGCTGAAACGAGGAGAAGTGTTCCAGACCACTGGGAAGCGTAAATACAAGGTTCTGGAACAGTATGGAGATACAACGAAAATTATTTCGCTTGATCTGGTGAAAGAAAATGTAGAGTTTGGTGATACCTCAGATTACAAAACATCAAAGGTAAAGAAACTGTGTGACACTGAAATTCTGAAAGACTTCGAAAAAGAATTCGGGGCAGAAAATATCGAAACACACACAGCAGATATTATCACTGCGGATGGACAGAAATTAGGGACTGTTGATTGTAAAATTCGACCGATTACGTTTGATGAAGCACGCGGATATACAGATATCACACCGAATCCGTGTTTAAACGACTGGTATTGGACGTTGTCGCCATGGTCAACGAAAGAACGTGGATGGGAGAAATCCTTTACCGTTGTTTCCCCTTCGGGCAATTTCAGCTGCGACTATTACGACTACGTTAATGGTGTTCGCCCAGTTTGTATCTTAAAATCTAATATCTTTGTATCTAAGGCGGAGGAATGATTATGAAGAAAAATCTGAAATATTTTGAGGATGAATTATCCAGATTAAGCAAAGAGTTCACGGAATTCAAGAAAACGCACATCGGAAAGCCAGAGATCGGTAAAGTTATTGAGCTTGCTGGCATGGAGTGGATGATTCTGAATAAGACGGAAGACGGATATTTTGCTATTTTGAACGGATTTGATGGAAAGCCTAGATCATTTGACCCAGATTCAAATAACTGGATTTCAAGCAAGCTTCGAAAAGAGTTAAATACTCGTTTTCTTAAAAAAATTACGGATGAGTTTGGAGAAGATGCAGTTATTGAGTTTGATCGAGATTTGCTTTCTTTGGACGGTCAGACAGAATATGGACATTGTAAAGATAAGATTTCGATTTTGACGATGGACGAATACCGAAAATACAGAAAATTCCTTCCAAATATGGGTAAATGGTGGTGGTTGATTACTCCATGGAGTACACCAGCAAATGATTACAATACAACACTTACCGTTGTTTCCCCTTCGGGCAATTTCGACTACTACCTTTGCAACTACGTTAATGGTGTTCGCCCAGTTTGTATCTTTTCTTCTTCAATCTTTGAATCAGGGAATGATGATTGATGGCGAATGAAGATTTAAAGGTAATAGCAAAATCCAAGCAACTTGCAAAGCATACATTAATAGTTACGAGTAATGCCAGACGATACCCGAAGAAATACAGGTTTTCACTTGTAGATAAAATGCAAAATAAAGCATTGGAAATTTATGAGTCACTATTTGAAGCCAACCGAACTGATCTGAAAGATTATAAAAGAGAGCGATTAGAACTTCAAACAAAAGCCATTACTCATTGTGATGAGTTGATGTACTTTATAGAACTTTCATATGAATTAGGAATTATCAATTCCGGTGGAATGGAAGCATGGTCGCAAATGGTAAAAGATATAAAGTACATGACTATTTCATGGAGAACAAAAGACAGAAAAAGATAATTTTCACAGGTTATGCACTGCGAATACCGTTGTTTCCCCTTCGGGCAATATCAACAACAACAATTACAACAACGAAAATGGTGTTCGCCCAACATGGATCACATGCAGACAGAGTAAGCGTAAAGCTGAAATCAGAAAAGATACAAGCAAATGCATAACCTTTCCGCAATGGACAAATATAAAGGAACAAAATAAATGGGTAAAGAAATTGTTGCAAATATTGAGAATTTATATCGTTCTTACAAAAAGGTCAAGAGCGGTAAGAAATTTAATTCATGTACTGCAAGATTTTCTAATTTGTCTCTTGAAGGCATTCATCTCTTGAAGGAACAATTGGAAAGTCAAACGTATACCATAAATCCGTATAATAAATTTCAAATTCATGAGCCAAAAGAGCGAACGATAGAATCATGTGCATTTAAGGATAAAGTAGTTCAGAGATGCTTTTCTGATTACATTCTGACACCGAAACTTGAAAATATCCTGATTAAATGGAACACTGCCGGGCAGCAAGGAAAAGGGCAACACATGGCAATGGACGGGTTAAGAAATCAAATGTTGGATTTCTATAAAAGAAATGGAATGAATAGTTGGATTGTAAAATGTGATATTCACAAATACTTTTATTGCATAGACCATGAAATCATGAAAGATGTTTTGGATTATTACTTTGATGATGATTTTACAGTCTGGTTGAACCATTTGTTTATTGACAGTACAGGTAATCCCGGGCTTCCATTAGGAAATCAGGTAAATCAAAAGTACGCATTGTTGCTTTTACATTCACTGGATCAGATGATAACGATTGAATTTGGAAATCCATATTACGGACGATACAACGATGATTTTTATGTGATTTGTAAAACGAAAGAAGATGCCAGAGAAATTCTTGAAGCAATCCGAATGATGATTGAAAGCCTTAGACTGGAACTAAACCCTAAATCACAAATTGTACCGTTTCGCATGGGCTTGTGTTATCTGGGCTTTCATCATTACGTGACTGATAAAGGAAAATATATCAGAAAATTGCGTGGCGATAAGAAAAGAAAAACACAGAGAAAAATCCGAAGATGGGTACGGGCAATGAATGACGGGAAGATGTCGATAGAAAAATTCAATGAAAAATACGGAGCATGCAAGAATCATATGCTTCATGGGGGCTGCATTAAATTATGCCACAGTATGGATTTAGATAGGTAATTGCGAAACAAGTTCGCAATCCTGACTAAAAAGCGGTAAGAATCCTGCAACGCAGGATTCTTAAGATGAAAAATAGGTACTTCTAAATTTGAACATGACTAAAAGACTTCCCAGATAAACTGCGAAGAAAAGATTGTATGCATATTAATAATCAGGCAATCAAAGGCTTCAAACTCCGGATGTATTGGTATTGATGAATCTTATCAGCGACAAGCACAGTAACAAGCTGGGTAATTCCTGCAAGCAGTAAATCAGCATGAAGTGTTTTCTCATTCTGTGTTTTACGATCTGCAATGCAGAAACTATCTTTGAAATGGTTGATTGACTTTTCAACATTTACACGGATCTTGTAAGTATCCTCCCATTCCTGTGAGCCGCGTTCTACACCAGGATAGGCACGAAGGTTCTTTTCAGGATAAATGTAGATCATTCGTCCGCAGGAAGAAGATGTACATGGATTGTCACAATGACATACGCGATGTTTTGACTTGTCGGCAGGATTGTATTCCCATTTCATTTTTGGACATACAAACTTCATGGTAGGAAGTTTGCTCCGCAAATGGGATCTGCTTCCTTCACGCCGCATCGGAAGTGATGGATCGTGAGGACAGCAGGGAATACCGTTTTCATTGACAGTATAGTCGGTTCCTTCCACAGAAAGCTTTGTTTTTAAAGGGATAAAAGCTTTTTGAAAGCCAATTTCTTCAAAGAGGGATTTGTAAATGTTAATGGCATCAAACGCAGCATCTCCAAGAAACGTCTTTGAATTTATTAAAGGATGTTTCTGGAAAAAGTCAATTAAAACTGGAAGAAGTGCTTTCGAATCGGCAAGGGATTTATCCTCATCCGGTGAATCTGATTTCTTCCCTACAACGATATCAGGATGGTTTTTTAGAAAGTCCTTGTTGTAGAAAGTGATGTCACGAACAATACCAAGCCCGTTCGTAATAATGCCAAATTTATAGGCGTAACAGAAATGTCCATTGATGTACATCTGCTGGATTGCCTGATTGGAAGCCGCATGAGTTGGCATAGAGCCATAAGCAGCTTTATAAGGATCATAGGAATCATCAAGGTTATGGGACTTTTTGAAAGCCTTTAGCTGCTTGATAATACGGTTGGCATATTTTGGGTTATTTTCTGTAACCCATGCTTCAATGCCAGAGGTATCAAAGATTGTCATGGAAGCAAGGGCAGGATCAAGACTTTGGCAGATCGGTTCGGTCAGATCAACAAGATGATCGAACATAGATTGTAAGTCCGATAAAAAATCCTGTTTGAAACGTGTAAATTTGGAACCATCCGGAACAACATCAAAACCGCAGAAATCACGCAGTTCCTGGGAAAATTTCAAAAATACGATCAGGAGTGTGTCCGTCGGGATTGAGAAAATACGCTGGATAAGAAGTGCCTTAAGCATTGGATAAAGCTGATGTTTGCGAGGTCTTCCGGTACTGGCGTAAAAATGAGAAATAAAAGAAACAGGAACAATTTCATCAAGGTTAATGGCTTCATCAAGAAGCGAAAGGAACTGATATTTGTCGTTGTCGAATTTATTTTGACAATCTTCAAAAATTTCTGCCAAAGTGAGCTGTTTATATGTTATCATGTAGGTATATCTCCTTTAGGTGGATTGGTTAATTAGTTTCTAGGCAATTCTATTTTACCATAAACCTTGAGGAGATATTTTATTTTAATAACAAAAAAATGCCGTATTTATGCGGCTTTTGGCGTTTCGCAAACGCCTAATGGATTTAGAAATTGAAAGGAGAATGAAGTGAGATTAATTAGTCAGAATGGGGAATTTTGATGTTCCTTATGAAATCGCAGCATTAAGTAGAACAGAAAATATCATAAGAGTATATGTGCCGATAGTTGGTGAAAAAGGAACAGTCATGGCTCGTTATTCGACAGATGAAAAAGCCCAAAAAGCTATGAAAGCGTTGCATAAAGTGTATGCAGGAATGTTTCTTGCGCAAAACGTTGAAATGAGTGATGACGATTACGAGGAATGTATAAAAATGGCTGCAAGAGGTTTTGAAATCATCGAAACCATGGTTAGCAGTTCAGATATGAAATTCGAACCGGCAAACATTGTGTTTAGATTCCCAGAGGATAAGGAGGTATAAAAATGAGCTATAGCAGTTTATATGGAATTGATAGGGATTACAAAGGAAAGGTTATTAAAGAGTTCAAAAATTTATGGCTGTTCGCACCTGCTATATGGGATGTTTTGACAGAAAAATATATTCCACCACGCAAATTGATAAGCCATGGATTTAAGAGAAATATCATTTTTGATGCTTCTCTTTGGCACGAAATAAGCAATGAAATCAATAATTGCGACAATACAGCAGACAGGATTTGCTGGGAAATTTCTGTCGGGCATGTTTTCTTCACAAAAGATAAGAGCTGTGTGGCAAATGCAATAAGAGACTTTGTTAAGCAAAACAATAATTATTGCAGAGACATTGAGGATAATGTCGCGGTGTTGGAAAGGGAGCACATCATTGAAAGATTCGAAGAGATTGCTATCGCAATAGAGTTATTGGCGGAAGATACACCGTATTTTGTAATGAAGAATACTTCTTTTGACGATAGCGTAGAAAGATGGTTCAGAAAATACGATGATAAGAAACATGAATATGTAGAATCTAGCCTTAGTCAGGTTCATGAACCTGTTACAGAATTTGTAGTGATCGAAGATGGAAAAATCGTGAATTTCATAAATAATTTGGAATTTGAATATTGAAAGTGAGGTGATGAAAAATGTTCATGAGAGTGATAAACACAGGCAGTCAACCGGGAAACTGCTATGCGCTTAAATCCGAATCCGGCGAAATCTTACTTTTGGATTGCGGATGTAGATACTCGGAAATTCTAAAAGGAATTTCTTATAGGATATCGGACGTTTTGGGGTGTTTAATAAGTCATGAACATGGTTGATTAAGGTGACCATAAGAAGTCGTACAAAGAAATATTGAACGCAGGCATTCAAATTTACACTAACGACGAGACAGTTGAGAGTGTAAACACAATCTCTGGTGAGCTGATGAGTGGCTTACCAGAAAAGAAATCGAAAGACATAGGTTCATTCAAGGCAACGCCATTCTACGTCCCACACGACAAGACGCCAAACTTTGCATATATGATATCTCACGAAGAATGCGGACGGCTGATATATGCGACAGACTTCTCATATTTGCCGTTCACATTCAAGAACATGAGAATAAATCACTTCCTTATAGAATGCAATCATCTGGACGAATCGCCGGAGCAGGATTCATTTAAGTTTGAACACTCCGTCCGGGGGCACAGCAGCTTATCTACTGTAAAAGAGATTATCCGAGTGAACAAGACCGCTTCGCTCAGAACCATAACGCTATGTCACCTGTCAGAGGGATGGGGGAATCCGGAAGTGATGCAGAAAGAGATACAGGACGTTGCAGGAGATGATGTTCTGGTGCAGATCGCAATACCGGGACTGGATGTTGATTTGAATTTATGCCCGTTTTGAAAGGAGAAAGAAATGATTGATTGCAAAGGAAACGAGTTAAACATTGGTGACAAAGTTGTATATATTCACGGTAAAAACTCAGATTCCAGATTACAGACCGGATTCATAACAAAATTTTATAAAAGTTATTATGGGCGTGATGAATGTAGCGTAGGAAAAGCGACTCATATTTTAAGCCATAGAGTAATGAAGCTCAGTTAAAAGAAAATTTGGACAGAAGAAGAACTTATTAACGACGGAAACAGATTAAGAAATGCTGAAATTACAAATGTATCATTGAATTTTAAAGATCACGGGTTACTTACCCTTGACCTCACTCTTTCTGGCGGTGGCTGGGGCGTTGTATTCGGAGGATATGTTTTAGGACATGGTTACCTTGGCTCGAAAAACTTTAAAGGTTCAAAGGCAGGGCTTGAAGCGATTATGAGAATAATGGACGTTGTTGGCGTAGATGACCTGATAGAAATGAAAGGAAAGCACGTTAGAGTAGCCTTGAAAGGCGTTGGTGATTCAGTAAAAATCATCGGAAATTTTATCAGAGATGAGTGGTTTGATTACGGAAGTTTCTTTGATGATAAAAAACAGGAGGAATCAAATTGAATATCGTAATTTTAACAGGGCGGCTCACTGCCGACCCTGAGATGAAATACACGGCGGACGGTTCGCCGGTTGCGAATTTCTTGTTGGCAGTTCAGAGAATGTATAAGAGAGACGGAGACCCGAAATCAGATTTTATCGCTTGCGCAGTTCTTAGAGCGGCGACTGCAGAATTTTGCCAGAAGTATTTGAGAAAGGGGACAAAGGTTATCATCCACGGAAGTTGGAGAACAAGCTGCTATGTAAATAGCGATGGAGAAAAGGTCTACAAAAATAATTGTATCGTAAGCTCAATCGAATTCGCGGAGAGCAGACGGAATAACATTTCTACTCAGGAGAATGAGCCGGTACCGCCACCAGCGCCAAGTGTTCCGGAAATGCCGGAGTACGATGCGGATTTACCGTTTAATTAAAAAAGCACCGACTATTTATCGGCGCTTTTTACAAAATCTTGGAGAATGGTAATGACCAGATTATTGAAACTTCTGTTCTCCTGCTTGGCAATCTGCTCAAGTTGTTCTTTGAGCTGTATCGGGAACGTGATATTAGTTCTGGTCTTATTAGAATTGCTAGCCATATGAAATCCCTCCATTGTTTTTAGAACATTGTAGCATTTTTGTCTATCGGTGTCAATTAGATGCCAAAGTGATACCAAAGTGATACCATTTTATCTTGCAATACAGGTGTTTAAGTGGTATCATAGTGGTATCATAATGGTATCAAAAATACACCAAAGAATGAATCGAGGTGATAAGTTTTTAATAATGAAAAAAATAAATTACAGACAAATTTATATGATGAAAAGTCAACGTGAGAAAAAAATAAAAGAAATATGCCCGGATATTCCATATTCAAGCGGCATATATGCTTTTTGCAGAACAGATGAAGCAGGAATAAGAAGAAGCTACGTAGGGCAGGCAGTTAGCCTTTGTGAGAGATGCGCGAGCCATTTAGGAGAATACGATCACATAGCGTTAAGTCTTAAAAAACATAAATTTTACAGTGAAAGTAACCCCACTGGATGGAAGCTTACATATATGACGTGCAAAAAAAGTGAACTCGACCAGAAAGAAATTGAAACGATCAAATCTTTTGCCGACAAAGGTTTTCAGATGTATAACATCACAGCAGGTGGACAGTCTACAGGAAAGCAAGTAACAGGACAGTATAAACCGCCAAAGACATATATGCAAGGCGTACAGCAGGGAAAGAAAACTCTTGCCAGAGAGCTGTCGCATATCATAGACACGCACTTGCAAGTTTCTTTGAAGCCAGAGAAACAGAATAACAAAGTATCAATTCGGGCTTTTGAAAAATTCCAGAACTTGATTGATGAAAAAACATATGAAAAGGAATCGTGAATATGGACTCATTAAGGCATCAAAAACACATGCAATGGATGCAGAACCGAAAGGATATCTATTACTTCATCAGAAAATATGCGAAATATCATAAAACAACGCCGCCAACAAAGAAGATTTCCGAAGAACTTGATATCAGTGTTAGCGCCGTTCAGAGGCATCTGAGACAGTTTGAAGAAGATGAACTGATTGCATTTAACGGGTACGGCTCGCACAGGACATATGAACTGATAGGAGTAAAGAAACATGAAACTTTATGACGTATACGACGGTTCAAAGTATATTGGGGAGCTGACGCTTGCTGAAATATCAGAATTGACAGGAAAGACAAGAAGTCAGATATCGCAGGCAATCAGCGGGGCATATGACATTAACGGAAGATATGCGGTCATATATGATGGGCAACAAACAATCGCATACTCAAACAAGAATGATCGCAGGATGTTGATGGAATTTGACATTCTGACTCGGAAGATAAAGAGGGCTGTCGGATGGGAAAGTTAAAAATCAAGCAGAAAAAGAAAGCATTCATTCCGTATACGAATCAGCAGGCTCATATGTTTGCGCAGTCTATCCAGAACTGCCAGAAAGAGTTAAAAGAAATGGAGTTGAAAGCCTTCGATGATGGGTTCGAGGATGGAAAGAACTGGTCTGACGTGCTGAATTTTGTGATTTTGTTTTATGTAATGCACGAATTGCACGGATGGGGATGGAAACGTTACATGAAGGCTGTAAAAAGAATTAATAACTATATAAATGATATTAATTCTGGAAAAACATCATTGTCTGAAATGGTGGAAAATCTGGAAAAGGAACATCATATTCGGATTTGCGATAGTTACAAGGAGCTGATTGAGAGATATGGAGCGTAATTTAATCATAGATTGCTTTGCCGGTGGCGGCGGAGCATCAGTTGGAATTGAGATGGCTCTTGGAAGACCAGTAAACATAGCGATTAACCATGATCCTGACGCTATCCTGATGCACAAGACGAATCATCCCGGAACGTTGCATCTGACAGAAGATATTTTCAAAGTAGACTTGCAGAAATATGTCGGGAACCAGCACGTATCGTTGATGTGGGCTTCGCCAGATTGTACGAGCCATTCAAAAGCGAAAGGCGGTCAGCCGAGAAAACAGGGACTTCGCATTCTTCCGTGGGCTGTATATAAGCACGCAAAGGTGATTCTTCCGGATGTAATCATTATGGAAAATGTAGAGGAGATACAGCAGTGGGGGCCTCTGGATGAGTCAGGAAGGCCAATTAAGAGCAGAACAGGTGAAGACTATAACAAATTCATAGCAGCTATGAAATCTATTGGTTATGAATTTGATAGCCGGGAATTAGTAGCGGCAGATTATGGAGCACCAACGACACGAAAAAGGTGGTACGCAGTGTTTCGTAGGGATGGAAAGCAGATAGTATGGCCAAAGCCTACGCATAATCGCTTGGGAACAGACGGTCTGAAGCCATACGAACAGTGTGGAGATTACATTGATTGGTCAGACTTAGGTAAAAGTATATTTGACCGTCCGAAACCACTGGCAGAAGCAACACAGAAGCGCATTGCAAACGGAATCAAGAAATATATCGTTGATAATCCAGAACCGTACATTGTACAGAGTAAAGATGCGTTGGCATTTATCATTCAGTATCATGGAGAAACCAGACAAGGTGATTCCAGAGGGCAATTGCTGACTGAACCGATAAAAACCATTGACACCTCAAACAGATACGGACTTGTAACTGCATTCATTACAAAGTATTACAAGACTGGAATCGGTCAAGGATGTGACGAACCACTGCATACAATAACCACATCGCCCGGGCACTTCGGCGTGATATCTGCTTTTCTGGTTAAATATTATGGAACAGGATGCGGACAGGTACTCAACGAACCGCTTGGAACCATTACCACAAAAGACAGGTTCGGACTGGTAAATGTTCTGGTTGATATTCATGGAGAAAAATACATTATTTCAGATATTTTTCTCAGAATGCTAAAGCCGGAAGAATTAAAGGTGATGCAGGGATTTCCGAAAGATTATATCATTAATCGGGACTATAAATGGAGAAATTACCCGATTGCAAAACAAGTAGCAAAAATTGGAAACAGCGTTGTGCCAGTTATGGCAGAAGCGCTTGTGAAAGCTAATTGCCCGTATCTGAAAGTCGGAGAGCGCAAAGCTGCGCCGATGATTTATATGCAGAATAACGGACAGGTAGCATTTGGATAAATGAAAGTAGGATGAGAAATGAATATTAAGTTAAAAGAAATCAGCAGAGACGATTTAAAGGTAGGAGATACCGTCGGAATTGCCAGAACGGTGAATTGCGGGTGGTTATCGACGTTCCGACATAGAAAAATTATTCCGGTTAAGATTACAAGAATCACTCCAAAAAGAACCAAGATCGAAACAGATATATATGAAGAACATGGAAAAGGCGAAAAGTTTTACGAATACGATGAAAATGCCAGAAAAGAAAATGAACTTGCGGAGAAGTTTGTCCTAGTAAAAGATATGGAGTTTGAACTTAATCAGTTTGAAAACAAATATGGGCTGAAATGGATGGATGACGAAGATATTCTTGAGATGGCTGATTACGTAGAAAAGATAATGAAAATTTTAGACAAATACAGAAAGGAATAACACTTATCCTCGTGAAACGAGGTTCCGCCTAATCAGAATAGGCTGGGTAAAATTTGATAAATGCTAGACTGGAATGCCTTGGTTCTCCTGCGTAGTGCAGAACAGACTAATGGTCAGAGGTAATAACTCCCAAGGCTATAAAGCAGATTGTAAAATTGCCATACGGATATTTGTAGTATGGCGTGTGAAAGAATTAATTGAAAAATCCATAGATAGGTTGAAATTGGCAAGCGATATTTCACTGAAACATTATAACAAACCACTTGTATGTGAGTATTCCGGCGGAAAGGATTCGGACGTACTTCTGGAACTATTCAGAATATCTAAAATCCCGTTCGAGGTTCATAATTCGCATACCACTGTTGACGCACCGCAGACAGTAAGGCATATCAAAAATGTGTTTTCTGAATTGACAGAAAAAGGTATTAAATGCGAGATCGACTATCATGTGCAGGAAAACGGCAACCGTCTTAAAATGTGGAATCTTATTCCAAGAAAACTAATGCCACCTACCAGAATCGTTCGGTATTGCTGCTCAGAACTGAAAGAGGGCGGTAATCCAAACAGAATGATTGCAACAGGTGTTAGATGGGCTGAAAGCAGTAAGAGAAGCAACAGAAGCCCATTTGAAGTATTGGGGCAGACGGCAAGTAGAAGCATTGGCGTTTCTGACGAGAAAATGCTTATCACAGACAATGGTGATACTCGAAGGTTGTTTGAAAATTGCCAGATGAAAGCAAAGACAGTAGTCAATCCAATCATTGATTGGACAGATCAGAATATCTGGCAGTTCATTGGAGAGAAAGATATTCGGGTATGCGAACTATATCAATGTGGATATGATAGGCTAGGTTGTTTAGGCTGTCCACTTGCATCAAAGAAGCAGAGAGAAAAAGAAATGTATGATTTTCCAAAGTACAAACGAGCCTACATACATTCTTTTGACAGAATGATTGAGGAACGCCGGATGCGTGGAAAAGATACAAAGTGGAGTTGCGGTGAAGAAGTCTATCTATGGTGGATGCAAGACAACAACGTAGTTGGTCAGATGGAATTGTCTGATTTTATTGAATATTGAGAAATCATGGATGACTGCACAATAGCGTGCCAGTTACTCACATGGGGAAAGTGAGGATGAGAAATGAAATTCAAAAGTAATGCAAAATATAACGAAGAACTTAAAACCGGAAGTGTTTTTGCTTTAAAAAGCAATTCTTTGGGAATTGTTATCCACAAATACGTTGGTTGTGGAGATGCACTGTTTCTCAACTGTAGTGCATTGGATATTTTCAACTACGATCTTGAAACAGAAGATTTTGGCGAAGCTGTCAGTAAAGCGAAAGAAATTATCATGAGTAAAGTTAAGAAAATCAGAGAGGATGCTTACAAATTCTATTCAGACAACAACATTGAATTTGATAGATATTAAGGAGGACAAAAAATGAGCTACTGTGACGGAACCTGTAAGTATCTGAATGCAAGAAAACACAAATGCGAATTGACAGGAGAAAAACTCACATACATGAAATGGAGTCGTGGAATCGAGTATTCAGTGCATGAACACAGAGGATTCTGTGAGAAAGATAAGGAGGACGCAAAATGTTAATCAGAAGTCAGAATAAAATGTCTCTGGTAAAGTTTGAGAATATTGTTGTGAATATCAACAATATCAATGGCAAAGAAATCATTTGTTGGAGTCAGATGAATCCAGGAGAAGATGAATATATTTCATTGGGTCATTATTCCACCAAAGCAAAAGCCATGAAAGTACTGGATATGATTCAGGAAGCCTATGAAGAATACAAAATTGCTTGTACTTTTTTGACAGGATTTACAGGACATCGAGCAATTGTAGAATCAAACGATATTCGCATGAATGGCTACAAAGAACTTATAAAAAGTTTTAAAAAGAATATGGTCTTTCAGATGCCAGAAGATTCGGAGGTGGAAGCATGAGCGATGAAATGACACTTGTTCAGAGCGAAGATGGCACATTTAGCGCATACGATGATACTTATGACATTGTAATACATTGCAAGACAGAAGAGGAACAGAAAGAAGTTATTGAGCGTTTGTCTATTGACTGGATTCCTGTCAGTGAGAGACTACCGGAAGCAAGTGGTACGTATCAAGCGACTTGCATGGACGGAAGAATATATCGTTCAACCTATGCGAAATTCCAGTGCAAGTTGAAACGATGGGAATTAACTGGTGCTAGGTCGTATTGGAAGGTCATAGCATGGATGCCACTTCCAGAACCATATAAGGAGGACTAAATGGGATATTGTAAATTAGAATGCCCGGACAACGAAACACAGTGCTGCATCTGCTGTACTAAGCAGGATTCCTGCCAGTGCAGATGCGATGATATGGACAGTTATGAATATGCGGAGGAGTGTGAAGAATATGAGACTGATTGATTTATTGACAGCAATTGGCACAGATGTCGAGAGTAATGCGAAAATTCAGATATGTCATCCGGGAAGAGGCTGGAAAGATTACGATGAATTTAATGCCGATTCAAAATTTCTGAAACCATTTTATGATTTGAAGGTAAAATCTCTATCCGCAATAAATACAGATGTGTTCAGAGTTGATTTGGATTTTGACAAGAAAGAAGGCAAAACAGATGAGTAGACTGATTGATGCAGACGAATTAATCAAATACATCAAAATTTGGGAGATTGGGACAAGCATTAGTTCCGACCAGAAAGAGTTTATTGATTGCGTTAGCAAGCAGCCGACAGTTTTTGATGTGGACAAGGTTGTGGAACAGTTGAAAACAAAAAAGACAAGAACTGCTGCATTACAGAAAGCATCGGAGTATTTCGAGGGTGAAACTGATGCGTTTGAAGTTGCAATCAAAATCGTGAAGGATGGGGAGAGTTGAATGAGTAGTGCAAGTGTAAGATTCGGAACAAAAGCATATGTATGCGCAAGATACTTCCTTAGACCGGGAAAGTGCTTCAAGTACATCGACCAGCGTGGCGAGGATATCACAGAGCACATCTATGAGGTCATGGCATCATATCCATATTGTGTATGTTAAGAGATACCAGAAACGGAGTCAGGACTTGCCCGGGATATAACACTTTGAGCCTGATGTTGAGAGGAAGTGAAGTAGGTGAGTAAAGGTAAAGATATCTCTACTATGTTTACAAAAGAAGAAAACAAAAGAACGGAAGGCTTGGATATTGCCAGGATAAAAGTGAAAAACTATCATTAATTCTTCGCAGTGCGGAGTGTTTTTACAGAAAAGAGGTAAGAGAAGATGAGTAAATCAGTGTTGGTGTTGGATACGCCGAAAAATTGCTATGATTGCCCGTTCGGAACTAAATATTGTGGAGAAATTGAATATGAAGGATGCTGTGAACTAGCTGAATGTTTGGATAGCGACATGAGGCTCATAACGGAAGAACATTATGATTACGAAAGTGAATCAAGACCTGACTGGTGTCCGCTTATGGACTTGCTCGAGAAAGACAATGGAGATTATCCGGCCAATACATCTGACGCTGGCTTTGCGGAGGGTTGGAACCAGTGTATTGATGAGATTACAGGAGAAGTGAAGTAAATGCGTAAATCAGCGTTAGTGATGAATACACCAGAGAATTGCTTAGATTGTAGATTCTGTTATGAATTAGATGAAGGTGTTGAAGCATGTTGTTCAATTTCAGATGACGATAAAGACGCAAATCTCATGAAAAAGATTGATTGTGAATATGGATATTGTCAAAGTAAGCCTGATTGGTGTCCATTGAAGCCAATGCCGGAGGAGAAAGAAGAGGAATATTGGAGAAGTAAACTTAGTCTTGCATGGATTCGAGGTTGGAACACTTGTATTAGCAAAATTACAGGAGGAAACGCAGATGATTGATTTAAGAAATACATGTATCTTGGTTAAGACAGAAGGAGAAAATGAAATGCTTCTCAAAGAAGCTGAGAAACAGGGATTTCATTGGTATTCGAAAGGCAATTGTAAACCATTACCAGGACAACATTTTCCAGATATTTTAAAATTTTGTAATAACAAAGATGTGGTGCACAGCGTACGTATCGAAGTAGAGTGTGATGCTTTCTACGAAGCTTCAGAATTCCTCGGGACAAAAGAAATGACGGCAAGAGAGTTTATTGAGTGGTATATCAATATGGGATTTTTGTGCAAAAATCGTATATGTGCAGAATGTGTACTTAACGAAAAGAATACTAAGTGTAACCGTAATTTGTGCAATACATGCAACTGGAAAGGTAATATTGATGAACTTCTCGAAATTGCGAAATCAGGCATTCAATCACCCGAAGTAAAAGCAATTGACACTCTTGGAAAATTTATTGAGAATCCAGACCGCGCAGCGTTGAATGATGAATTTGTAGAATCATTGAAGCTGGCAGTCGAGAAACTGAAAGAGGTGAAGTAAATGGATAGATGGACTGAAAGATTTACTAGTGATGGCGAAAAAGCTATTGTGATACATGACGAAAGTGATTCCCCAGATGTTTGTTTCGAGGGAGAAAGAAAATATGATGTAATGAATGCGCTTGCCGAATACGAAGACTTAGAAGAACAGGGATTGCTTGTGAGATTGCCATGTAAAGTCGGAGATACGGTTTATAGAGTGAATGCCGGAGCCAAGCAACCGATTATTCCGATGACTGTTTCAGAAATTCATTTTCTCTGTTACAAAAATGAACGTGCTGTAAGGTTTGACGCAATAGGCAAAGAAGATATGGGAGAAAGTTGCTACCGTTTAGAAGATATTGGAAGAATAATATTCATCACCTACGAAGAAACCGAAAAGAAGCTGGAGGAGATGAAGAATGAATAAATGTTGTGCAAGTCAAGACGGAATATGTAGAAATGTTATTCTTTTCGGAACAAGATGCGATGGCTACAAAGAAAGATGCAAATTAAGACCAACTTATAACACTCTTGAACGAACAGTGAAAAATTATCAGCACAATTTAAGGAAAATATTTGGAGCGGAGGATTAACATGAAACCAGAAGAAGCAATTAAAATCTTACAGGAACGTATTGGCTTAACTAAAAAGGTCTGGTCGAATGTACCAGAAATTATTGAGTACCGTGAAGCATTAGAATTAGCAGTTAAAGCGTTAGAAAATCAGACCCCAATGAAGCCAAATAACATGGAAACTATTTTCGATTTTTCTGGCAGATATTATACAACAAAAGGTAACTGCCCGGTTTGTAATAGTGAGGGACTTTATAAATCGGATTTTTATTGCAATAAGTGTGGACAGAGATTAGATTGGAGCGGAAAAGATGACGTACAACATTGATGAAAGCGTTATTGCTAAAAGCATTAAATATTACGGAAAAGAAATTCAATCGACCGTCTGTATGGAGGAATGCGCAGAACTGATACAGGCAATCAGCAAAGCAAAGCGCGGAAAGTTTGATGAAAACAATATGACAGAAGAAATCGCAGATGTACTGATCTGTATTGAGATATTAAAACAAATTTACAATATTCCGGATTACTCAATCAAAAACTGGATTGAACGAAAGCAGAAAAGAATACTTGACAGAATGGAGAAATAGATATGGGAGACAAAATATGCAAAACTTGCATCGAAAATGATAACGGGCTGTGTGACCATAAAGGCATCCTGATAGAGGAAGATGATACCTGTGAAAAGCACACAGAAAACTGGGTAGACTCTTTAATGGAGAAATTCATTCGAAAATCAATGCGGTAAGGGCAAAACGCCCTTACCAGACGGGAAGGTGGCTAAATGACAAAAGTGAGTTGGATTCGATTAGAAATAGATATGTTCGACAACAAAAAAATCCGGCATATCAGAAAACTTCCAGAGGGAAATAATATTGTGCTGATCTGGATGATGCTCCTGACGATGGCAGGGCGCTGCAATGCAAACGGGATTATCTTTCTGACAGAGAATATTCCATATACAAACAAGATGCTAGCTGACGAACTGGACTTTGATGAGAGTGTGATCGAACTTGCACTCACAATTCTTGAAAAGTTCGGCATGATAACCAGAGACGGAACATTGCTTTCGATTCCCGGATGGGAAGAACACCAGAACATTGACGGACTTGAAAAAATCAGAGAGCAAACAAGAAAACGAGTTGCCGAGCATAGAAAACGTCAGAAAGAATTGTCGGAAGAAGAATCTATGCTGGAAATTCCAGAACAGATTTCTTGCGAAAAAGATTTAGTCAAACCCGGTGATGTGCAGAAAGTAGTTGATGAGTGGAATAAGCTTCAGCAGTTCGGTATTCAACCAATCGCAAGAATGACAGCAAGGCGAACGCAAATGCTGAAAGCAAGAATCCGAGAATACGGCATGGAAAAGGTAATAGAAGCATTAAACAATGTACAAAACAGTGACTTCCTCATGGGAAAGAAAACTGATTTTATGATAAATTTTGAATGGTTCGTGAAACCAAACAACTTCTTAAAAGTACTCGAAAACAAATACCATAACAGGGAGGATATGCGAAATGGAACTGACGCAACTCAAAGAAATATCGAACCACTCGTCCCACTTGGAGAATGGAACGGAGAAGAATCAGACACCCCGTTCGCTTGAATGCCCTGAATGTGGGGACAGCGGGTGGAGATGGGTAAGAGATGCAAGCGGTATTCCTTATTGCGAGGAATGCCCTTGCGGAATCAGAAAGAGAACAATCCTTGAAAATCAATTGAAATTCGCAGAGATTCCAAATGTGTTTAAAGGCTCAAATTTCAACGATTTGAAGTCAAGTGTATATTTGAACGCTGAGAGCCGAAAAGTATTTTCTCAGGCGGCTCAGGCGGTAAATTATTGGTTTAAAAATCTTCCTGATATGCAGAAGAAAGGAATAGGATTATATCTTTTTTCAAGTGTAAAAGGTTCCGGTAAAACCAAAACAGTATGCAGCTTGGCAAATGAGATCATGAAAAAATACCAGAAGCCTGTAAAATTTACCACATCTCTTAGAATCCTTGATGAGATCAAGAACACATGGGGAGCCAAAGAGAATGCAGAGGGAAAGTTAATAGAGGATTTATCCAGAACAGAAATCCTTATCATTGACGACTTCGGTGCCGATTCTGGCAAGGACTGGATTAACGAAAGATTCTATAGCATTATTAATGGACGATATGTTGATAGGAAAATTACTATATTCACAAGTAACTGCCAGATAGCAGAATTGAAATACGATGAGAGAATCACAAATAGGATTCTGGAATGTTCACTTGAAATTCCATTTCCAGAAGAATCTGTCCGGCTGCATATAGCACAGCACATCAGAACAGAAATGATACAGGGGATGCATAAATGAGAACAATAAGTGAAATGTACAGACGTTCCGGAGGAACTGCGTATCAGCATAAGTGCTCTGAATGTAGATTCTATAGGGATGGAAAGAGGGAAAAATGTCTGATGTACGGCGGTGATCGGGACTGGCATGGAAATTTTATTGCCTGTAAATTCTTCAATCTCGAAGATGATATGCCGGAAGGACAGATGAATATTTTTGATTATGTATGAAAGAAAGGAGGAACGAGGAACCGCTGGCCAGCGAAAGGATATCCCGGTTCCTCCTTATTTTTTATGAATAATGACGACTTGAAATATGCAATTGAGAATGGTATCATCAATTTGTCTCACATACAAGAGCAAGTTGAAATGAATAAAAGGGAAGAAATTTTAAAAGAATACAGGGACAGCATATGGAAGGCATCTGACGGATATTGGAAAATCCGTATGGCTTATGACGAAACCGGACAGCGGAAGATGTTCAAACGTCGGTCTAAGCAGGATTTAGAGGACTTGATTGTAAAGACACACCGTGAGAAAGCAGAAAATCCAAAGATTAAGAGCGTGTTCGAGGAATGGGCGCAGCGCAAGGTTGATCTGAATAAGATTTCAATACAAACTTATCAGAGATATCAGCAAGACTTTAATCGTTTTTTTGGAGTCATGGGCGAACGCAGGATTAAAGATATTGAGTCAGAGGATATCAGCAACTTCCTGGAAGAGCAGATCAGCGAACACAATCTAACCGCAAAAGCTTTCTGCAATCTTAAGACAATTACCAGAGGTACCTTGAAATGGGCGAAGCGCAACAAGCTGATTGATTGGAACGTGCAGGAATTATTCTATGATTTGGATGTCACCGATAAATCTTTCAAAAGAAATATCAAAGAAGATTCGGAAGAAGTATTCAACGACGCTGAAATGGACAGGATGATTGACTACTTGAAAGACAATCAGGATATAGTAAATCTTGGCATCATGCTTATGTTTGTAACTGGTCTGAGAGTTGGGGAGCTATGCGCTTTGAAATGGAATGACTGGCTGCCACATATCAGTACGATTAAAGTCAGAAGAACGGAAGTAAGGCATTTTGAAAACCATAAAGGCATTTTTGAAGTAAAAGACTTTCCGAAAACAGAAGCAGGTGTAAGAAATGTAGTGGTTCCTCAGGGGTGTACATGGATATTACAGAAGCTTAGAAATATGTCGACATTCTGCGAATATATATTTTCCAAAGATGGAAAGCGATTAAATACTTATTCGTTCAGGAACCGGTTAAGAACAGTGTGCAAGAAAACTGGCTGTATTCAAAAATCACCGCATAAAATAAGAAAAACATATTGCACAATATTACTCGATCACAGCATAGATAATCAGATGGTCACATCACAGATGGGCCACACAAATATTTTGTGTTCCGAGAACTATTACCACAGAGACCGAAAGGACCTCAAGAAAAAGCAGAAAATCATGGACAGCATAGATGAGTTTATGGTAGTATCAAATTAACTTTGGTTATTTCGGCAGAGGGAACAGCAAGAGAACAAAAAGGAACACCTTAAAAATGTTAGAAATGTTGATTTTATGGGAAATATAGCAGTTTTAAAATACGTTCGATTCCCGTACTGGCTGCTAACGAAAACCTTGTAAAATCAAGGTTTTTTGTGCTTTTTAGAGGTGTTTAAAAGTTCGAGGGAACAGGCTAGGGAACAGGTAAGGAACAAGAACAAATATTCGAATTAAAACCATAGGAGGAAAACTTGTGTGTGAGACACAGGAAAAACCATCGTAGACGGCAGAAATGCGGTCTTTTTTTGTTGCCTAAAATGTGTTAACATAATAACTATGGAGGTGGGCTTTATGACGCAGATACATACCGCATATGATGTAATGAAAGAATACCTGATAACTGGAGCAGAGTTGGATGGTCCGTACCAGATACCGGTCATTCCACCGATGCAGCTGGCGCCAAAGAAAAGCATAGACTTTGTTTCTTCAAAATCCAGATCATTAAAAGGACATAAGGACCTGACCGTAAATTTTTATATTGATGACAAGAGTTTCTTACAGGTATGGAATCAGCCGGACCAGTACGTTGAACATCTCAAATGTTTCCATTCGGTTTGCAGTCCGGATTTCACAATTGCTTCCGGGATGCCAAGTGCGTTGAACATCTACAACCTGTACAGAAACCATGCTTTAGGCTATTATTGGGCGGTTATGGGCGTTAAAATTATCCCGTCCGTAAATATTATTAGCCCAAAGGAAATGCCGTGGATATTCGACGGAACGCCACACAGAAGCACTGTGTCATGTTGTACCAATGGCAGAGTGCGGTCTAAGTCTGCCAGAATGGAATTTTGCGAGAATTTTAAAGAAATGCTTGACGCAATAGAGCCGACAAAGGTTGTGATCGTTGGCATCGTACCGGACGAACTTAATGTGGATGTGCCAATTATAAACCTCAATTCACGTAGTCAGAACATGAAGGAGATGTTCAGAAAGGAAGGACCATGGGAACAGTCAGTAGCGGATCAGCAAAACGAAGAAACAAAGAAACCGGTCGGCAGAAGAAACGCCGAAGCAGACTTTTCAGTATTGTGGGACGAAGAAACATGACTGGAAAAGATGAATTGAATGTGATGAAGTGAAAATTTACATCACGCCAATCTACGTTATAGAAAATTATATACAGAATGCACAAAAAATAAAAAGTCGCAGGTCTGAATTAGTTTCAGATTTCTGCGATTTTTTTCAGATTTTCCCAGTTCAAACTGTCCCGGTTTTGATACTGTTTCTGACTTGTCATACATTTCCTTGGTACTCTTGCCTCATCCCGGGACCGTTTCGGCAACCGCCAGCCGATCAGTAACAGACCACTACGGGAACCCGTGAAAGTCCCACCGCCCTATATAATCTGGTAAACCGGAGCTAATAACACAGCCTGCCGGGGATAACCCGGAAGCAGACCGGGAACAGCTGCGGAAGCGCAGAACCAGCGCCAAACACATCCAGAAGCAAACGTTGTAAAATGCGTTTAAAAACGTTTTTTGTGCGCCGTTGGTAAAATATACAGGAATTACATAAAACTCGCTTAAAAAGCCAAATACGGCGTTATAGAAGCATTTAAGGCACAAACGCCCAAGTAAAAAGCGTACAGAAACAAGACCGCCGGAGCGATTACAAACAAACTTCAGCATAGCTTCGCACAGTCCGGAAGTATAAAGACCAGACCGGGCGAAGCGTCCGCACAGCTATACACAGTAATAATAACCCCGTTGCACTCTGCCGTCAATCCCTGTTAGCAATTTGATATTCGAAGATTTAAGACGCTTTTATATACTTACGATAAAATATATCAGAATCACGCTAAAAGCCGTTAAAACGTCGAACAGAAGCCGATACAGATATATATAATTGTCAACGAATCATGAAAGCTTATCTCAGCCTATAATGAAAATAGGATACTGACTCCACTACTTTTTTCACTTCTCTTTTTGCCTTACAATAGTCTTAGGCAGGATTAAGTTTGATTGCACCTTGGAGGATTTGCACCCCGTTTGTCAACGTAAATGATTTGCCCTTGAGCACAGCATATTGTCGCACCTTTTATGAATAGCACGAGTAGCAAAGTCCGTATTATCTCGGGCAAATCTCCTGCCAATTCTATAGTAAAGGAGTTGTTCTGTATGAAAGACCTTCTGGAAATTTCCTGTGGACTGGATGTCCACAAAGAAAAAATTGTTGCATGTATCCTGACTGGTCCTCTGGGCAAGCCAACCCGTTCTGAAATCCGTGAGTTTTCTACATTGATTCCGGATATGATAGCATTACGGAATTGGATCGTTTCTAAAAACTGCCATCATGTAGCTATGGAAAGCACCGGTATCTATTGGATGCCGATTTATGAAATACTGGAGGATGCTTTCTATGGTGACATTACCCTGCTTGTTGTAAATGCACGCCATATGAAAAATGTTCCTGGCAAAAAGACCGATATGCGGGATTCCGAATGGATTTCCACCTTGCTTCGCGCCGGACTTCTGAACGGAAGTTTTATTCCCGAAAAAAGAATTCGGGAATTCCGCGATCTAAATCGTTACCGTAAGAGTGTCATCCGCGATATTACATCACAGAAGAACAGGATTGAGAAATTTTTACAAAGTTCCGGCTTCCGTCTATCATCCTTTATTTCTGATATTTTTGGCGCTTCGGGTAGAAACATCATTCTGCATTTAATTGAACATGGGCAGATTGATAAAACTGCTTTAGATTCTTGTCTCAAAACCAAGACCAGAAACCGTATTGATGAAATTCTCATGTCCGTGAACGGAACACTGTCAGAACACCAAAAGGCATTTTTAAGGATTCTCATGACTCATTACGATTCTTTAAAGAAACATCTTGCTGAAATTGAAACGAGTCTCGAGGAAGATATGGCTCCATTTGCCCTGCAGGTTGAGCAGTTGAATAGCATCTATGGAATAAGCACAACTGCTTCCTGTGCAATTATTGCTGAAATCGGTATTGATATGAAGCCGTTTAAAACTGCGGAACACATCTGCTCATGGGCCGGTTTGTGCCCAGGTAATAACGAAAGTGCTGGAAAACGAAAAAGCACCTCTGTTACAAAAGGCAATCCTTACATAAAAAGTATGCTCTGCGAAATTGCCTGGGTGATTGCAGGGAAACGCAACACTTATCTTTCGGCATGGTACTGGAGAATCAAACAGAAAAAAGGAGCCAAAAAAGCGATTGTCGCACTTGCCCGAAAACTTCTTGTCATCATCTACACAATGTTAAAACAAGGAACTCTATTTGACGAATCCTGTTTTGAAACAAGACGTAAGCACTGTGAACAAAAACAGCTTTCTCGTTATATACGGGAATTGGAAAAACATGGTTATCATGTGGAAGCTCAAAGCTAGCCTTTCTTAAATACGATCAATCTCTCACTACAGGCAGCCAATACTGTGACTGCTTTATAGTGATGCTTTCATAATTGTTGAAAACATTTGTTGTCAAGGTTCAGTTTTTGGCTACGAGTTTTATTTTCGTAGCAATGTGCATCAAACCAGGACATAAAGCCCCCGGCGAAGTCCTGCACAGGTCACGAACCACCGCCGCCCGGAGCGGATGCAGGACATCAGAAAAAGAGCAGCGTTTTTTACTGTTCTAAATAATTTATATTCGTGATCTGCGGTAAGTCCCGGAAGAACTCAGAAAAACCGCCGTCAGTGATATTATATTGGCGGTCTGATGTTGGAATCATGCGGCCATCTTTTATTTCCATACAGGAAAGTTGTAAATATCCCGGCCTTTTAGTGGATTTATGCAGAGCGTACCGCATAAAAGACACCGCCCCAGACTGACACCGCACCGGCGGCAAGTCGTACCAGATCAGCGGAACTGCACCGGAAGAAATAGCATCAAATACTTTTCTAGCGTCCTTTTCTGCCGATTCTTTAATTTTATCAACTTCGGAAAAATCGCCGCTTTTTATGGCATCAATAGTCTGTTTTGACGATGGTTTTATAATTCTATCTATCATATAAAAGCCCCTTTCTGGTTAGAAAAACAGGCGGGAAAGCCCGCCCGAAATTCGTTTATTTAGTCCAAACAATCCTAATTTCTTTTTACAAACTCGATTTCTGTATGATTTTCCCCGGTCACCTCGTTTACAAATGCCAAAATTCCGGTTCTTGTGAAATCAAAACGCGAAAAATCAAATCCCTTTTGCGCAAGCCTATATTCATAAGAGCGCCCGCAGCCCTCAGAGTCGTAGTATGTGCCGTCGACATGTAACGCGTTAGGTTGCACCACTGGGCACCTTTTTTTATTTGCGTCGCGTCTCTGGTAGCCGCCAAAATCTGCAACAACGTGCAGACCGTCCAGCGTGTCAAATTCTGCGCGAACTCTGCAATTCGGCACGTCTGAGCCGTTTCTGTAGCCTGTTCCCGTGCATCCGTATTCTACTAATGTTAATTTTTTCATGTTTTTTAATCCTCCTGATTTTTATTTTAAAAGGCCGCCGGGGAAATGCTCCCCGGTACGCTTGCCGGCCTAGTATGCTTTTTCTTTTGCGATTTCAGCAGCTATTATTTGCTGTTCGAGGAAATACCGCAAGCCACCGTCCCCAAAACGTTTCAAATAATATTCTGCCAGTTCTTCAGTTGTGAATTTTTCTAAAGCCGTGCCAACATCAGAATAAATTCCAAAATATGTATTTTCCCGTTCTGAAATTGCCCGATCAATTTCATTTTTGGGCTTTTCTGGCTCTCGTGGTTCAACAACCACGAGCCGATCAGCCCCCATTTTACGGGGATTGATTTCACCGCTCTCAAAACTTCTAAGCATGAAAGTAATAGTTTTTCCGGTTTTACTCGGGTTAATTTCAACTACTTCTGATTTATAGCCGAAGTTCCACACGATAACATCACCGATTTTTAAATTTTTAGTCGGGATTCCTGCCCGGTGCCCGGATATTCCTTGCAATTTAACTGTATTTGCCATAGTTTCACGCCTCCTTTAAAATGTTCAAAATCTTTTTGCAAGCTGTAATATATTTATCGGTCAGCACTTCATTTTTGAAGTGCTCGCCGCGTGCCCGGGATTCGAGCCAATCAGCAACGCCGGCGCGGTTGCTTCTCAGTTCTTCTAAAAACTCATCGTATGAGGAAAAATCCTCATTTTTGATAAGTTCCGGGACATACGCCGCCAGTGCGTAAACACTCGAAAAATCAGCTTTCTTGTACCAGATACAGCCGCTCCACACTTTTTCAGTGGTTCCGTCACATTCTGCGCACAGCTCTTTACAACCGTAGCACATTGAGTTATATTTCAGGCTTTCAATTGCCTGTTCTCTTTCTTTTCTTGTCTGCTCCTGTTCAGCAGTTAAAATTATTGTGTTTTTCATTTTCTCATTACCTCTCTTTTTTATTTTTTTGAAATCCGGCGGTTGCGTTGGGGCTACGGCTTGACCGCCGCCGAAGAGATCAATCTAAATAATTAACTTTAGATATACTGTATTCTGCTTTTAGTTTCTCAAAAGCGCGTTCTGTGACAATATAATAATTTATACTGTTTTCCGTTTTATCAAGGCGAATCCCGCGCCCTTTTAAATTCAATTCAGTTGTTAAAAACCAGTGATCACCGTAATAGCTCAGACTTGCGTCAATCTGACATTCTGGCTTTTCTTGCCCCATTTCCGGCGTGTACATATACAACCCGGGAGCGGCAACCGGGGTGGCTGTCTGGCTCTCTAATGTCTTTAATTTTTGACGCCCGATTCTACGAAGTGTCAGCAGTTCGGACTGTGTTATTTTGTTTTGCCTTGCTAATTCTTCAGCAGTTCCAAGGTAAAACTCTGTAGTTTTTGCAGTTCCAGAAACCTCGAAGAATTGTTTTAAGTTTATGAATCCGGTCGACTCCTGAACCGGGAAAGGGATTATTTTACACATTGATTTTTCTCCTTTTCTGTGATATTCTGTTTTTGCTGATATTTTAATGATTTACAATTTATACTGTGGGGGAATCCGGGCTTTTCGTCCGGATTCTTTTTTTTATGCCACCATTTTGTACAGAATCAGAAACTTTAATTCTTCATACTGCCGGGAGCTAATCCCGGCGAAGTCGTTCCCGATCAGGTCCAGGAGCTTCGCCAATTTTCTTTTTGTGTGGGCCTTTTCAATCTGCCCCAGATAGATGTTATATCTCATTTTTTTATTTCCTCCAGTCTAATAACAAGCCCTAACTCATTATTCTTGTTTGATCTTGTGATATAGAAATCAATCACTCGATCATCAAAATATTTTTTGCAGGTCTGAAGCATTTTCCCGCTCATTTCCCATTCTACAAGCTCGCTTTTTCTGCCTTTCTGGATTTCGAAGAAATCACAGTGCATTGTGTTGAATAAGTCTAAAAATTTAATCATGTTTTCCTCCGTTCCCCCGGCTCTATGTCTGGGTTGCTTGTTCTCTGCTGATGGTTATATAATACCAGATATAACGCACATATACAAGATGGTATAATGCATAAATAACGCACATATAAAACGCTTAAAACTGTATAATATGTATAACGCACATATAACTATTGACAATATAACGCACATACATTATAATAGAAGAAAAATTGAAGAGGAGGAACAGTAAATAATGGCAACTGATGCACAGAGAAAAGCGGTTAGAAACTATGAGAAAAACAATTATAGATTGAATATTGTCTTTCCTAAGGAAACAAAGGAGAGAATAGAAAACCTACATCTAAATAAAAGTAATAGTGCTTTTATTCGTGATACGGTTCTTGCAGAACTGGAAAGACTTGAAAAAATATTGAAATAACGCACATATACACTTGACATATAACACACATAGATGTATAATAAAGACAGTTAAAGAAAGCACATCAAATAGCCCCCACGAAGGGCAGGCAGGAGAAGAACATGAACATCAAAATTTATTGCAATTACGGTTGTTTATCAGCCGAAAAAAGAAACGTTTACACATACGGGGCACCAGAAGCCACGGCTACTTGCTGGGATGAAATCACAGTGGAAGCCCCGGAAGGTTGGGAACCATATGAGAACTACATGGGCGAGTTGATGGTGACAGCTCCATGGGGAACGAATTACACCATTAACGAGGTACTGGAAGGAAATGAAAAGCCGTGTTTTTCGGCTTATGACGGAAATAGAAAACTGCATAGAACTTTTCTGAAAACGGTAGAAGATTAAGGAGGAAATCAGCATGAAATTAAATACATTATCCTACGTCCTCGGAACAGAGGACACAATTGAAACTGGTAAAGAATATTTCTTCGGTCAGCTCTGGGACGGAAACGGAGATGGGGAAGAACTGTTGGAGTCTGGAGCGATCGCCGTATATCAGGATGGCGAGGAATACATCGTTGACTTCGAGATTCTGGAATCTGCGGAGGATATTCTGCAAACCCGGGTTAAGGTTATCGGGATTAATTAACAGGAGAAAAGAAAAATGATTAAGAGAGTAAAACTTGAAACCATTTACAAAATGGCTAAAGAAGATAACGAGAAAATAGAAAAATGCAAAACTTTCCCAGACGGATGGGATAAAATAGTCTATGACTATTATAATAAACTTTCAAAAGACTCATACGACGTTGAAATGTTTATGGATTTTTTGAGCGGTGAAGATTCGCCGCTAGAAATGGCGTACGCATACAGAAGAAATATGTATATCATGTTGTATACAATGAATGCAACAGATACAATGGCATTTGTAGACGGCGAATATGATATATTTTACATCGTATCAAAAGACGGTGATGATTATAACAGCTGGGAGTGGTGTTTCACAAACAATATTGACCCGATCAAATACAGGGGTGACGACGGAGACGAACCGGTCCCGGAATGGCTCATAAAAAAATACGAAGAACAGATAAGGGAGGAATAAAAATGGCAGTTACGAGATCATGGAAAGTATGCGGAAATTATGGCGGCCACCGGTTAAAAGAAAGCTTCTCACCGTCAAGAAAATACGATTGGAGCAGCAAAGAGGACGGCGTGAGAATTGTCGAGATAGAGAACGCCGACAAGACCGGATCAAATCTTTATTCGATTATCAGAATAACAAGAGATACCTCCGAATTATGTGAACGTGAATTTAACGGTCAGTTAAGCGATGGAATTTTTGAAAACTGTCGTACCGGAAACATTGAAGAACTTGCATAATTACGAACAATGATATAAAATATAAACAGCGCATAAACGGGAGTGATGTTTGAGAATGATGTAAATTTAGTTCCGTAAACGCAAAAATAAGCCCCTGAGAGATAATCCCGGGGGCTTTTGTTGTCTTATTTTGGCGGCGTAACGAGTGAGGGGGAACAACCCCGCCGCCGAAGTTGTTAAAATACATTTATCACAAAACTGTTGAAGTTGTCAAGCAAATTTTTTTATTTTGGGACTTGATTTTTAAAACCGATGCGGATAAAATAAAATCAACGACAGGCGACGGAACTCAGGAGGGGAGCGACAGCCAGAGCGCGAAAAGAATAAGAATTTAGCAGCCAGATCACGCCGGACAAGGTGCCGGAAGGTCTGGCTTTTTGTGTTTAATAGCCGGAAAAATGACAGTATTACAATGTGTATAAATATATAATAACTGTCTATATAATCCCCTCCAAGATTCTAGAGACCTAGAGTTTATTAATATATATGCTATACAGTACTGTATAGATATATAGAGTTAATAAGAGTAATATAACAGTAAAAATAAAATTAAATAGGCTGTTGACAGTGATATAAAAGTATGATAAAACAGAATTAACAACTGAATAAGCCGAAAGGCAATAAGAATAATAAGACTATTTAAGACGATTAAAACCGTAGTAGACGGAAAGAAGAAAGGGATTTAGAAAGGTCCTGGAATGTATCTGCGAACGTGTTTTTGTCGTCTTTTTTTATTTCAATTTTTGGAGGTGATACAGTGAAAAAAAGTAATACAACAGTAACGGAACAGGGAATAGAAGTATACACTAGTACGATTAATTATTATGCTGATGAGTATGTTGATTCACTGCATGACCAAGAAGAAATATATAAGCCAAACAGTAATCAGTTCACTGGTATGATTAAGTATATAAATAAACACGTTGGATTTAACAGAAATATACTTGAGAGCATAACAGTACTTAATGAGATATGGGAAGCTTATACAGAGTTAGTATATAAATATAATCAAAAGCCTACGATAGAAGAATATGCACTATTGATCGGAATTCACAGGGACACAATTTATTCATGGGCGAAAGGAGAGTGCAGAGCTGATGACTATTGTGAAAAGCTAAACCTCTCACGCTCCGACACGATTAAAAAATGGCAAGATGAATGCGCACTCGGACGATATAAAAGCGCAGCCTCCGGGAACGTTGGTGGCATATTCCTTTGTAAGGCTGTTGACGGCATGGCAGAGACGGCACCAGTACAGGCAAACCAGCGACAGGATAAACCACGGGAGAGCCTGGAACAGATCAAAGAAGAGTTTGGCGGGTTGCTGACAGGAGAGTGAGACAAGATAGGACGTATCAAGAACCTGGAAATGTACATAACCCACGGACAAACGGAACGAAAACAAGGAAAATTAGTAGAAACTGTGCAATATATACAAATACAATTTGAATAATTATGCAATATGTACATTAATCTATATAAAAAACTGTTGTTTTTCTTATAGATGTAATATTCTGACAATTATCCGTTATATAGTTCTTCCTTGACCACTGCCGCAGGCCATTAAAGGTCAGCGTTAATCCAGGGAAGCGGGAACCCATGGGGCGGCGGGCTTCCCTGGTAGCGTCCGGCATGGATAACGGGAGGGGGTCTATATAAGCCCCAACGCACGCCGAGTAAGTACTCCGAGTTCCCAAAAAATTAAAAAAGCCTTCTCCAACAGCAAGGCTTAAAAATTCCCAAAAAAATAAAAAGAGCCCCTTGTCAGAAAGGCGAAATAATGAAACAGATCGTAAATAATGACGGATATCTGAGATCAGCGTTAATGGATGTAGCTAATCAGCTTTTGAATATTTGTAATGAAACAGGAATCACGAACATTCAATTAACAACAGCATCTTGGGAAAACGATAAAGGCATTACACTTTTAGCAAAAACCGGAGATAAACCGATTCTTTCAGTAAAAATGGATACTGCCTATGAAAAAAGAATAACTCTCAGGGTGAATCAATCAGAATCCGGATCACATATCAGCTAGAGCGAAAACTTATAGCCGAAAAGAACCGAACCGGCAAAAGCGTATCGCAGATCACAAGGGAAGCCCTGGCAGAATATTTTCGGAGAATGTAGGCAAATGTCGATACTTGAAAAATTTTTAAAAAATAAAAAAGGCGGTTTTGCCCTTCAGGATGAAAATTATCATCCGCTTGAAAAACCTTTAATGCATGACAAGGTGTATGAATATCATCACAAGAAAGCTGTTCTGGAAAATGGAATGTTGTACGATACAGAAACGGCAAAAAGGATTTTTGCGGACGAATCAAGCAGGGAATATATCTCGCTTGGAGTAAGCACACAAAGGGTTTATTTCTTAACTCCGAATAGGCATTGGTTCTCAGCTGAAGAGAAAATCGAAACTGAAAGTGGAATAACTGATGTTGGCGAATATCGTATACAGGTTACTAAAACAATTTTTGCGTATAGCAATCTGCGAATGGAAAACACACACAGGGTCAAAGATCTGATTGGCAAAAACGATTATGAATTGTACAAAAAGTATTTTGGAGAGGCAGAAGAAGCATGATTTCAGAAGAATACAGTGAACGCTTCGATGAACTTCGAAAGAACCGAGTCGAGGTAAGCTATCATAAATACGGTCCTGCCAGGAAGAATTTTAAAACCGGGAACGTGCAGGCACTCCCGTCCATGGAACGATGTATTGAGAAATATAATTCCACCGGAAACACGGAATATCTCGTGGATGCGGCAAATTACCTTATGTTTGAGTTCATGTACCCACAACACCCTAAAGCACACTTTAAAGCCACAGACAGCAAGGATAGCGCCGGGATAGTCGGGATTAGCGTGAAAGAAATGGAGGACTTGAAGAATGAGCAATACTAATTCTACAACTATTACGCACACGATAGCCATTTTAAGGAACGAACTTATGACACACGGAGAAGTTTATAATGGATTCAAAGCAAGCCTTAAAACAGCAATTGAGAAGTATTGCACCTGCGGTTTACCATTCGAACCAGAAGAAGAAACTGCCAGTAAGATTCTTGATTTCATGATCGGAGAGGAACAAAGAGAATGATTTTAGCAAAATTCGTAGCAGCCATGTTGGATATTGCATTTTTTACATTGGTCTTGGCATTCCTCATATCACAGGACGAAGCCGAAAAGAAAAGCAATCCAATAGCATCGGCAGTATTTATATTAATGGAAATATGTTTTGCAGTTAATGCAATCGTGATTTTTAGATTATAAGGAGGACACAAATAATGAAATTTTCAGAAGCATTTAAACTTATGAAACAGGGAGCCAAGGTAAAACTTCCGTCATGGGGTGGATATTGGTATTGGGACGCAGAAAAAGAAACAATTATGATTCAGTGCCGCCCACAGGATAGCGATACACAAGGAGAACTGCTTGATATTCGCCAGACTCAGAGAGTTGAATATACCACTATGAATATGCAGTCTGATGAATGGATTGTTGCAGACGAAACAAACTGCCCGGTGCTCGGCGGAGAATCAGAATTTTCTTTTGGAGATGCAATTAAGTACATGAAACGCGGACTCAAAGTTGCAAGAAAAGGCTGGAACGGAAAGAAGCAATACATTCAGCTTGCAACTAAAATCTCGTACAAAACTACTGATAATAAAATCGTAAATTGCGAACATGATGCAATCGGGAATAAAGCTATTGCTTTTGTCGGAACGTCTGGTGTTCAGATGGGATGGGTCGCATCTCAGGCAGATATGTTAGCAGAAGATTGGATTTTTGCAGAATAAGAGGAGAACCCAATGTGGTTAGCATTCACAATACAAATTCCCCTGTTCACCATACTGATTGAACGGGTGAAAATACAAGAAAATCAGAAACCTGCCGTTCTCAGGTTAGGGAAAGCCTTTGAATCTGACAGGTCGAGGCATCCAGAGTAGCTTAGGTCTGCGTTGGTGAAACTCAATGGAATATAATATAATTTTTTCCCACCCATTGCAAAGTAACTGGCGCGGACTTAACAATATTAATAGCTATGATGCTTTCTAAAACCACCAGAATATATCACATTTCCGGGAACGCCAACCCGGAAAGCAATGGGCTATCGCCAAGCGGTAAGGCTCAGCACTTTGACTGCTGAATTCGTGGGTTCGAATCCCACTAGCCTAGTTAGCTATATCATTGGCATGATATAGTTCCTCTGAAATACCATCTATCCCATCAGGGGATGAATAAAGGGGCTTCAAACGTCCCGGATGGTTTCCACATTTTGTGGAGCAGCGGACCCTTTGTTGCGACTGCGAGGGCAAGAATCGCAACAGCAGAGGAAGTTACTCTTGAACTGCAATAACCCTCTGCTTAGGAAACTTAGTTCAGTTGGCAGAACGGTCGGCTCATAACCGACAAGCCACAGGTTCGAGTCCTGTAGTTTCCATTTCTTCCATATGCTGTCTATCCGTTTTATAGGCAGAAAAAACTGTTGAATGAGTGTATGTGGATTGTTTTCATGAAAGGTGTGTAACGGCACAGCCTGTTCGATGAAGATAATTCCCCGTTCGACACAGTCTCTGAGTTAAATTGTCGTCAATAGGTGCACGTTGAGGACAGGAAGTTTTCAAGAGACATATAAAAGATTTCGTCGTTATACACAATGACATGAATATCCAAATCCGAAACAACTCCGTGGGGCTGGCACGGCAGAAAACAGCCTAGTGGAAAGCATAACACGATAAACCTATTGCTAACCCGGGGCTTCCGGGTTCTGGGAGAACAATACCATAATGGGGCAGAGGGCTGATTAACAGTACCAGGGCGGTTCAACTCCGCATTCTCCCATTCGCAGGGTAGAGAAGAGGAATCTCACAAGGCTCATATCCTTGAGAACGGCGGTTCGAATCCGTCTCCTGCAACTTAATCCGCTTAGAGTTAAGCTGTTTGTATACAGGCGGTCTATGTCTCAGGTGGATTTACGCTATAGCAAAAGAAGTGAAATTCAGCCCAGACATTATCTGACCGTTATAGGCGGTACGGAATGTAGCTCAGTGGTAGAGCAATGGCATTGTAAGCTATGCGCCGCAGGTTCGATTCCTACCTTTCCGATTCCAATGAACTGCAATCATTGGAATATTTTTCTCTTACTTCGTTCGGTTCCAGTGTTTCTCTTTGGGAGATTTATGCCGTTCAAGTCGGCACACTGGACTTTTTTTAAATTTAAAAGCAGGAGGATGAACGTTGAAAGAAAAAACCGGAATATTATATATAGCCGTAAACCATGAGGATTCCGAGTGGTTTTTGCATACATTAAAAAGTAGATTATTTGGTTCTACGAATGCGATATTAAATCGCAATGTTATGACATTAGAAACAAACAATTACATTGTCGAAACAATCACTTTATTTAATTATATATGGGACAGCCGATCATATCCGGCAGAAGCGTTTTTACTTAGTAGTAAGCCTTTTGAAACACAAATACCAAGAATCAAAATCCTGTCAAATGAATTTTCAAGAATAGAAACCAAATTAGCTATTAATGCAAAAGAAATCGACATGGAACAGCTTGTACATGCGCTAAATCATGATATTGTTCCGTATACGGAAAATCGTAGCATATGGGAGAGAAATTTAAAATGCAAATAGCAGGAAAAGAAATTAAAGACGAATGTTCTAAATGCGGAAATATCCTTGAATGCGAATTGTTCCGTCAAGGACATGGAATAAAGCAGGAACGTGAGAATATAGCAAAGATGATCGAATGCCAGATGAAGCACAGGGAGGAAAGAGAGAAATGAACGAACTGAAAGTATTGGATTCCGGAAAAGTGATTTACCATAGACGGATTGTACAGATGGGACGGGAGTTTATTCTTGATCTATTTGAAAAGACAGCGTAATTGAAAGGGGAGATTTCCATGTTTAATAAATTTTTTAATCTATACATAAGATACAAGACCAAAAATCTCAAAGCAATTCCGTTGTTCGTAATGACATTTAACTGGAAGAAATTTCAGAAAGACGGTAAAAAGGATAGTTGTTTATTATATGTATTGCATCCAGATATCGCAAATGATTTGGTTTTACGCAAAAAACTGTCTGAATGTGTAGATTATATTCGTGATAACTACAATATGGAAATATTTACAAAAATTTAGCGGGAGGGAATCAGATGCAAATAGGAGATTTAGAAAAATGGAGCATAGATCAACTCAAAATTGAAGTTGTTCGGTTGTCGACAGCGTGTGAGAAAAAACAACATGAAATTTTAGATAAAAACAATAAAATCAATGATCTTCAGGCTAAACTGGATAAAATGTGCGATTACAACGATTACTTAAAAAAGCAGGTGAGTGAAAAGGCAGATACACCATTTTATGACGAATCTGCAGAAATCGCAAAATATCACAGACAGCATCAGGATGATTGCACTACGATTAATCAGTTGCATACAACACTTGACGTTCTGATTGACCGATATGCAAACCTGAGAAAGATTCATGGGGTGAGTTGATATTATGGATAATCAAATTACTGTTAGTCGATTATTAAACATACTTGATAAACTTTCAATGGATGGCTTTGGAGATATGCCTATATTTTTAGGTGAGAAATATCCATTGCTAGAAGATTCTATATCTATTTCACAATATGAAAACAAGTTTCGGATTAGAAATAGATATTATGATGAAAAAATGACAGAAGCAATTAGAAAAGCAGTTTATGGTCTGGACTCTGTATGCAGAACATACATAACAGACTGTTACGCAGCAGGCGAAAAGATAGGAGAATAAGCAAATATGCTTTTAGTTCATACAGGCTCAGACATTGATTTCCTCGACACCACATACAATATCGAGGGAGAATGCCATCGAATGAATATTCCGACTAGGTTCTATCCAGACAGACGCTTGCTTCTGGCAGGGAATACGACTGTAATATACAACAAAACGGGAAATCTTTCTAAAACATGGAAATCAGATTACATCGGGGACAATTATTTGACGATTTTGACATTGATCAGAAAGGACAATGGTAAATGAGCATTAAAACAGCACTTGAATCAGAGGGAGTAGACTTCTCTGAATATATGAATATACCCGAGCCATGGGACGGCTCAGCACAAATTAAAACAGTAAACGGCGAGAAATGGGTGTCATGCCCTTATTGCGGAAAAAGAGCATTGAAAATACTTCCTACCACAAAAATTCATCGGATGCCGTACAAATGTAAGGGAAGCAACTGTAAGAAAGAGTTTATGGTGAATGTATGAATAAAAAAAGAATCAAATGCTTTCTGACAGGCGGATGCAAGTTCAAAAGTTCAGATACAGAATCAAAATGTGACGATAAAGAAAAGACTTGCACTATTACGGAAACTTGCTACAAATGTGGTAAAAAATATACAGCCATATTTACTTATAAACAGTTAGGGATTCCAGATTGAGGTGAATGCATGACTTTAACAGAATATGTACCTGTACAAATTATAGAAACAGGCGAAGAAGTAAAAGCGCGGATTGAAATTGATCCATTAGAAAAAGAAGTTACATATATTAAACTCCAATTTCAAAAAATATGTAATTGGGATACATGCCTTATTAAAATTGGTTCAAAAATAATTCCATTTGATCTCATAAACGCAGAAAAAGACGTACCGCCTAAAATAACACTAGAATGCAAAGAAGAACTGCCTTATTCAGAATGGATGTTAATAATTAATAATGCATTACGAGGAATCACAATAGAACAAGCTGTATCAGAATGGTCTGATATATACAACCAGAAACCAATCGAAAAAGATTATCTTACAGATGACCAGAAACACAGGATACATAAATTGTTGCTGAAAGAAATTGATATATATTTTCGTTCTAATAAAACCAATATGTCGTGTTCTGATTTTATCGCAATTCAAGAAATTATTATTAAAGTGCTGGAAGGAGAATAGATCATATATAATCCAGCCCAAACTTGATGAAACTCAATTCACACTCGAATAACAATCAGAGAGCCAGAAAGGAGCGCCATTATGAGTGACTTAAAGATATTTACAGAAAACATCGAACCAGAAGCATTAAATCAGATTTACACATTAATAAAACAGCCTGCATTTTCTGAATGTAAAGTACGAATCATGCCAGATGTCCATGCAGGATCAGGATGTGTAATTGGTTTTACTGCTGATCTTGGAGACAAAGTAATTCCAAACATTGTTGGCGTAGACATTGGATGTGGAATGCTTACAACACAAATTCCTACCGATGTGGGGACAATAGATTTAAAAAAACTTGACGAAGTAATAAGAAACAATGTTCCGGCAGGAAGAAATGTACGTGACGAAATCATAAATTTTGAAGAATTAGAAGAACTTCACTGCTTCCATCAGCTTAAAAATATCGAATGGATTTGCAAGAGCCTTGGTACGCTTGGGGGCGGAAATCATTTTATTGAAGTTGACACTGATTCAAAAGGGGTAAATTATCTTGTGATTCACACTGGAAGTCGCAACCTTGGAAAACAAGTAGCTGAAATATATCAGAAAATTGCCATAGAAGATATGCAAGGCACAGATAAACTTGAAGCTGAAATACAAAAATTAGTAAAAGAATACAAGCATTCTGGCAGGCACAAGGAAATCCAAAATGGTATTGATGAATTAAAACGAAAATGGAAGCCGGTCAAACTAGGTATTCCAAAAGAATTATGTTACCTGACGGGAGAACATAGAAAACAATATCTGCATGATATGAAAATCTGTCAAGAATTTGCAAGAATAAACAGACGATGCATACAGAGTGCTATATTTTACACTATGAATTGGACGCTCCAAAGAAACACATGGTTTGATACAATTCATAATTATATTGACCACGATACAAACATTGTTCGTAAAGGCGCAATATCAGCTAGACATGGCGAAAAAGTTCTTATCCCAATGAATATGCGAGATGGATGTATTATTGCAGTTGGAAAAGGAAACGATGATTGGAACTGTTCGGCCCCGCATGGTGCAGGACGCATTATGAGCCGATCAAAAGCAAAAGAAAACATCTCGTTAGAAGAATTTAAGGAGTCTATGGATGGGATATACACAACATCCGTTCAGAAATCCACAATTGATGAAAGCCCTATGGCCTACAAACCACCGCAAGAAATTATTGATAATATCAAAGATACTGTAGAAATAGTTGATATTATCAAACCTATATATAACTTTAAAGCAAGTGAATAACTAGTCAAAGAGCCACATGAGAGCCAGACTAAATCCTAAGGAGAAAGGAGGTCTGGCTCTATTTTTATGCAAAAAATTATTGAAGAATCGCCGGAATGGTATGTGATGATCGGAGATAACATCATCAACAGTAATCTAAGCCCGGAAACAAAGTGGAATAAGTTATATTCCCTTGTCTACTTAATGGATGAAAAACATTTTTTCAAAGAATACCCGAATTATCGCGAAAAAGGCATAGGATTAAGCAATATTGGAAAAGAAGCTGCGCTTAATCAGTTGCTTCAAACAGGTTCAAAAGAATTTGAAGACCTCTACTACAAATATCTTCTGTTCGAAGCCCGAAACTATCAGGTTGACAGTGGTCTACTGTATCTGGAAAAGAACAGAATCTTAAAAGAACGCTTCTATCAGCCAAGAAGAAATGTGTTCTTGAAGCACAATATCATCGGCTCTTTACAAGACTTGATGGATGATAAACTTGATATATTTGCACTGAGCGTACCACCCGGTTGCGGAAAATCTACTCTTGAAGATTTCTTTCTGTCTCTGGTAGGCGGGTGGTTTCCGAATGATTTCAACCTGTCCTCAGCGCACAGTAGTATTCTGACACGTTCACTTTATGATGGAGTTCTGGAAATCATCAATGATCCGGTTGAGTACACATGGCATGAGATTTTTCCAAATGTAGAAATACAGGGAACAAATGCAAAGGAAACTACGGTCAATCTCGAAAGAAACGGACGATTTAAGACTTGGACGTTCCGTTCAATTGATGGTTCTCTGACTGGTGCGACCCGATGCAACCGATTCCTTACCGCCGACGACCTTGTGTCTGGAATTGAAGAAGCACTGAACAAGAATCGACTGGACACCTTATGGACAAAAGTAGTAAATGATTTGCGCTCTCGTAGACTTGAAGGGTGCAAAGAATTTTATATTGCTACCAGATGGTCAGTGCATGACCCTATCGGAAAGCTACAGCAGTTATACGCCGGGAACCCTAGAGCAAGGTTTATAGCAGTACCGGCACTTGACGAGAATGGCAAAAGCAATTTTTTATTCACAGTAAATGGATTCTCTGAGAAGTATTTCAACGATGCTAAAGAGTCCATGGACGAAATCTCTTATAACTGTCTTTATCAGCAACAACCGGTAGAACGTGAAGGATTATTGCTTCCGCCAGATAAGCTAAAAAGATTTTTCTTTGGCAAAGAAGACGTTCCCGACGGATGCACGGACGAATACACAATTATACCAGACAGAGAAGCAGATGCGATATGGGCAGTATGTGATACAAAAGATAAAGGTACAGATTTTGAATCATTACCTATTGCATATCAATATGGGGATAAATTTTTTATCCCGGACGTTGTTTTCGATGATACCACAGATTACGACATCCTGGACAGAAAGACTGCTGATATCTTGATAAAACACAATCCGCATAAAATCAGATTCGAGTCAAATAACGTAGGAAATCGTGTTGCACACAACATTCAAAAGATAATCTCAGGGAAATGCCGAGCGGATATCGAAACAAGACCTACGCAAGCAAATAAAGAGACAAAAATTCTCGTAAACTCTGATTACATATCAAAACATTTTTATTTTTTACATCCGAGCCAGTATAAACCAAAATCCGACTACGGATTATTTATGGGAAATGTGACCACATATACCACAAGGGCAAAAGTATCTCATGATGATGGCCCGGACAGCTTGGCGATGATGGCAGAGTACGTGCAGAATCCATTAGGCGGAAAAGCAACTGCAATGCGCAATCCATTTTGGGGAAGGAGATAGTATGACAACAAGAGAATATTTAGGGCAAATTCAGAAATATGACAAGCTTATTAAAAATAAAAAATACGAAGAAGAACATTTAAGAAGTCTTGCTCTTGGGCTTAAATCGTTCTCATATGGTGAAAAAGTTCAGTCTACTCCGAATCCCAATCAAATGACCGATGCCGTAAGCGAACTTGTTGACATTCAAACAGAAATCAAAAAAATGGTTATTGAATACACAAAGAAAAAGCAATACATTATTGAAACAATAGACAAGGTGAGCGATATCAATTCAGATTTGTATGATCTGCTGTTTAGGCGATATGTAAAAGATGAAAGGCTTGAAATGATTGCCTGTGAAATGGGATATTCCTATTCTCATGTGAAATTATTGCATTCGAAAGCACTGAATATCGTCAAAAACATTAAGAATTTTGAAAGTTAATACCTGATAATACTGAATAATACCTGCATATATTATATAATATAAGCTGTAAAATAAGCACCGGGAAGAACCCTTGGTGCTTTTTTCATGCAGAAAAATAGGAGGACAGGCAGTGGGGAGAAACAAAATAAATTTTGTTGACCTATGCCAAGGCGAGTTTGGCAGAAAAACTGCCTATACTGGCGTAGACCAGATTACTCCCCAGAACGTGGCACAGGTCCTTTCTGATACAATCGGAATCCATAACAGGAATAGAACCCTGATGGATTATCTTTACAGATATTACAAAGGCGATCAGCCAATTTTATATCGTGAAAAACTTGTTCGCCCAGAGGTCAACAATAAAGTTGTTGAGAATCATGCCCTTGAAACAGTCAAATTCAAGGCAGGGCAGATATACGGAGAACCTATTCAGTATGTCTGTAAGAAGAAAAAAGCGAGTGAAAAAACAAACGAACAAGTTGATAGGCTCAATGATTATCTGGACGAAGCCAATTCAGACGCCAGAAATATTCAACTTGGGATATACCAGAGTGCAGTAGGAACTGCATATAAAGCAATCCTGAGAGAGGATGAATGGACAAAGGATGGAGACTTACCGCCTTTCAGAATATTTATTCCATCACCGCAGGATGTATATATTGTTTATTCAAGCGTTACTGGTAAACCAGTGCTTTCCGTCCAGATTTTAAAAGGCGAGGACAATCAGCAATATTATCAGTGTTATTCTTCCAGGCAGTATTTCAAAATACAAAATGGAGCGGTAACAGAATCTGGAATCAATGGTTTTGGTGGTATTCCTATCATTGAATATCCGAATAATCACGACAGACTTTCCGACATCGAAATTGCGATTACAATGTATGATGCAATCAATAAGTATCAATCTGACAGACTGAATGGGGTTGAACAATTCGTACAAGCTCTGATGAAATTCAAAAACTGTGAGATTGACGAAGCAGAATTTGTAAAAATGATAAAACTCGGTGCTGTATCTGTAAAAGACGTCGGGAATGGAACGCAATCAGATGTTGATTTAATGACTGCTGAACTAAATCAGTCAGAGAGCCAGGTTGCTAAAGATGATATTTACAATAATATGCTGATTGTAGAAGCGATGCCGAATCGACAGAGCAATACGGGCGGAGACACAGGCAATGCAGTGTATCTGAGAAATGGTTGGGATTTTGCAGAACGAGACGCAAAATTGGTAGAAGCGTTCACAAAAGAAGCTGAAAAGGCATCTGCCAGAATCATTTTGAATATCATTCGAAAAACCTCAATGGATGTAAATATTTCAACCAGAGATTTTGATGTAAAAATCACTAGAAACCCGACTGATAATATGCTTGTTAAAGCGCAAGCACTTGATTATCTGTTTAAAAATAAAATTCATCCGCTTATTGCGCTGATTACTTGCGGATTATTTAGTGATCCGCAAAAAGTATATGAAATGAGTTTACCATATCTTGGAACTATTTACCCGGAATTGGCAGACCCGGACTCAGAAATGCAAAAAGCGAAAGATTTGCTGAATGGCTTTAATAAGGATGTGATTTCAGAATGAGTGTTTCATCATATGATGAGCTAAATATCAGACCTGACAACCGCAGGAGCGAACCGTATAAAGAATATTTCAGCAAAATGTCGATATCAGACAAAGAAAAACAAGAAAGGATAGCTTTTTCCGAACAAATGGAAGAAGTTGTCCTTTATATTTTGGCACTGATAGAAACAACCATAGAAAGCGGAGAAACGAAACGAGAATACATCCAAACTCAATTTTATGACAAATATCTGGATGTAATTGCTTCGTATATGCTTATAGATACATATATCAAGCAATATGCCGTTGATATAACAAAGCAAATTATTGATACAACATTCGAAAGACTTTCTTCTGAAGATAAAAGCATTACTGATGATTATTACCTGTCAAATGACCGGGCAATGTTTATTTCAGAGTGCGAAGCTAATTCAATACTGAACTACAGACAGTATTCAAAAGCTGTGAAATCAGGAAAGACGAAAAAGAAATGGATTGACGTAGGAGACAAAAGAGAACGAAAGACACACCTCGAGGTCGGAGGAACCACGCTTTCGATTGGTGAGCCGTTCTCGGTTGGAGATAGCTTGCTACAATTTCCCAAAGATACCTCATTAGGAGCTTCGGCAGACGAGATTGTGAATTGCCGGTGCTCAATTCAATACAGTTAATTTAGAGACGAGTAAAATCGTCTCTTTTTTATTAAAAAAATATGCACCCCGATAGCGTAATCATGGGAGACACCTTGAGCTGAGCGAACAGCGTAAAAAAGCGTATTGGTGACAGGAGATTTCAATGACAAGAGAAGATGTTAAAAGGATTTTTCCAGATGCAACCGATGACCAGATTACTTCTTTTCTGAATCAGTCAAATTCTGATGTAGCTAAAGAGAAAGCAAAAGCCCAGAAAGTAAAAGAACAGGCTGATAAAGCAGAAACACTGGAAAAAGAACTGGAAGAATTAAAAAAACAGAACATGACTGAAGCTGAAAAAGCAGAACTGGAACGTCAGAAAGAAAAAGCTGCAAACGAAAAAAGAATTTCTGACCTTGAATCTGCACTTGCAACTTCCCAAAAAGAAGCTCTGACAGGCAAAATTACTTCTATTTTTGCAAACGCAGGAATGAAAGGAGATGCCTATGCGGGAGCAATCAAAGCATTTTCAAATATGAATGCGGAGGATGCTCTTAAAGAAGCCCAGACATTTGTCGATGGAATTTCCGTAGAAAATAAAAACGCTCTTGATACCGCAAAAGCCGCATGGGAAAAAGAAGCCCTTGAAAAGACACCTAATCCGGGTGGCGGTAAATCTGGTGGAGAACCAGAAAAGAAAAGCGAAGCATCTGAATATGCAAAAGCGTACTCAGCAAAAATGTGTCCAGAAAATAAACCGGCAGACGATAATGCCCCAGTAAATATTTAAGAAAAGGAGATTTAGATTATGGCTTTTATGAAAACAGAGCAGTACGAATCCACACCTAATATTCTCGAATCCGAGGTAGGACTGGTACTTAAAACCTATACAGCAGAACAGACAAATGCTGAAACCGTTGGAACTAAGAAGATTATCAAAGCAGGTTCTGTATATCCGACAAACGCAACTGGTGCTAAAGGCATCGTGTTTGAAGATGTTGATATGACAGACGATGCTAAGAGACCGATTTCCGTTATTGTTGCAGGACGTGTTCTTGAAAAAAGACTTCCGGTAACAGTAGAAACCACTGCAAAAACAGAGCTTGAAAAAGCAGGTATCGTTTTTGTGACTACTACAGACCCAGAATTTTAAGGAGGTACAGCAGATGCCATTTAATATTTTAGAATCAATCACACCGGAAGAAAGACTTAACTTTTCTCAGGATTTCAGCGTAAAAAGGCCGGGCATTCTTGACACCATCTTCCCGGATGTCAAAACACAGTTCCTGAAAGCTGAATACTACAGACTTATGGCTGGACAGAGACTTCCAGAGGTAGCATTCGTTCATGCACTTGATACTGAAGCAGAAATCGGAACAAGACCGGGCTTCGAAAAAGTCCTGACTGAAAAGCTCTTTATTAAGAGAAAAATCAATCAGTCTGAGAGATTACAGCAGGCAATTGAAAATGGTGTGCCGGATGATGAGAATTTAAAGAAATTTGTATTTGATGATGCAGCTAATCTGTTTGAAGGAGTTGTTGCTAGAGCAAATGTCATGAAAGGCCAATTTCTTAGCACAGGTGTTGTAAAAATTAAAGAAAACAATGTGGATATGAGCATTGATTATGGTGTTCCGTCCGATGCAAAAGTAGAAATGACAGACTGGTCTAAACCAGATGCAGATATCATGGGTGATATCCAGAAGATGGTCGCTATTGCAGAAGATAATGGATTTGTGGCAAACAAAGCCCTGACATCACTTAAAATGATTAACTACATGAGAAACAACACTGCAATGCAGACCGCAGCTTTAGGAGCAGCTAACAAACGTCTTCTGACCAAACAGGAACTCGCTAATCTGCTTATGCAGGAATACGGAATCACAATTGATCGTTGCGACGAGAAATTCAGATTCAGAAAAGCGGATGGTTCTCTCAAAACAGGAAGATACTTCAAAGAAGATGTATTCACACTGTATGAAGCAGAGCCGAACGGTTCATTTGGTACTGGACTCTGGGGCGTAACGCCAGAGGAACTTGAATACAGACAGTTTATTCAGGAAGAAAATCGCTCCTTCGTAACACTGTCCATGTGGGCTACACAAGACCCAGTTGCAGTTTGGACTAAAGCATCAGGTATGTTTGTTCCAGTAGCAGCAAAAGCTAATGGCGGTATCGTAATCGGTACCAAAGCGGGGGAATAAACGGGCATAGTCTCGACAAGAACAGCCAGTCACCATCTGTAGCAAGTGTTAATGATGCTTCAAAACACAAGTATACAGAAAGCGAGTTGTCAAGCATGACAGTAGTTCAACTGAAACAGCTCGCAAGTGACAATGGCTATGCCCTGACATCGACAAATAAGGCTGGTATTATCTCTGAAATTTTATCTCAGCAAGGGTAGGTGATCTTAAATGAACGAGCAGCTTGTGAAAGATCTGAAAGAGTATCTATCCGATGATGCGGAAACTGACGGTATGATTTCTTTGTCTGTGAAGCGTGCAATTCGTTCGTTCAAAAAGAAACGCAACTATCCGTCTGGATATACAGATGAAAAAATCAATACCGATATGGAATACTGTTATGATTGCATATTTGATCTGGCTCTCTATTTCCTTGTGAAACAGGGAGCCGAGTTCCAAGATTCGCATTCTGAAAATTCAGTAAGTCGAAACTGGGAATCCGAAACAGAAATATATATCAATCATGGTGTTTTTCCATTTGCAGGAAGTTTAATTTAATAAGATGGTTGGGTCACGTGGCACAGTATTTTTGTCCTCCCGGAGTGCCGCTGGGTTGCTTATATTCAGTAGGGAAAAGCAAATGTTAAGGGAGTGAAGAAAGGAACTGGCGATGGGATGTGAACATGAATGTTTTAATGAACACCGCATAGAAGAACTGGAAAAGAATTTTCAGTTGATGCAAGAGAAGCAATCTGATCGTAGTAAAGAGTTTTATGAGCGTATCGGGGAACTGGAAAGAAAGACAGCATTAAGTGAGAATGACTTGAACCATATCAAGTCAACTGTGGATGAGATGAATAACAATATAAAGACTCTCATGGCAGTCCCGGGAAAGCGTTACGATACAATCATTGTATGTGTTATTACATCGATTGTCAGCGCAGTTATCGGTTTTATGTTAAGCGGTATTCTTCCAGTTTGATTCCACTTGTAAGGGAGGACGGTGGAAATATGAATTATACAGACTTTTCAGAAGATGAAAGAAAATTTTATTTAAAAGAAGCAGGCTTCGATTCCAGAGAAGAAAAACTGTTTCGATTACGGGCCTATGGCGAAAAGACACTATGGGAAGCATCTGAACTTATGGGGTATAGTCCAAGAACCATAGACCGAATTAATAAAAGAATAAAGAAGAAAATTTCTAAAGTTGCCCCGATGTACTGTCGGGGCTTTTCTTTGTATTGTGGCGAAAACGTGGCGAAATAGTGACGTTCAAAAACAGAGTTCCTTCCTATATAATATAATCATAGGAGAAAACACAATGATTATGTTAAGAAACCCTTACGAGGGTATATGGGAAAAGCATCGTTCTATAGATGATATGGATATGATTCTTGAATCCCGGACAGGAGGAACAGATTATGGCAGGTTATCCGTATTATCCGCAACAACCAATAATAAACAATCCATACGGACAGATACAGCCGTATCAGGACAGGCTGGCACAATTGCAGAATAATTACCAACAGGCAATGCCTTATGGTCAAATGCAGATGCAACAGTTACAGCCGGTTCCACAATCACCTATGCTTCAAGGACAGATGGTGGATGGAATTGATACTGTAAAGGCTAAAGATGTGGATATGTCCGGCAATCCTGTTTACTATCCAAAAACAGACGGAACTGAAATTTACAGAAAACAGCTTCAATCCGATGGAAGGAGCAGGATTTTTGTTTACCGACTCGTAAATCCAGATGAACAGCAATCTAAGCAAGATGAAAAGCAGATTGACATTGAAGCAATGTTTAATCAGCTTCGGAACGATGTTTGTTCGGAGATTTCTGAAATAAAGAGTATGTTTCCGACACAGATGTCGGGGACATCGGAACCTAAGCAGAACGGAGGTAGGCAGAGATGACATTCAATCCAAACGCCATGATGAAAAAACAATTTGAGAAAATGATTTCTCAGAGGTTCGGAAGTGTTGACAACATGATGAACGATATGAGTAAATTTGCAGGAAATAATCCAACATTGAAGAATGCGTTGGATTTATACAAAAAAGGTGATACAGACCAGTTGCATCAAATACAGCAAAATGTATTCAACGAAAAACATTTATCTCCAGATGGAATTATACAAAAATTCCTTGGATTATAACACTTCCCCACAATTGGGTGATTAAAAATCGCTACAATTCGGGACGACAGCCGCGGATGTCTCCTATTGTAAATAAAATTTAAGGAGACTAAAAACATGATGAATGGTTCAAATTACAGTCTTAGTGACATTGCTGCCGCTACAGGCTCTAATAATCGCGCCAATGATATGTGGGGCGGTGATGGCTTTTCACTTATCTGGCTCGTCCTGATCTTTGCCATCTTTGGATGGGGAGGCTTTGGCGGCTGGGGCGGCGGCTTCGGCGGCAATGGTGGAAACGGTGCAAATGGTGCTGGATTCCAAGGATGGGCCACACGTGCGGATATTAATGAGGGCTTTGCTCTTAACGATATTCAGAACGGTATCAGAGGTATTCAGCAGGGTATTTGCGACAGTACGTATGCACTCAACAATACCATGCAGAGTGGCTTCAACGGCGTGAACGTTGGAATGCTTCAGGGCTTCAATGGCGTTCAGCAGGCAATTAACGCTGATACAGTGGCTAATATGCAGAACACCAATGCATTACAGTCTCAGTTAGCAAATTGTTGCTGTGAAACAAGGGAAGCTATCCAGGGTATCAACTACAACATGGCTACCAACACTTGTGCTCTCCAGAACACAATGAATAACAATACAAGAGACCTTCTGGAAAACCAGAACAGTAATACAAGAGCAATCCTTGATTTCCTGACTCAGGATAAGATTGCAACATTACAGGCAGAAAATACTGATCTGAAACGTGCTGCATCTCAGGATCGCCAGTCTGCATTGCTTACAACTGCTATGGCTTCACAGACTCAGCAGTTAATCAATGCAATTAATCCGGCAGCCATCCCGGCATACGTTGTTCCTAATCCGAATACCTATTACGGCGGATGCGGATGCAACAGTGGATGCTGCTAAGTAACTCACCCTTAGAGGTTGACTAATTCTAAGAGGTGGGTTACGGCTCACCTCTTATTTTGATTGAGAGGTATAAAATATGAGTTGTAAAAATGTTTGTAAGCTCTGCAGTCATCTTGTGATAAGCCAGTCTGTTTCGTTTACAGGAGGCAATCTTGTAATCACACTTCCGGCAGGCAGTTACAACAATGGAGAAAAATATTGTATTGTTGTTGCACAAAGTATACCAGAAGCCACTACAATTACTGCTCCGGTAATGATTCAGATAGGAACAGGAACAACTTTGTATCCGCTAGAGAATCGTTGCTGCGCACAGGTTACGGCTTGCGGAATAAGAACCAGAACAAAGTACGCAACCAGAGTAGCTACAAGTGCAACTGGCGGAGTATTCAAGATGTTGGGAAATCCAGCTTGTAGTCCGAGTAACAATTTAACAGCAATTAATGGTACAGCCCCAACGACAGACACACCTGTTACACAGGCTGCCAGAAAGGGGGCAATGTAATGCATAAAGTTGCAATGGAAATGGGTAAATGGGCCATGGAGAAAGCTAAAGCACATGGCTTTGATAATCTCAGTGCTCAAGACTGGGACGATTTGAAAGACTGCATGGAAGCTGTAAAGTGTGCGATTTGCGCAGATAAAGATTACAGAATCGTAGAAGCTATGGACGAATGTGAACAGGAAGAGAAGTATCTTGGACGCATGGGATATGACAACTATCGTTACGCAAACGGCAGATTTGCACCAAAAGGCAGAGGAAGCCGAATGGGATATATGCCGTATCTCCATATGCAGGATGACGACTGGGTAAGTGAATATCCGAGCAATCCAGAGTTTGAACGTAATATGTACCGCATGGGCTATCATCCAGACCGTAGTGATATGAGAATGGACGGTATGAACAATAGGCAATCCAGATATGGTGAAACCTACGACAGATACAGCGAGAATCGCAGACATTACCATGATTCCAAAGACGCTGAGTCTAAGAGAAAAATGGATGATTCCATGAAAGAGTATACAGAAGATATCATCCGCAATATGAAAGAAATGTGGGATGATGCAGACGCATCAATCAGACAGCAGATGAAAACTGACTTGACACGTTTTATACAGCAGATGAATTGAATATGAAATGAGCTTTGCCCTTGTTACAGGAATGTAGCAGGGGCTTTTTAGTTGAGAAAAGGATGGTGGTAAGCCATGCTAAGACAATTTTACATGAACGGTGACCTATGGAGAGTGCAGTTTGTATCTCTGCACGACAGCGTGTTAATTGACCGTACAGGCAATAGGACGCTTGGAGTATCGGATTATTCCACCCGCATTATTTCAATCGCAAATAACCTGTATGGAGAACTTCTGAACCGTGTATTTATTCATGAGTTAGGGCATTGTGTGATGTTCAGCTATGGTCTATTACCAGAACTTCATCGTATGGTCAAAAAACGATACTGGGTAGATGCAGAGGAATTTGTATGCAATATTCTGGCAGACTATGGACAGTTTGTTATTGGCACGGCCAGAGATATCTTGGGAAACCAGTTCACATATGTGGCTCCTATCGGGGCAGAAAGGATGATTGCATAGATGGCAAAAGCAGAAAACACAATTATTTTTGATGGCATTCAGTACAATCCCGGTGATGAATTGCCGGATTTAGGCAGTTGGGTATGTACAGATGCAAAAGGTATGGTTCGTGATTACGAGGGGCTTTCAAAAGATGTATCAAAGCTCCCGCATTATGTACAGAGTGGTTCTTCGGCGCTGTGCCTTGATACTTCTGAATTATACGAATATCACAAACCTACCGATACATGGTACAAACTGTAAAGGAGAAGCGCATATGGCATTAACAGCAAAGAAAGTATATGCAATATTAAAACGCCAGATTTCCGATATGGAAGCTAAATTAAATAGCCCTGTAAGATACAGAGGTACAGTTGCGACCGCTGATTTGCTTCCATTAAATCCAGACATTGGCGATATGTACAATATCGAGTCTAAGTCGGTCTACGGCGAAGCAGGAATGAATGTGGCATGGAACGGCGTAGTTTGGGACACTATGGGCGCTCCAATTGATATGTCACTGTATCTCACAAAAGAAGAAGCAGAGACGGTAATACAAAGATTAGTTACGGAATATTTTGAAAAGAATCCAGTCAAGCCTGGAGCCACGACAGAACAGGCACAGCAGATCGAGCAGAACAAGACAGACATTGCTTCACTGAAAAAGGAAACTGGTTCACTAAAGGAAGATATATCCACCAAAATCACCAAATTCTACGCAAGTTCGCAAGGCGAAAATTATCTTGCCGATTCCGACAATGGCAAAATTATGGATATGATGCTGTATGGTAAGTCTGAGCAGAAACAGTATAGTGGGAAGAATTTGCTGAATGTTACATTCAAAACTGACACATACAGTGGTGTCACATTAACAAATAACGGAGATGGAACGTATACAATCGAGGGTACAAATAACAGTTCTGGCGAACTTATTTTTTCGTTAGTACGAACCGTAGATGAACAAAAAGCATTGTATAATTCATTAATTGGAAAAAAAGTCAAGTTTATTACAGAATCTGGTTCTACCATAAGTGGTTCGGTCGGAAGAATATGTTTTGTTCTCTATAACGAAACTGAAAAAAAATATTCTAATGAAACCTATAACGGAGGCGATGTTGCTGTTCCTACAGGGTACGATTTATCAGTTGTTGATATACATATATATGTTGGTCAGACTGTTCCAAAAACAATCATCAAACCAATGATAACCACTGACCTTACCGCCACCTACGATGATTTCGAACCATACACCGGCGGCAAGCCGTCCCCCTCGCCAGACTATCCACAGGAGATTAAGAGCGTGGTGAATCCGATTGTTAAAGTAGCAAATAAAGATGGAACACAATTTAAGACCGCTACCCTCCCCTACACATTAAATGCCATCCCTGTAAGCTCAGGCGGTAACGTCACAATTGATGGCCAGCAGTATATTGCAGATTATGTGGATGTGGAACGTGGGAAATTGGTAAAAAAAATAAAAGAAATTAGTAAAGATCCTATAGTATTAGTACGACCTACAAATAATCCAAGTAAAAAACGTTTTATATTAGGAAATAAATTTTTAAAAGCCGCTGATAATTTTAACAAATGGTCTTGCAAATGCTCTAATTTACAAACATTGGGAGTTGGCACGAGTGCAAGTTATGGTTGCGTTGAATCATGCGGAATTGACACAGGTGGAGATTTATTTGTGTATTATGAAGAAACAAGTGAATTTACCACAGCAGAAGAATTTAAAGCATGGTGGGGAAAAAGAGACATTCAGTTAATGGGAATTCTGGAAACACCAATCGAAATTGACCTCACCTCCGAAGAAATTGCCGCATTCAAAGCACTTGTAACATATTATCCAACCACAAATATATCTGTCAATTCCGAACAGCTTGACGGATATATAATATTCAATTATCCAATTTCAATGGAGAACGGTTGGAACTATGTAAAACAGCAGATAGGCGATACGAGAGATTATATCTATGACATGGACGCACGTGCTCAGGATACTGATTTACAGGCGGCAGAAGCCTATGTCAACAGCGAATATGCAGTAGCACTTACAGAATTGGAGGTATGATTATGTTATATAGAACATTACTAAAACTTAAAGAGAAAAACGGTCTGACAGATGATTTAAAGAACAAGATTGACGTATTTTTTGCAGTTGGGAGAATTACAGAGGAACAGTACAATGAGTTGATGGATGTTGGCAAGGAAGAAGAACCGAAAGCAGAAACTAATTAACTAAAGAGGGCTTTAGTTAAGCAATTCGCAAAATTACAAAAGAAAAGATAGAAAATCTCTCAATTCTTACAAAGGAAGAAAAAGATTATATTTTGAATTGATAAGTGAAAGGAGAACTATTATGGCAGTTGCACAAAATACAGTAATCATTGATGATGTAGAATACAAGCCTGGCGAACAGCTTCCGGAACTTGGCAGTATTCACCGAGTTTTCAAAGATGGTGGTAAACGTCATTATCAAGGACTTGCGAAAGACTCAGACAAGCTTCCTCTGTACGTTGCTAACAATTCATCATGTTTTATGACCGATACTGGAGAGTATTACAAATTTGATGAGAGTAAGAAATTGTGGTATAAACCTGATAAGATCGAACAAAGCAAAGTAACACCGATTGAAGTATATGGTGTTCTTGACGGAAAAATCCATCAGGTATCAGAGGACGTAGAGGGAATTGCAACACCACTTTTATACAAAGGTTCAGTATCAGACATTTCACAACTTCCGTTATCTCCTAAGATTGGATGGATGTATAACATATCTGAAAAATCTATTTATGGAGAGGCAGGCATGAATGTAGCGTGGACAGGAGAAATATGGGACACTCTTGGACCGGCTATTGATATGGCACCATACTTGAGAGAGGATTCCGAGATCATAACATCCTTGAAAACCAAAACGGAAAATCTGGAATCTGCGAATTACACCGACAGAGGTACATTAGCCGATACTGACGCCTTTCTGATTAATGACGGTGTAGGAATGAAAAAGAGTGTGCTGAGCAAGCTGTCAGATTTTGTCCTTAATAAAATTGCCGACAAAGTGTTTGCAAAGCTTCAGACGAATGACAAAACGATTCTGGGAGCGATTAATGAATTAAATAGTAATATTGGTGCAAATAACGCCGCAACTCACAATTCTATTTATCGCGGTAAAAACTTAGGTACACAGTTTACTGCGGAAATGTCTGCCAATATTAAGAACGGTACATTTAAAGATTTATATTGTGGTGACTACCTTGTAATCAATGGAACTACATATAGATTTATGGATTTCGATTATTTATACAAAACTGGTGGCACATCTTTAGATACTCATCACATCTTAGTAGTTCCTGATGCACCGATGTACAGTCATGTGATGAATGATACAAATACCACAGAGGGTGGTTATGTGGGTTCCAAGATGTATAAGTCTGGGCTTGATCAAGCTCTTGCAAAGATTAAGGTGGACTTCGGTGAAGCTCACATTGTTACTTATAGAAATTTATTAGTTAATACTGTCTCTAATGGTGCTCCTAGCAACTGGGCTTGGTATTCAAGACAGATTGACCTCATGAATGAAGAGATGGTTTATGGAACAAGAGCTTGGTCACAGGCTTCTCAGAATGGATTTGATACAGGCACAAATAAGTCTCAGTTAGCAGCATTCCAACATAATCACTCTCTTATCTCATCTTGCAGATCATGGTATTGGCTCAGGGCGGTTCGGTCCTCTGCGAGTTTCTGCCATGTGGGCAGCGATGGTGGTGCGAGCGGCGGCAGTGCTTCTGGTTCTGCCGGGGTGCGCCCTTGCTTCCTTATTAGCTAAGTGTAGCGAAGCGAAACGCAGCGATCTTAAATTCCCATTTAATTCATTAAAATTCTTATTTAGCATTATCCGGCAGGCAATCACCTGTCGGATTTTTAAATTGGTACAGAGATGCTTTAACGCTAAATGCTATAATCAGAATTAGGTAAGAATATTTGCGAAAGGAGCGGACGATATGACAACTGAACAAAAAAACGTCCTGAGAAAGATTATTTATGCAGTCGAAACCGGCGGGCAGGTTTATGGACAGCAGGATTATTCGGACTTCACAGAAGCCTACACCAATTCTTCTGAAGAACACGCAATTACAATCGGTGCCGGACAGTGGTACGCAACCGAAGCACAAACACTTTTGAAACGGATTCATGATGCAGATACGGAAGCATGGAGCCGACTGGATAATATCGGGTTATGGGAACAGGTGCAGGAAGCAGATTGGTCTTGTTTTAATATTTCCAGAAACAGCCAGTTTGCAAATTTAATCGTACGGCTCATATCGTCTAAAACCGGCGTTAAATGCCAAGATAACCTTATGGATGAACAATTAGCCGCCTATACAGAAGAAGCCCTTAAACAGGGCGTTACGGACACTAGAGCGCAAGCCATGTGCGTGAACTTTAGACACCAAGGTGGACAGGGAGCAGTAACAAGGATTTTGGCAAAGACCCAGAAACCATATACACTCGACAATCTCTATGCAGCCTGCCAGACCGACGCAGGGAACCAAGTCGGGGCATATAAGAGCAGACAGAGATTTGTCTATAATGCATTAAAAACACATTTTCCAGAAAGCGAGGTACAACAAATGGCAACAGTAAAAATTAGTAATTGCGGGCATGACGAGAACGGCAGATATGCAGGCGGAAAAGCCGGCGATCAGACCGGAACAGAATATCAGATTATGAATTGGTACAGCAGACCATGGCTCTGCGTTCTGAGATTTGAAGATAAAACAATTGCCAATATGATTGCGGATATGGCAACGAAAGCGGCTCAGAATGACCATATTGGTTACGATCAGGGGACTGTGGGAAATAATAATGATAGATACACATTTTGGCAACAGCTTAAAGTCAATGGATATGACCCCGCTAAAATAAAAAAAGACTGCGAGAGTGATTGCAGCGCCAGTACAGCAGCTATCATAAAAGGTGCAGGATACCGTCTGGACAACGCAAAGTTGAAAGCAGTTAGCATTTATTTGACTACTTACGATATGCGTCAGGCGTTAAAAGAGACAGGTGCAAAAGTCTTGACAAACCCAAAATATTTGAAATCTGGTGACTACATTAAGGCAGGTGATATTCTCCTGAATGACGATCATCATGTGGCAATTGCAATTACCAGTGGTTCACTATCTGGAGACACTGCGACACCAAACCAAAACTCAAAAATGAACACCAGAGCCTACATTGCACAGATTAAAAAAGACACAAAATGTTATGCAAAATCAAACAAAAATAGCCCATCTAAACTGTTTCCGAAGTTGAAAAAAGGTGCAGTTGTAGAGGTAATGAAGTACACAGAAACTGACAGTTCCGGGCTGAAATGGTACTTCATCCGCATCCCGTACCCGAATGATGATGGGTTCGTATTTGAGTTTGTCCCGAAGGGCGTATTTACCAGAATTTCAGAAATTCATAAATAAAAGCTCCCGGGGATAGTACCCCGGGAATCATGCTTCTTATAACATATTGTATCATTTCGTTTTGTAAATCCTATTAGTTCGTTGGACACACGTTAGTCACAAATAAAAAATCATTTCCTAATTGAATACCCTCTAAAGTACTGTATTTAAAGGACTTTCTGACATTTGCATAATTTTAATTAATATCCTGATTGAATACAATTAGAATAATGAAAATGAAATGAGTGAACTCCTTGTAAAATCGCTGAGAATGTTGATTTTACAAGGGTTTCACGCGTTTTTATGTTCTGAATTGTGATGAATAAAATTGATAAAATAAGATTCCGTTAGTCACAGTTAGTCACAAATGGGACTTTTATTTTCTCAATCTCTGTACGGAGTTCTTCCAATGTCCTGTGTCCATATACCGCGTTTGTAACATCTCCACCAAAAGAATGGCCGAGCATTCTCTTACGATCATTCTCCCTGACTCCATATTTTTCACACAGGGCAGAAAATGTATGCCGGCAGTCATGCGGAGTGTGCTTCGGATCACCGACTATTCCTAAACGTTCCAGTGTAGGATAGAATAACGCTTTTCTGTGGTGCTGCTGAGTATACACGCATAATTTTCCATCTTGCGTCAGCACTTTCTGTTCAACAAAATGATATACAGCAGGATGTATCGGAACGATTCTGTTTTTGCCGGCTTTTGTTTTGATACCGCCTTGGAAGTATCTTTCTTCTAAGTTGGTCGTAAGTTTTAGCACTTCACCGATTCTCCAGCCGGAGTAACACATAATAAGAATGAGCTGCACTTCTGGATCGCCGGTATTATTCCACAGCACCTGCATCTCCTGATCAGAAAAGGGCGTTCCATGTTCGGTGTCATTATCAGCATTGACATGGACGTATAGTGCCTTATTTTCCGTTACAATTTCTGAGTAAACAGCATATTTATACATCTGCTTGAACAGCGTAAGAATCGCCATGAGACTCTGACGCTTTAACGGGCAGTCATCAATGACTTTTTGCAGATCAGGTGCTTTTAAATCCTCGAATACACGATTATACAGAGCCGTGCAGTTTGAGTAAGCGGTCTGGTAAGCTATCTTTGAACTATAAGAAAGTTTTGAACCCTCTGGAAACTTCCATGCGTAAAACTTCTCATATACCTCTGAAAACGTCAATTTCTTGATTTCCGGGTGTTTATCCTCGACACCCTTGATTGTATTGTAGTCAGCAATCAAACGAGTAATTAGGGTATCTACGTCCGTTGTAGGTGATATCTCAAGATCCCGTTCCATCCCGGGTTGATACGTGCCGGCTTTGTAAGCTGTCAGAATAGAGAATCCTTTCAGCCAGTTATCAACGTAGCAGATCGCCGGTGGACGGACCACCTTTCCGGTTGCATCCAGTGTAGCCGGTGGGTGCACTGCATAGCAGTTTCTTCGATTCTTGCCAAGATACCGAATAGAGCCGAAGTTATTCGGCAATTTTGGATATTTCTTTCTTTTCTTCGCCATTTTTATTCCTCTTTTCTTTATAGCTGTTTTTAGGTATAAAAATAACAGCCGAACAAATTTTCTGTCTTGTTCGACTGCTCCGAAGATGATACAATATGTTTTGCCAGAATATTACATTTCTTCGGAGATGTATAAACGCCACCTCGGTACGCCAATACCGGGGTGGTTTTTTTATTAATTATGCGATTTCCAATTGACTCTCATTACAATTCCTACAATCCAATAAATTCCACCAGTGAAGATTCCTAAAATGAAAATCCAAAACCAACTTAAATACCATGGCATTTTCCGTCTTGTATACGGCATACCTGAACTTGCCGCTGAGGACGCAGAGGAAGATGCAGAATTGTTAATGATGATGTCTCTGTTGTTAGAAGTCAACTGCTCTACTTGTTTTCCGCACTTAGGACACACTATGCAGTCGTCGTCAATAAGTTCTCCGCAGTGTTTACAATATTTTTTCTTTTCATTCATGATAAACACCCTCCTGATATGTTTTCGACACGCTTCGCACTTTTCATGCGGATTATGTATTTTGTACCGCTGATTTTGCAATATTATGTAAAGTACGGTTATTCGTGGTATTTTTATTCTATCATTTTAATAGCATATTGTAAAGATTTAGAACGAAATAGAGTGATTTAGATGAAAAAGAAATGTTTTTTTCTATAAAATAGTGAGAGTTCATGTATATCATTGGCAGTTGCCAAGAGTCGGAATAGGTGATATAATAGCAAAAACGAACTAATGTTCGGTTCTATTTCCCACAGCCGGACATATACTGTAGTGTAGGCGGTAGTTGTGACAGGGAGGGTTATTTATGGATTATAAGAAAGAAATTATTGAACTAATAGAGAAATGTGATAATGCACACTGGCTAAAAGTGATATACACATATATAAAAAGATTAATAGGATAGTAAAGAAAAAGACAAGGGTTTGCGCATTGCCCTTGTCTTTCTTTTTTTTACTTGTTGGAAATCATGTCAATCAGCTCTTCAAGTTTATCCCATCCGTCATCGTCCAATCTGGCTAATGCAGATACAAGACGGTGCCTAAATGAATCTTCGCCGGATTTCTGTATGTCTGCGAGCATTTCTGCAATTTCTTCATCTTTGCTCTTTGGAACGAACATACTTCCTTTTCCTGTTCTGAGCCATTCTTCACTCACTTCAAATTCTCTACATATAGATTTGATAACTGCATCTGTTGGATTTCTTAAGCCGGTTTCATAATTAGTAATGGTATTTCCTTTTACTCCAATTATGTCTCCAAATGCTGCCTGAGTGAGCTTCTGGGATTTGCGCACTTGTTTGATTCTGTCTTTCACTTTTCCTCACCTCCAATGATAATATATCATAAAAAACTCACAAAGTCAATATTTAGTGTTGACATATAACTCACATCGTGATATTATAAACTCACAAAGCAAGAAACAAGCCACAAGAAAGAGAGGAAAAAGGATATGAATAAAATCAGAAGAAAGAGATTGGCTGAGGCACTTGATCTGATCTCACAAGCTAAAGACATTTTAGAAGAAGTTAAAGATGAAGAACAGGACGCATTCGATAATCTGCCAGAAAGTTTTCAGTATGGTGAGCGTGGCGAGCAGATGGAAGAGTATATTTCAGATATCGAAGAAGCATTTGATAACTTAGAAGAAGCTGAAGGACTTATTTCAGAAATTTAAGAAAAGAGGTAATAGATATGACAAAGAAACAGTATAAGCGACGCGTAATGGAAACATTCAGGACATTTAAAATGAAATATGTGCCTGATGAAAAAATGATAACTGATAGAATCGGCACTCCGAAGTGGGGTTACGTTATTCCCGCAGGTCCACACAAGGGCGAAGTATTAAGAAGCTATCAACAGGCATGGGATACCATAAATGCAGTAATAAACGGATAGCCGAAACGGTCAGGAATGACCGTCCACCAGAGATAACCTACTGGTGCTGATGATGACAGGTTCAAAGTCAGGTGTCCAAGCGAAGCAAGACTATAAACTGAAAGGAGAAAATCATGTCAGAAAAAGAAAAAAGAATCGTAGAAAAGCTGAAAGAAGCGATTCCTAATATGTCAGAATTTGACAAGGGATACATTCTTGGTAAGACGGAAAGTTTTTCTGAGAATAAGCCAGATGATTCTGATAAGGCACAGAAAGAAAGTTCTTAACATGGAGGTGAAAACGGTTGAGCAAAACAGATATTCAGTATCTATTTGATTATGTAAGAGATTTACAGAAACAGGTAAATCAGTTAAAAGTGGCGATTCTTACCGGGGAAACGAATGGATTAGAGCTTCCAAATCCTATCCATCTGGAACCCGGCAAAAGAATACCACTTGGACATCTTGCAGACGATCTACTTGATACAGAATTTCAAAATTGTGGAAACGATACTTGTGATAAGAGCAATGAATGAGATCGCAGTAGTCACTTTAAAACGGTAAGTATCTTCTCTATATGTTTTCATTTCAACTTCACCGTCTTGAGTGACCACATAGCCTTCATATCCACGCACAGGTTGCTTACGTAAGAATCCTTTAGATGCTAAGTATCTATACATTTCGTGATTTTCGGTATCTTGTGCAGTGGTTCCGTTATTTTTAAGAACGGACTTCATTAGCCGATATTGTTTCCCAGTTATCATTTAATCACCTCCCATCTATAGGGAGTATATCACAAGAAAGGAGATTTATGAACGAATTACAGATTTTTAATTCAGGGGAGTTCGGAGAAATTCGAACAATAGAAATTGACGGGAAACCGTATTTTGTTGGAACAGATGTTGCGAAAGCACTTGGATACAGTAATCCGAGGAAAGCCATTCTTGACCATTGTAAGGGAGTAACGAAACGTGACACCCCTACATCTAGTGGCATTCAGTCAATGTCATACATAAATGAGGGAGATTTGTACCGATTGATTATAAAATCGAAACTTCCATCGGCAGAGAAATTTGAATCATGGGTTATGGATGAAGTTCTTCCAATAATCAGAAAGACAGGCTCATACCAGAAGCCACTGACGACAGTTGAACAGATACAGGTTATTGCGACAGGATTCTTAGATCACGAAGAGCGGCTTAACAGACTTGAAAATACCATGACTATTGACTACGCACAGCAGGAATCTATTAGAGACTTAGTGTCAAGTGTCGTAATTGCTCACCTTGGTGGGAAAGAGTCAAATGCTTACAGGGAAATTGGTAAGAAAGTATTTGCTGAATGCAACAGGGATATAAAGACTTACTTCGCAGTAAATGCCCGTAATAACATCCCTAAGCTGAGATTTGAAGAATCTATGGAATATGTCAGAAATTGGCATCCATGCACTAATACAGTAATGTGCATCAGGGACTGCAATGCTCAAATGTGTATTGAGTAGAAAGGAGCGTAAATGGACGCATTACAATTTAATAAAGCCGTCAGCCAACACTGCAAAGAATCTGGTGGAGACTGTTGCAAATGTGACCTACGGCTTTACTGTTACCTATCGCCAAGTGAGCGACCAGATGAGTTAGTGAGCCTGGTTATTGATTTTTTGCATAACCACATTGAAAACCATGGTCATTATACCCATCACAGTGCGGCTTCATTTCCGTGTATTGATGATATGGACATGAGCACCGCAGTAGGCGGCGACTGTTACCAGAAACCTCATACTCTTCACAAACGTTCACATGCTTGTGAATCTTGTGGCAGTGATACAGTCGAGTGATTGTTTCAACCATATAATTCTCCTTTCTCCGTACTCGGCATGGAGGTGCCTGTAAGTACATTATAGGTAGGAGAAAAAGAAAAAAACAATAGAAAGGAGCAAATTATGAGTAAAATTTTCATTCCACACGAGCTTAAAACCATCGAAGTTGACACAGAAAAGAAAATCTTCCGCATCAACGGAGAGGATTTCGGATATGAATGTACGGGTTTTATGATTTCCTGTACACCGGATGATTTCCGTATTGATATGGAAGTGGACACGACCGTACACTTTGCAAACTATTCCAACAAGGGAAAATCGAGAGAACAGGGAACATATAAAGCAGAAGTTCCTTTGGTTGAGTCTCACAGAGCACCGTAAGCTTTCAGAAGATAAGAAACATTATATTCTGGGGTATATGGACGGAGTTATTGATTACAGTAATTCTGACTAGAAAGAAAACAAGAAAGGAGCATGAAATGAGCGAAGTGGATACTTATATTAAAGAGAACGCCGAAGTTCATCAGTTCGCCGCAGAGGTTGCGAGAATCATATCAGGTATCCCACAGATGCCGGAGTTCTCAAACGAGCGCCTGACAGTATCAGACGTGAGCAAAATGACAGGCATTCCTACACCATCTGTCAGAGCAGGAATCATCTATGGATGGCTGCCTATCGGCACGGCGTATCGTGGGAATAAAGTGATTCACGACAGAAAAGGTTCTGGCAGAATAGAATTTGTTATCTCTCCAAGAAAACTCTGGGAAGAAACAGGATATATTTGGAGAGGGAAAGAAGCATTAAAGTGATAGTGCCCCGGCGGTGAAGCACCACCAACCGGAGCGTTGCACTTACTAAATCGCACTTAGTAGGTACAGGTTAATTATAACTTCGTATCTGCTAATTGTAAATACCAAAAAAGGAGAAATTAGCACGATATGAGCAGAAATAGCACAAATAAATGTGAAAATGTTCCGACATGGGGCGAACTTGAGTTCATTCTTGCGACAGAAATTGTCGAAGAAAGTAGAAAAAAAGTAAGAAAATGGTTTATTGCATGGTTGGTCACAACTGCCGCACTGGTAGCCAGCAACCTTGCATGGATTATGGGAGAAATGAAATGAAAGAGTATACACTGATTGCTGTTTGTATGCTTGCCGGGAAATATGTGGACATACCTATTTGGCTGAACATCTTTTTTGGCATCTCGGCAGCATGGGCGGTTCGCCAGATGAAAGCAGACTGGCAGTAGGAAATAAGGAGGATAAGGAAATGTTCGAGAAAGAAATTGACGAAATTTATGAACTTTGTAAAAGAGTTGTGAATGAAGTTCCGACAGCTAGTATTACATTTGAATATTCAAATTATGGTCTGAACGTAAGGGGGGTTAAAAGAAAAGACAATGTTTGTCTTCCCGAAGGCAAATTTAAATGGGATTTATATCAGAATGTATCTCTTGATCCATTTTTCGAGAAAGAAAGTCGTGAAAAGCTCAATAAAATCAAAGCATTCTTGCTGGAGCTTCTGATAGATGGGAAGTGTCCAAATGAGTAAACAGATAGCAATTATGAAGCTTCTTCCCAGTCTGGAGATAGCAGAATGCATTAACGAATTGCTCAGAGAGTTTCAGTCCAGAGGGGATCACATTTTGGATTATGAAAACTGTGATATGTCTCTGGATCATATCGAATGTCATGAGACGGATACATTGTATTGTTTCTTTAAAAGAGAGGAGAAAAGATAATGAAATTGTACGAAATTGATAACGCAATTATGGATTGTGTAGACATGGAAACAGGAGAAATCATTGATGTTGAGAGGCTTTCTGCTCTTCAGATGGAAAGAGATCAGAAGATTGAGGGTATCGGTTGTTGGATTAAAAATCTTCTGTCAGATGCAAAAGCCTTAAAAGAAGAAAAAGATAACCTTGCAGCACGTCAAAAAGTTGCTGAGAACAAAGCAGCTTCATTAAAAGAATTTCTTTCAAAATATCTGGACGGTGAGAAATTTAAGACTGCAAAGGTATCAATTTCTTACAGAAAAAGTGATTCTGTAGATATTTCAGCGAATGCAACTGTTCCTGAGGAGTTCCTTAAATATGCAGAGCCTACACCTGACAAAATCGGATTGAAAGCTGCATTGAAAGCCGGAAAAGAATTTCCGGGAATTTCACTAAAAACTTCTCAGAATATTCAGATTAAGTAGGAGAGCGCTATGAGTGATTTTGAAATCCGTATTCCGGCGAGAAAGAAACAACCGGCAACTGATAAGGATAACCCTGTCGTGAAAGTTTCAACAGGCGCATATAACGCACTGGTTGAAATTTATAACGAATCAACCTTATCAATGAAAGATATCGCAAGTTTGCTGATTATTGAAAGCAGTAAGCACGTGGTTTATGACAAGGAGGAATAGAAGTGAATATATATGAGAAGTTAGGCATTATTCAGTCAAAGCTGAAAGCCCCTAAAGGACAGTACAATTCCTTCGGGAAATACAAATACAGGAGCTGTGAGGATATTCTGGAGGCTGTAAAACCGCTTCTGGCAGAAACAAAGACTGTGTTAAGCGTCACAGATCGGATAGAAATTGTCGGGGATAGAATATACGTCAGGGCAGAAGCTCATCTGAACGACTGTGAAGATACCGGCGAGATTACAACCGTTGCTTATGCAAGGGAAGAAGAGTCAAAAAAAGGCGTGGATTCTTCCCAGGTTACAGGCGCAGCGTCATCTTATGCAAGAAAGTATGCGCTGAATGGTTTGTTCTGCATTGATGACAACAAAGACAGTGATTCTACCAATACAGGTAGCAGCGGAAAAACAGCAGCTAAAAAGCCAGAATCAAAAGAACCTGTTGAGATGATTGCTTCAGAAAATGTAATGAACATCCAGAACATCATTGACAAATATCCGAGTTCTAACTTGTTTGAACAGATTAAAACTCGTTTCAAGGTAGACGATGTGAAAGGACTCACAAAAGAAAAAGGGCAAAAATGTCTCAAAATGTTGATTGAGTACGATAAACAGCATAGTGGAAAGGAATAAAAAATGAACAAAGTTATTCTTGCAGGACGATTTACAAGAGATCCAGAAGTCAGATATACAAATGATGGAACATCAATCGTAAGATTTTCCATTGCAGTCAATAGAAGATTTGTAAAAGAGGGTTCTGATCAGAAAGCGGACTTTCTTAATTGTATTGCATTTGGAAAGTCTGCGGAATTTATCGAAAAATATTTCACAAAAGGCATGAAAGCAGATTTATCTGGAAGAATCCAGACAGGATCCTATACGAATAAAGACGGCGTGAAGGTATATACAACAGATATTGTTGTCGAGGAAATCGAATTCGGCGAAAGTAAAGGTTCTTCACAGGCACAGACAGCACCGCCTACACCGAATCCAGAAGCCGACCCGGACGGATTTATGAGCATTCCAGATGGAATTGATGAGGAGATGCCGTTCGCATGATACAAATTGACAGTAGGGAACATCAGAAAGTTATTGATGACATTAAGAAAGCATTTGATGCAGCAGGGGAGAAATGGTTTGTGTCGAAGCTCTACGTCGGGGATTATATGAATTATGACAACCCTCGACTGGTTGTCGACCGAAAGCAAAATCTTTCCGAATTATGTGGAAATGTGTGCCAGCAGCACGAAAGATTCCGCGCTGAGATTATCCGGGCAAACGAAGCAGGAATAAAACTTGTCTTCTTATGCGAACACGGGAAAGGAATCGAAAAGCTGGACGATGTTCTCTGGTGGGAGAATCCCAGGGCGAAGAAGCGGGTTAAGAAAAATGGTATCTGGATTGAGCAAGAACAGAAAGTTATGCACGGCGATACGTTGTACAAAATTCTATGCACAATGCAGAGAAAATATGGCGTTGAGTTCCTATTTTGTGACAAAAAAAATACTGGAAAACGAATAATGGAGATTCTGTCGGATGGACAAAGAAACGATTAAACAGCAGAACAGTATGAGAGATGTTCTTTCCAGATACGGAATGATTCCGAACAGAGCTGGCTTTATCAGCTGCCCATTTCATTCCGGTGACCGTACTGCTTCAATGAAAATTTACAAAGACAGCTATTATTGCTTCGGATGTGGCGCGACAGGAGACATATTTACATTCGTTCAGAGCATGGATAATTGCGATTTTAAGACAGCCTTTCAGATTCTTGGTGGAACATACCATAAACCTGATTTTTCGTCCAGAATGGCAATATATCACGCTCAGAAGCAAAAAGAAATGAGAGAGAAGGCAGAGCGGAAGAAAAATGAAGAATTGCAGGAATGTTTGTCCGATATTGACTTTTACAGGTCTATTCTTGGCAGAGTAAAGCCATTATCAGATGGCTGGTGTGAAGCATGGAACAAATTACAGCTTGCATTATATAAGCATGGATTCATAACAGGATTGGAAGAAGGTGATTAAAGAAAATGGAACAGATTAACAAGCTCACATCAGAATCAATTCTGGAAGAAGAAGTGTTTAATGAGATATTCAAGCAAGAAGATGAAATTTACAAGGCACGTTTGACATTGACTCTTCTGGACAGAGCGAAAGAGCTTGGAGTAAAGAAGAAATTTGAGGATCTGTTAAAAGTCTACACAAAAGTACATAAGCAGATCCTTGAGAAAGAAAAGCAAGAGAAACCTGTATCCGCATTAAATCAATGGACAAATTTCTCTGATTGCGAATATGACCGCATGAAATGTCTTAACTGGATGGCAGATGATGAGGGAATCAGGATTTCAAATACAAATCCAGGATCACCGGATATTATAGCTTGTTATCACCCTATTCTTCCAATCGAACGAATGAAGAATCTGGAGACTGGAGAAGAGCAGATTAAGCTTGCATATAAGCGAAACGGTAAATGGTCTGAAATTATCGTTCCAAAGACAATGATTACATCCGCGACTAAAATCGTAGGGCTGTCAGCGTTGGGAATTTCAGTCACTTCGGAAAATGCGAAGTATCTGGTCCGGTATCTGTCGGACGTGGAAAACGCCAATGATGATTATATCAACATCCAATATTCTTCCAGTAAAATCGGGTGGATTCGAGATTATTTCCTGCCTTACGACAAGGATATCGTATTTGATGGCGATATGAGATTTCGTCAGTTATACGAAAGTATCAGTGTAGGTGGCAGCAGAGTAGAGTGGTATGAACATGTAAAAAAGGTTCGTGCTACTGGAAGAATCGAACCAAAAATCATGTTGGCTGCAAGTTTTGCAAGCATTCTAATTAAACTGGTCGGTGCTCTTCCATTCTTTGTGGACTTATGGGGCGAAACCGAGGGCGGTAAGACTGTAACGCTTATGTTGGGGGCTTCTGTCTGGGCGAATCCAGGTGAATCTAGGTACATAGGAGACTTTAAAACAACCGATGTGGCCCTGGAAGCAAAATCCGATATGCTCAACAACTTACCGCTGATTCTGGATGATACTTCCAAAGTATCGGCTAAAATCCGGGATAATTTCGAAGGAATTGTATATGACCTATGTTCCGGCAAAGGAAAGAGTCGTTCTAACAAAGAACTGGGCGTGAACCGGGAGAACCGCTGGCAGAATTGTATTCTTACTAACGGTGAACGTCCACTGGCCGGGTATGTCAGTCAAGGTGGAGCAATTAACCGAATTATTGAGGTTGAGTGTTCCGAAAAGATATTTGATGATCCACAGCTTACCGCAGATACTCTTAAAAAGAATTACGGATACGCAGGAATCGATTTTGTGAACGCAGTCAAGGAAATGTCTATTGATGATATAAAAGCCCTGCAAAAGCACTATCAGGGGCTTATACAGGACGATGATAAAATGCAGAAGCAGAGTATATCAATGAGCATTATCCTGGTAGCGGATAAAATCGCAACAGATCAGCTGTTTCATGATGGCCAGTACATTGACATTGAGACGGCTAAGAATCTTCTGACAGAGAAAGAAATGGTGTCTGAAAACGAACACGCTTACTGGTTCGTGCTTGATAAGATTGCCATGAACGGAATTAAATTTGATGATAACCCAGATATCAAGACAGAAAGATGGGGAATTATCGACAATGATCCGGTAGAAAAAACGTCAACTGCAATAATCTATAGCGCAGCGTTTGATGATTTATGCAAAATCGGAAGATTCTCCAGAAAAGCATTTTTGTCATGGGCTGTCAAGAAAGGACTTGTGGAAACCGACAGCAGAGGATATCCGACCAAAGCAAAAAAACTGGACGGAATTGTCACCAAATGTGTGTTCTTGAAAATTGTAGATGAAATTCCAAAAGGTTTTGTGAATTGTAATGATGATTTTGAGATTACAGACGATATTGTGTTTGATTAACAAACAATTCGTCCAAAAGGTAACCGGGTAACCTAGGTAACCTTTGATTCTGCATATATATATTTAAGTATTTATATGCACATATTGAGTATAAAAGTTTCCCTATATGAGAAAGTCAGGGTTACTCGGTTACTCGGTTACCTACCTGTAAAATCAATGGTTTACACAAATTAGTACGGTTACATCTCGGTTACTGTGGGTTACTTATATTAAAATAATATAAATATATTATATTTATAAAATAAAATTAAATAGAGCGTATACAGTATATTGTATACAATATTCAAAGGAGATGATAAAAATAAAAGTAGAAGCAAAGGATATTCCGTATATTCAAAAATTTATGACTGAATTTTGGAAAGCTATAAAAGATTTCTATTCGGCCGAACTTACAGATGAATATTCCAAGCAGGCTACTGATCGTCTGATAGAGCTTGGAGAGTATGCGGAAATGTGCCCTGATAATAATGATAAACAGTTTATCAAGAATTGTCTAGTTGCTTTTAATAAGCTGTTAGATTCTAAACAGAGGAAAGTGATGCAGAAAGAGATATAGGGCGTTGCTGAAGATGATGTTCTGGTGCAGATCGCAAGACCAGGACTGGATGTTGATTTGAATTTATGTTCATTTTGAAAGGAGTATCAAATGATTGATTGCAAAGGAAACAAGTTAAACATTGGTGACGAGGTTGTATATATTCACGGCAAAAACTCAGATTCCCGATTACAGACCGGATTCATAACAAAATTTTATAAAAGTTATTATGGGCGTGATGAATGTAGCGTAGGAAAAGCGACTCATATTTTAAGCCATAGAGTAATGAAGCTCAGTTAAAAGGAGAAAGAAACATGAAACTGTATGACGTATATGACGGTTCAAAGTACATCGGGGAGCTGACGCTTGCTGAAATATCGGAATTGACAGGAAAGACAAGAAGCCAGATATCGCAGGCAATCAGCGGGGCATATGACATTAACGGAAGATATGCGGCCATATATGAGGGACAGCAAACAATCGCATACTCAAACAAGAATGATCGAAGGATGTTGATGGAATTTGATGCTCTGGCAGGCAAAATAAGGAGGGCAGCCGGATGGGAAAGTTAAAAATCAAGCAGAAAAAGAAAGCATTCATTCCGTATACGAATCAGCAGGCTAATATGTTTGCGCAGTCTATCCAGAACTGTCAGAAAGAGTTAAAGGAGATGGAGTCAAAAGCCTTTGATGATGGGTTCGAGGATGGAAAGAACTGGTCTGACGTGCTGAATTTTGTGATTTTGTTTTATGTAATGCACGAATTGCACGGATGGGGATGGAAACGTTACATGAAATCCGTAAAAAGAATTAATAACTACATCAATGATATTAATTCTGGAAAAACATCATTGTCTGAAATGGTTGATGATTTGGAAAAGAAGCATCACATTCGGATTTGTGATGATTATAAGGAGTTAATCAAGAGATATGGAGCGTAAAGCTGCGCCGATGATTTATATGCAGAATAACGGACAGGTAGCATTTGACTAAATGAAAGTAGGACGAGAAATGAAAATTAAATTAAAAGAAATCAGCAGAGACGATTTAAAGGTAGGAGATACCGTTGGAATTGCCAGAACGGTGAATTGCGGGTGGTTATCGACGTTCCGACATAGAAAAATTATTCCGGTTAAGATTACAAGAATTACTCCAAAAAGAACCAAGATCGAAACAGATATATATGAAGAACATGGAAAAGGCGAAAAGTTTTACGAATACGATGAAAATGCCAGAAAAGAAAATGAACTTGCGGAAAAGTTTGTTCTGGTAAAAGATATGGAGTTTGAACTTAACCAGTTTGAAAACAAATATGGGCTGAAACGGATGGATGACGAAGATATTCTCGAGATGGCTGATTACGTAGAAAAGATAATGAAAATTTTAGGCAAATACAGAAAGAAATAACGAATCCTCGGTAAACCGAGGCCATATCAAGATTAGCATGGTGAATTGATACGTAAATAAATACAGAAATCATGGAGGACTGCACAATAGCGTGCCAGTTGCTTACATGGGGAAAGTGAGGATGAAAATGGATTATAAATACTGTAGATGTGGATGCGGTGGAATTATAGGACAATACAGTAAAGTGAAAGGATTCACCTGTGAAAGATGCAATAAAGAGTATCAATTATCAGAGCTAAAATTCGATTGGATTGCATCGAACGAAAAGACCGGATGGCTATTTCCGATGTTGAAAAAGGAGGACGCAAAGTGAAATTCAAAAGTAACGCAAAATATAACGAAGAACCTAAAACCGGAAGTATTTTCGCCTTGGAATACAATTCTTTAAAAATCGTTATTCACAAATACGTTGGCTATGGAGATACGCTGTTCCTTAACTGTAACACATTGGGTATTTACAACTACAATCTTGGAACAGAGGATTTTGAGGAAGCTGTCAGAAAGGCGAAAGAAGTTGTCATGCGTGAAGCTAAGAAAATCAGAGAAGATGCTTACAGATTCTGCGCAGACGGCAAAATTGAATTTGATAGATATTAGGAGGACGCAAAATGAAATTATTTAAAACAGTAGATGAGAAATTAGCGGAAATTGGATTTGTGAAAGAAGAAGAAGACAAGTATGGGTGTGTGTATAAAAGAAAAGATAAGGAATATAATTTTACGCAAAAAGTCTACATTGGACACAAAAAATCTGGTGGACATATTTTGCAGTCATATGATCCAGATTTAGGAGATGATGAAGGAATTGGAAATACTTGTGTTGGTCTTACAGGATATGAAATGAAATTGTTTGTCAAAAAGATGAAACAATTAAAGATGTATTCAGGTAAGGAGGACACAAAATGTTAATCAGAAGTCAGAATAGAGAATTTTTAATCAATTTCAACAATTCAATCGTAATCAATATCATGGATATTGAAGGGGCCGTGAAAATCGTATGCTCATATTCATGCAAGGATTATATTATTGGACATTATTCATCAAAAGCAAAAGCCATAAAAGTGTTGGATATGATTCAGGAAGCCTATGTAAATGGACATATTGATTACCAGATGTCAGAGGATAGTGAGGTGGAAGTATGATTACGTTCTTATTAGGACTTATACTTGGAATCATATTCGGAGTGGCTGGTCTTGTATGTGTAGCAATCATGTACGATAAGCACCATCCAGACGATTAGAAAGGAGAACGGTATGCTGACAAGGAATAAAAAGCTGAAAGATTACGGTATTCCGGCAGAGGATATTGAAAAACTGAATACGATGCTGAAAGACTTTCCGGCAGAGTACGGATACCTGCTTTCCAGTGCCGCCTTGTCAGCTTGCCCGAAAAACACGGTGATAGCAGATATGGTTATTGAGAATATCTTGCACCGGAAAAGTTACAGGAAAATCAGCAGAGAAAGATATATCCCGATGAATCCGAAGGACTTTTACGGATACAGACGCAAGACCGTCGCTGTACTGTATGAGAGGATGCGGTTGTTGGGAATGTGGGAGGATGAATAAATGCGTTTAATTGATGCAGACAAAATAATTGACTCTCTTGGAAATTCGGATATGGATTTTGCAATAGGTGCAGTTATTGACGAACAGCCGACAGTTTTTGATGTAGATAAGGTTGTGGAGCGGTTAGAAGAAGAAAAGAAGAGAGCATTTAAACTATGTTTGGGAACTAATGACAGCACGCAAAGGCTGAAATACATTGAAAAAGAACAGACGATAGCTTTAGCAATCGAAATTGTAAAAGGTGGTGGAGTTGAATGAGAGAAATTCTTTTCAAGGGAAAGCGGATTGATAATGGAGAATGGGTTGAGGGATGTTACGCGGAATGCAATGGCAAGACATTCATTGGAATTGATATATCCATTGGCATTGATGATATATTTGAGGTTTTTTGTACTCCTGTAATTAGGTGGCTTGAAGTCGATCCAGAAACCCTCTGCCAGTTCACGGGGGAGACTGACAAGAACGGTAAGAGGATCTGGGAGAGCGATGTTGTTTGGCTTGTTTATGATGGGAAAGAACATATTTATCAGATAGTTTGGGATAACTCTGAATTAGATTTTAAAGCGACCAATGGTGAAGAAAATTACGGATCGAATTTTGAATATTTACTATGTTGCGATGAAATTGAAGTTATTGGAAACATTTTCGACAATAAAGAATTATTACAAGGAAGTGTAAAATGAGAGAGTTTATACATGGTGACTGCATGAAATATTTACCGGAATTTCCGGACGATTACTTTGATATTGCCATAGTAGACCCTCCATATGGAATAAAAGAGCATGGAGGAAAGAATCGAAGTAAATATGTAAAGCAGAAAAATGGAAGTTCTATATACGTTCCAGACGGAGGATATAAAAATTTTGGATGGGACAATTCGCCTCCTGAACCTGAATATTTTAAACAATTGTTCAGAGTTTCTAAAAATCAAATTATATGGGGAGCAAATTATTTTGATTATCCAATGGCTGGAGGGATGATTATATGGGATAAATGCAATGATGGTTCCGACCAGTCTGATGCAGAAATTGCGTTCAACAGTCTAACAAGAAGAGTAGATATATTCAGATATATGTGGAGAGGAATGTTTCAAGGAAAATCAATTACTGAAGGAACTATTCAACAAGGAAATAAGAAATTAAATGAAAAGAGAATTCATCCAACACAGAAGCCGGTAAATCTATACAGGTGGATTTGCCAGAAATATCTGCAGAAAGGAATGATGGTGCTTGATACACATACAGGAAGTGCCAGCTCTCTAATTGCTTATGAAGAATATGGGATCGAATATATAGCTTTTGAAATTAATGAAGAATATTACCTCAACGCAAAGAAGCGGTTGAATGAGTTTAAACAGCAGTATACATTATTTGATTACGGATTGGAGGAACACAAATGAGTAGTGCAAGCGTAAGATTCGGAACAAAAGCGTATGTATGCGCAAGGTACTTCCTTAGACCGGGAAAGTGCTTCAAATACATCGACCAGCGTGGCGAAGATGCCACAGAACACATCTATGAGGTCATGGCATTATATCCTTATTGTGCATTATTAAGAGATACCAGGAACGGAGTCAGAACTTGCCCGGGATATAATACTTTGAGCCTGATGCTGAGAGGAAGTGAAGCGAGTGAGTAAAGGAAAAGACATTTCGACTATGTTTACAAGAGAAGAAAACCAAAAGAACGGAGGGCTTGGATATGGACTGTCCACCAGAGAAAAGAAAAGTATTATCAGTCCGGCACAGTACGGAGCATTCTTGCAGAAAAGAGGTAGGAGAAGATGAGTAAATCAGTATTAATCATGAACACACCAAAAGGATGTTTTGCTTGCCCATTTCATATGGCAGATTTCAATTTTAATTTATGCCTTGCAACAAGAAATGATTCAATCAGAACTATTTCTAAAGTAAGCCATGAAGGATTCAAAAAACTGGCAGGAAGACCCGAATGGTGTCCACTGAAAGAATTGCCAGAAAAATTGGAAGCGAGCACACGTGATAATGAAAGATGCGGTCAAGACGCGGAAAATAAGCGATAAAAATAAACAAGCGACAAAAACAAGCGGAAAGGAGAGGTGAAAGCATGATTGACTTAACAAATACATGTGTTCTGGTTAGAACAAAAGAAGAAAATGAAATGCTTCTCAAAGAAGCTGAGAAACAGGAATTCCATTGGTATAAAAAAGACCATTGCGAGCCATTACAAACACAATATTTTCCGGACATTTTAAAATTTTATAAATATGATATAAGTTATGCGGCAAGTGTCAGATCAGACTTTGCTTTCTATGAGGCATCAGAACTCCTCGGGACAAAAGAAATGACAGTAAGAGAGTTTATTGAGCGGATTGCAGATGTTTGTAGATACATCGAAGCTGGCAGTGGAGAAGTTAAAAGAGGTGAAGTAGATGGAGAGATTAACACGCAGATTAAACAATAATAAAATTGTTGCGATAAAAGGGGACAGTTGCGATTATAATGCGTACTCATTTGATTGTCAGACTAGTGAAGAAAGAAAAAGATTAAAAACGGCATTAGAAAAACTTGCCAACTACGAAGACTTAGAAGAACAGGGCTTGCTTGTGAGATTGCCGTGTAAGGTTGGAGACACGGTTTGGGTGGTAACATCGCCAATTAATGTGTTTGGTTATGATGAATATGATGGAGATGCGGAATATGAAGTATATGAATCTTTTTTATCAAGCGTATCTTATTATGCGTCTGGAGAACAATTCAGAATTTACGCAAAAGTAACGAATAGTTTTATTGCGGCATACTTTAGAGAATGTGATTTTGGAGAATCTATATTCCTCACCCGTGAAGATGCTGAGAAGAAGTTGGAGGAGTTAGAAAATGAATAATGTGTATCTAGTAATTAGAGAAAAGGATAGTGTATTAGTCTCAATTATGAGGAACAAATTAGATGGTACGTATTCTTTTGTAAATTTAACAAAAGGACACATATGTACTTGTAAATTTAATACCGTTGAAGAAGCGGCAGAAGATATGCAAGGCAAAAAAGAAAACGGTGAAGTTTTAGATTATTTTAAAGTATGTGAATAAATGGGAGGATTAACATGAAACCAGAAGAAGCAATTAAAATCTTACAGGAACGTATTGGCTTAACTAAAAAGGTCTGGTCGAATGTACCAGAAATTATTAAGTACCGTGAAGCATTAGAATTAGCAGTTAAAGCGTTAGAAAAGCAGACCCCAATGAAGCCAAATAACATAAAATCTATTTTTGATTTTTCAGGCAGATACTATACGACAAAGGGCAATTGTCCAGTTTGCAATAGAGAGAGACTTTGTAAATCGGATTTTTATTGCAATAAGTGCGGACAGAGATTAGATTGGGAGGGGTGAAATAAATGAATCTTAGAAAAGCTACACTAACCGACTATGGAGTGCCGCCGGGCGATATACCGGCACTTCAAAGTCATTTCAGACACCTTGACGAGAATGACAAATATAATCTTCTGCAAGTATCAATCAAATATGCGCCAGGCATAGAAACACAGATATACGACAGCATAGTGAACTGTATAGGATACCGGACAATGGAACGATTCCGGGAGGTGCCGGTATCTGAAAATGATTTCTACGGATACAAGCGCAGGACTATGGCAGAATACTATCACTTGGCAAAATTGACCGGAAGATTATAAAGTTGATAAAAACTAAAAGTGGTGTAGAGGTACATAACCCCTAGTGTGGTATTATAGTGTATATAACTATAGCTATACTGGGGGTTTTTGAATTGAGGTGATGATATGGCGAACTTAAAAGCAGTTACAAGAAAACTTCAAAAAGCTATATTATCCACCGGATTAATTATAAAAATTGGAACGTCACAATTTTACAGTAAAGAACAGGAAAGATTAATTACTCTTACCATAATCTCAACGCCCACACTTCATTTGACCAAAAGAAAAGAATGGAAAGATTGTGATTATGAAATATTACGAACTGCATCCCAGTATGATGTAGTCATGTGCTTAAAAGAAATATGGGAGGCGTGCCAAGAATGGAAATAGATAGAGGTGATTAGATGGACTTGACGCCTAAACAGAAAGCGTTTGCAGATGAATATATAAAAAATGGCGGGAATGCATCTGATGCCGCAAGGAAAGCTGGATATAAAAATTATGAAGTGGAAGGCTATAGATCGATAAGAAATGATAAGGTTTTATCTTATATAGCCGAAAAGCAGGCTAAAATCGAGAAACAAAAATGTACCGATATCATGTCTCTGGCAGAAATCCAGCAACGTCGTTCCATGATCGCAAGAGGTGAGCTGACTGATTCATTCGGATTTGCTCCGGACTTCTCCGATCAGCTGAAATCTATGAATGATCTGGAAAAAACGCTTGCTATAAAAGAAGCCAGAGAAGAGCAGCGGAAAGCAGAAGAAAAAGCCAGATTACAAAGTGAATATCATATTGATCTGGATATTGTCCCGGACATATTTCATAAAATGATTAGAGATATCCGGAAAAAGAAACATAGCGAGTATATTCTCCCTGGTGGACGTGGCTCCATGAAGTCCTCAACTATATCTCTGATCATACCGGAACTGCTGAAGAATAATCCAAATATGCACGCCTTGATTCTTCGAAAAGTCGGGAACACAATAAAAGATTCTGTTTACGCTCAGATGAAATGGGCTATTGATAAATTGGATCTAAATGAGGAATTTATGTGCAAGGTGTCTCCTATGGAAATCACATATAAGCCGACCGGTCAGAAGATATACTTCCGCGGTGCTGATGATCCATTAAAGATTAAGTCCATCAAGCCAGAGTTTGGATATATAGGTATTGTCTGGTTCGAGGAGTTAGATCAGTTTTCTAATCCAGAAGAAATCCGAAACATTCAGCAGTCTGCTATTCGTGGTGGTAATGAAGCATATAAATTCAAGTCATTTAACCCACCTAGAAGCAAGAACAACTGGGCGAATGAATATACAGCAGAAGCAGAAGAAAAAGATAAAAATGTAATGGTTGTGCATAGCACATACCTTGATTTGGGGATTGAACAGGAGTGGCTTGGAGACGTATTTCTTGCAGATGCTGAACATCTAAAAGAAGTAAATCCAGATGCTTACGACAATGAGTATTTAGGACATGCCAACGGAAATGGTGGAAATATCTTTGAATACATCGAGGAAAGAACTATCACAGACGAAGAAATCAGCCATTTTGATAGAATTTATCAGGGGGTTGACTGGGGCTGGTATCCGGACAAATATGCTTTCTCCAGAATCTATTATGATTCAACTAGAGAAACAATCTATTTCATTGACGAGATTTACGAAAACAAAAAATCAAATGAATGGACTGCAAATGAAATCAAGCGAAGACAGTATGACGATTACGAAATTACTTGCGATTCTGCCGAGCCTAAATCAATCAATGATTACAGAGATTCAGGGCTCCCGGCAAGAGGAGCAATCAAAGGACCGGGAAGCATTGAGTATTCCATGAAGTGGCTGCAAAGAAGAAAGCTTGTGTTTGATCCGAAAAGAACGCCAAATGCTTACAAAGAGTTCAAAAAGTACGAATATGAACGTGATAAAGATGGAAATATTTGCAGTGGATATCCAGACAAGGATAATCATTTAATAGATTCCGTCCGGTATGGCTCAGAGTCATTATGGAGAAGACGAGGTAACAGTGCATAATGGGACTTATAACAACACTAAAAAGGTGGTTTAACATGATATTCAAAAAACAAGCCGAAGAGGACTTTAATATCGAGGCAGCAGAATTTCCAGAAATGGAATCGCTGATTAACCGGTGCGCGAACATTTACAGGGGAGTACCGGAATGGCTAGATGATAAGAATAACATCAAGACGATTAATTTTGCAAAATCTGTCTGCTCAGAAACAGCCAGACTCGCAACACTGGCGATTGGCATTCAGATAGACGGTTCTGCAAGAGCAACATGGCTTCAGGAACAGATTGACAAGGTATATTTCCAGATCCGGCGCTGGGTAGAATATGGCTGTGCTTATGGAACAGTATTTATCAAGCCAAACGGCGAGAGCCTTGACGTATTTACTCCGGCAGACGTGATGATTGTGGATTATGACAATCAGGAAATCAAAGGGATTATATTTAAGGATTCTTATACCGTCGGACGGAAATACTACACAAGGCTTGAATATCATCGTTTTGTTGAGACAACAGTGGACGGAGCGACAACTTATCCGTATTATGTTTCCAACAGAGCTTATGTATCAAAATCCTCTCAGTCAATCGGAGACAAGATTGACCTTAAACAGACAAAGTGGGCTGACCTCATGGCAGATACACCGCCGATACTCAAGGCAAACGGCGAGAAGCTGGACGGACCGTTGTACGGAATGTTGCGGACACCGCAGGCGAACAATGTGGATATCAGTACACCACTTGGACTTCCAATATTCGCAGAAGCTATCGAAGAGCTGAAAGACCTTGACATTGCATATAGCAGAAATGCCGGAGAAATTTTTGATTCGCAGAAGATAGTTCTGGCAGATGACAGATTGCTGATGCCAAGCGGTACACCTGTAGCAGCCATGTCGCCACAGGGTATGGAGAACAGACGTAATGAGATGAACTTACCGCACTTTGTCAAGAATGTATTCGGACAGGACGAGAAAGAATTTTATCAAGAAATCAATCCGATTCTCAACACAGATACCCGTATAAGCGGAATAAATGCCATTTTAAGCCAGTTAGGATATAAGATTGGATTCTCCAACGGGTACTTTGTTTTCAACGAATCTAGCGGCATTCAGACGGCTACAGGAGTAGAAGCGGAACAGCAGAGGACAGTGCAGTTTATCAAGGATGTAAGGGATAAGTTGGAGTCTTGCCTAGATGAAGTTATTTACGCATTGAACGTTTACGCTGATCTGTACGGGCTTGCACCGGTTGGGGCTTATGAAGTCAATTACGACTTTGGCGATATTCTGTATGTACGTGAAAACGATCGTGCAAGATGGTGGCAGTATGTGACTACTGGCAAGGTTCCGGCATGGATGTATTTCGTAAAGTTTGAAGGAATGACTGAGGAAGAAGCTAAAGCAATGGTTAAAGAAGCCCAGCCAGACGAACCAAAACTGTTTGGAGATGAGTAATTATGTTAAGCCCAGAGTATTTACGCCAGATAACAGAAGGAAGTGAACAGATTGCAGAGGAACTACATCAGTACATTGTCGGAGAAATTGTATCCAGAATGATGACGCGGATCGGCAGAGGCGAGAAGTATATACTAACCAATGCCGATGCTTGGAGAATTCGGACATTGCAAGAATCCGGTGAGCTGTTAGAAGATATTCTGTCAGAGCTGTCTAAATATACTAAGCGGCAGCAGGAAGAGCTAAGAGAGACGTTTGAAGATGCCGGAATCACTGCTCTCGATTATGATGACAAGATATACAAGGCGGCAGGATTAAGCCCTGTACCGCTCGAACAGTCGCCAGCTATGATAAGGCTCATGGAACGGAATATGCTTGCGACTATGGGTGAGTGGAAGAACTTTACACGAACCACCGCAAGTGCCGCTCAGAGGCTCTATATTGAGCAATGCGACCTTGCCTATAATCATGTAATGACTGGGGCGGTTGGGTATACACAAGCCATCAAAGAGGCGGTTAATAACGTTGTGAGTGATGATGTTACGGTCACATATCCATCCGGCAGGCGCGACACTATCGAAACAGCAGTCGCACGTTCTGTCAGAACTGGCGTGGCTCAGGCTACTGGAGATATATCCCTCAAACGCATGGAAGAAATGGGCTGGGATTTAGTTCTGGTCAGTGCTCACATGGGAGCCAGAACAGGTGACGGCGGTGAGAATCCCGGAAACCACTCATGGTGGCAAGGAAAGATATACTCTCGTTCTGGCAAGAGCAAGAAATTTCCACCGTTCTCATTGACCGGATATGGAACGGCGAGTGGATTGTCAGGGGTCAACTGTCGGCATAGTTTTGGAGCCAGTGATGGAGAATTTAATCCCTATACAGAACTATCAGCGCAGGACAAAGCCAACAAAGGTAAACAGTACGAAAAAGAACAGCGACAGCGCACTTATGAGCGAAGAATCCGAAAAACAAAGCGTGAAGTCCTTGGAATGCAAGCGGCGGTTGATAACTGCAAAGACGAACAGGCAAAATTCGCATTACAGCAAGACCTTGACCGGAAGTCTTATCTTTTGCAGAAACAAAATGCTGCATACAAAGATTACTGCAAAGACAATGATCTAAGAGAGCTGCAAGACCGACTCATGATTGCTAAATGGAACCGCCAGAATGCTGCAAAATCCAGAGGAGCGGCAAAGAGATATAAAACAGCAAAGGGGATTGACTGATGGACAGATGGGAATATTTCAATCCTAATCCTGTTAAGGACAAGAGAACGGGAGATTGCGTTGTCCGGGCAATATGTAAAGCAACCGGCTTTGATTGGGAAACGGTATTCGCCGGATTAATGATACAGGCATGCACTCTGTCAGATATGCCAAGCGCAAATTATGTCTGGGGAGCGTATCTTTATAAGCATGGATACAGACGTAAGCTGATAGAACAGTCAGAACGATATATCTATACAGTCAACGACTTTTGTACAGACCATCCGACAGGTACATACATTTTATGCATAGATGGCCATGTAGTGACGGTACAGAATGGCAAATATTACGATACATGGGATAGTGGTAATGAGGTCCCGGTATATTACTGGGAAAAGGAGTAGCTAAATGAACATATCAGAATTTGTACAGATTTTCCTCTCTATCTGCGGAGGGGTGTCCATTGTCGGAGGGGCGGCAGCCGTAATCTTTAAATGGATTACCCCGGCATTCCGACTTAATAAGCGAGTAGAGACACTGGAAGAACATGATAGACGAGATTATGAAAGTCTTCGGAGAATCGCAGAACGAGACTCATTAATTCTGGAAGTATTGTCAACAATGTTGGACAGTCAGATCAGCGGGAATAACGTCGAGGAATTAAAAAAAACAAAACAGAAGCTTACAAATTATCTTGCGCAGAATCAACGTTAGCATTAATAAGGGGTATGCTCATGAAATTATATGTGTTCACTAAGAAAGATATAGACAGATTCTTAATAGAGTGTAATTTCACACCGGACGAAGAAAGATTGTTCCGATTGAGATGCAAGGAATATACGCTCGAATACTGCGCTGAACAGATGAATGTGAGCATATCTACAGCAAAGCGGTTAAGCCGGAGGGTAAATAATAAAATAACCAAAGTGTGCTGATACTTTTTGGATACTAATTAGAGCCAGAAACGACCTGTTTCCGGTTCTTTTTTTATGTAAAAATATAGCTATAGAAAGTCATAGAATAAGTCATAGAATAAGTCATAGGAGGTGTACGAGATGGCATTATATAACAATCCTTATCAATATAGTTTTGGTGTTCCGGGACAGATGAACCAGTTTCAGCAACAGCCTGTCCAGATTCCAGCTCAACCAGTACAGCAACCACAACAGAATAATAGTGGTATCCTGTGGGTATCCGGCGAAGTCGGCGCAAAATCCTATCTGGTAGCACCTGGGACAAGCGTTTTACTGATGGATTCAGAGAGTGAAAAGTTCTACATAAAATCCACAGATGTATCCGGTATGCCACAGCCACTGCGGACATTTGAATACCACGAGATAGGCTCTCAGATGCCGCCTAAACAGCCTGTTCAGAACATGGACAGTAAATATGTTACTCGACAGGAATACGATGATTTGAAAGGCAAATACGAAGCTATTATAAACCGATTAAATTCATTTTCTGAACCTGTTAGGGCTAATACCGCACAGGAATCAGCGACCAAGGGAGGAAATGCAGATGAGTAATCCATTATTTAATGCCCTCGGTGGTGGGACACCGCAGGGAAACGGACCAATGCAGATGATACAGCAGTTTATGCAGTTTAGGCAGAATTTTAAGGGAGACCCGAAAGCAGAAGTTGAGAAGATGTTACAGTCTGGAAAGATTTCTCAACAGCAGCTCAATCAAGTTCAACAGATGGCAGGACAATTCCAGCACATGTTGAAAGGAATGAAATAGTACATTACAATCTGGCCAGATTGATGTAAATACACAAAAAGGAGATTATATTATGGATGGAAATTATAGCTTAGCAGATATTGCCGCTGCTACTGGAAATGGTAGAAATAATGACGGCATGTTTGGTGGAGATGGCAGCTGGTGGATTATTGTTTTATTCATTTTTGCTTTCTTCGGATGGGGAAACAACGGCTGGGGCAATAATGGAAACGGCAGCGGATATGTAGCCACAGCAGCTACTCAGGCAGATATTCAGAGAGGATTTGATAATTCCGCAGTAATCAGCAAACTTGACGGAATCAACAGTGGTCTCTGTGATGGCTTCTATGCCATGAATAACGGTATGCTTACCGGTTTTAATGGAATCAACACAAACATCATGCAGACTGGCTTCGGCATTCAGCAGGCTATTAATGCCGATACTGTAGCGAATATGCAGAACGCCAATGCACTCCAGGCTCAGCTTGCGAACTGCTGTTGCGAAACCAGGGAAGCTATTCAGGGCGTGAACTACAACATGGCGCAGAACACCTGTGCATTACAGAACACCATGAACAACAACACAAGAGACATTATTGACAGCCAGAACGCTGGAACAAGAGCCATTCTTGATTATCTTTGCAATGAAAAAATTTCTAACTTGCAGGCTGAAAACAATGATCTCAGACGCGCTGCTTCTCAGGACCGCCAGAGCGCACTTCTCACAACTGCAATGGCTTCACAGACACAGCAGCTTATTAATGCGATTAATCCGGCACCGATTCCGGCATATCAGGTTCCTAATCCGAACACATATTACGGATGCGGATGCAACACTGGATGTAATTGCTGATAACTTCATATCGAGAGTATCTTTCGATCGATTCGGATGTCGGCCTATGCCGTATTACACAGAGGGGCAGGCTGAGACCTGTCCTTTTGTGATATGAAAGGAGTATTTTTATGGCAGAATTTACAAATGTAGCTGCTCAGACTGTAGCAGCAAATGGAAACGTAGTATTTTCAAACACAGCAGTTAAAGGGTCTAACTGCATTCAGCACAGAGAGGGAAGCGGAATCATTACACTGAGAGGTTTAACCAATCAGTGTAAAGCTAGATTCTTCGTGGACTTTTCTGGTAATATCGCGATTCCAACAGGCGGTACAGTTGAAGCTATCTCTTTGGCAATTGCAATCTCTGGAGAACCAGTATTATCTTCTCAGATGATTTCCACACCGGCAGCAGTAGATCAGTATAATAATGTGTCTTCCGGAATTTACGTGGATGTACCACGCGGATGTTGCGTTAATATCGCGATAGAGAATACCAGTGATCAGGCTATTTCTGTTGCGAACGCAAACATTGTTGTAACAAGAGAGGCGTAGGAGGTGCAGTTATGAGAGATATCAAGGATTTATGTGCAAGGATAGAAGACGAGCTTGCAAAAATCGCAGACAGTGGACTGACCACTGGAAATCTGGAAATGACATACAAGCTGATTGATATGTACAAAGATATAAAGAACACGCAGTACTGGGATAAGAAAGCGGAGTATTACAACGCTGTCCTTGATGAGATGCGTGGTGGCTACAATGACGATTACAGCGAACGTGGAAGAAAGCGCGATAGCATGGGGAGATACAGCGCAAATGATGGCAGAATGATGCCAGATTATGACCGGGGCAGTTCTTATGCCAGACGTGGTGAACATTATGTCAGAGGGCATTACAGTCGTTCTGACGGACGAGATGCTTATGACGACTACATGACGCAGAAGCAAAGCTATCGTTCCGGCAAGTCTGAAGACTGCAAGAGGAAGATGCTTGCCGCTCTGGAAGAACATCTGGACGAACTTACAACAGAAATGAGCGATATGTCCAAGGATGCAGAGTGCCGGGAGGAACGCGATCTTGTCAAGAGATACGTGGAAAAACTTCGCGATATGCTCTAAAAACGCAAAAAGTGGTAGAGAGGTAGTTAAAATAAATCTGTTATAATGTAATTGTGCAGCAGGAAGCACAGTGGTTGTTTTGACATTTTTGTTTTATCCTCCTTTCTTTAACTAAATAGCTGGTGCGCACGCTTTAATGGAGAGTTAAACAGGTTCGAGTCCTGTCGTGCGTATTTGCCGTCTGGCACGCAAGATGGCATACCTCCTTGATTAAGGTTTTTGTTATTCATACTTTTCTTAAAAAAAAGAAATAAATATCCGAAACAACTCGTGGTAGGCATAACACGTTAAATACCTTGCTAATCCGGGGATCCGGGTTATGTGGAATGTACGTTAATGGTAGACTGACAGGGTCGCGCCCTGGGTTCCGGTTCGATTCCGGGCGTTCCGCTTTGATTTGGTTAAAATTATGCTGTTTGTTTGCAGGCGGTCTATGATTTGGCTGAATCACAACATCATGATGCTGTAAAGGTTATGTCTTATCCTGTAGACTAATGTTTAGTCCGAAAAGGCACTTCAATGTGGCTTCGCCAAGTGGTAAGGCACCGGGCTTTGACCCCGAGAGAGGAACACTCATTCATTGGTTCGAATCCAATAGCCACAGTTACCCTGTCAGTGGTCTAACTGGCTTAATCCATTTTACCTGCGGCGGCAGGTCAATAAACACGACCAGGAGGATGTTATGCAGAAACTTATTGACACACTTAAATCATTTGGAATTGAAATCCCGGAGGACAAGCAGGCAGATGTGAAGAAAGCACTCTCTGAGCATTACAAGAACGCAAAAGAAGTAGCGAAAACTCTGTCGAAAGTTGAGAGCGAACGTGATGATTGGAAAGAACGTGCCGAGACAGCAGAAGAAACCTTAAAAAGTTTTGACGGTATCGACCCGGCGAACATTCAGACAGAGCTTGCTGGATGGAAGAAGAAGGCTGAGGACGCAGAAAAGGAATTCAATGCGAAGATCTACGACAGAGATTTCTCAGACGCTCTGAAAGCAGCACTCGATGATGTTAAGTTTTCCAGTGAAGCAGCAAAGAAGTCTGTTATGGCAGACATTAAAGAAGCAGGATTGAAGTTGAAGGACGGCAAAATTCTTGGACTGAACGACCTGATTGAGCAGATGAAACAGTCTGACGCATCCGCTTTTGTGGATGAATCCCAGCAGCAGGCTCAGCAGAATCAGGCAAGATTTACCACTCATGTTGGACAGCAGCAGACACCGGGAAACATGACAAAGAAGGATATCGAAGCAATCAAAGATCCGTCCGAGAGACAGGCTGCAATTGCCCAGAACATCCAGTTATTCCAGTGATTTTTTACACCGACTATACACCAGAGTATAGCCGCTAACCCAATACCTTAACAATTATGGGTAGAAAGGATTTTTTATATGGCAGCAAAAGCTAATCTTATTATGAGTAATGATATTCAGGTCACAGCACGTGAGATTGACTTCGTCACCAGATTTGAAAGAAACTGGGAACACTTGCGTGAGATTCTTGGTATCATGCGTCCAATCAAAAAACAGCCGGGTGCTGTACTGAAATCTAAGTACGCAGAGGGTACTTTACAGAGCGGAAATGTTGGTGAGGGCGAGGAAATCCCTTACAGCAAGTTTACTGTAAAAGAAAAGAGCTATGCGGAAATGACTATCGAAAAGTACGCAAAGGCTGTATCTATCGAAGCAATCAAGGATCACGGTTATGAGAACGCTGTTCAGATGACTGATGATGAATTCCTTTTCCAGCTTCAAACTGACGTTACCGGCAGATTCTATGATTATCTGAAAACCGGTACACTTACTTCCACAGAAACAACATTCCAGATGGCTCTGGCAATGGCTAAGGGTCGTGTAGAAAACAAATTCAAGCAGATGCACAGAAATGTGACTGGTGTTGTTGGGTTTGTAAACATTCTGGATGTGTACGAGTATATCGGAGCAGCTGAGATCACCATTCAGAATCAGTTCGGCTTCCAGTACATGAAGGATTTCATGGGATTCAATACTATCTTCCTGTTATCTGACAGTGAGATTCCAAGAGGACAGGTTATTGCAACACCTGTTGAGAACATTGTTCTGTATTATGTAGACCCGAACGAGTCTGACTTTGCGAGGGCAGGTCTGGTATATACCGTATCTGGCGAAACAAACCTGATCGGATTCCACACTCAGGGCAACTACCACACCGCAGTGTCCGAAGCGTTCGCGGTTATGGGACTGACTCTTTTCGCAGAGTACATTGACGCAATCGCAGTAATCACCATTGATGAGACACCTGCACTTGGTACTCTGACAGTAAATTCCGTGGCTGGAACAGCAAGCGGCGACACAAAAATCACTGTAAATCCGGCTAAGGAAAATGCCAACAACGTATATAAATACAAAGTTGCAACAGACGCAGTAACTGTCGGATATGGACAGAATCTCAGAAACTGGACTACATGGGACGGAAAAGCTGACATTAAGGCAGCAACCGGACAGAAGATTACAGTGGTTGAGTGCGATGGAACATACAAGGCACTGAATGCCGGAAGTGCAAGCGTAACAGCGAAATGACAAACGTAGGAGGTAACTGGCATGGCTTATGCAGATTATGAATTTTACACAACTTCATATTTCGGTTCAGTTGTGCCAGAAACCGATTTTCCCCGACTGGCAGAAAAAGCCAGTGATTTTGTGGATTTAATGACATCCGACAGGTTGGTGGACGGACTGCCGACAAACGAACGCTCACAGAAGCGTATCAAAAAGGCGGTCTGTTCACTGGCTGAATTAATGTATCAGATTGAACTTGCTGAAAAGAATGCAATCAATCAGGCATCAGCAAATCTTACCGACACGAATGTCGGGAACATTTCAACAGGCATTGTAACTTCTGTAAGCTCTGGCAGTGAATCCATCTCTTATGCAACACCTCAGCAGAAAGCATCAGGCGTAAAAGAATGGAGTGCGGTGTATGCCGCCGCCGGGGACGTACAGAAAACGAACGACTTACTTCTTAAGACAGCTTTACCGCTTCTGATGGGAGTAAGGACGGATGATGGCATACCAGTTTTGTATGCGGGAGTGTAATTAGTATGAATAAAGTAATGTGCTTTTTAACTGGCGGGCATAAATTCAAAAGTCCTGCTGAATCAAAATGCAATGACAAAGAAAAGACTTGTACCATTACGGAAACTTGCTGTAAATGTGGAAAACAGTTTTCATTTACAGGTACATACAAACAGTTTGGTATTCCAGATGTGACAAGAAGTGGGAAAAATTCGTAGTTAAGTAGGAGGTATCTGAATAATGGAATTAAAACAGACAGTTGAAATGATGAACAGTGCAGATTACAAGGAACGCTTTAAGGCAGAGTATATGCAGGTGGTTATTCGATATAAGAAACTTGCGAATATGCTTGGAAAGTGGGACAAAGGGGAACTCCCATTTACTCCTACTTGTCCGAGAAGCACTTACAATATGCAGGTAAGAGCAATGGCGGATTATATTGCTGTTCTGGAAGCAAGGGCAGTTATGGAAAAAGTTGATTTGGAGGTATGATTATGGACATTTCAACACTTGGCTCATGTATAGCAATCGTTATGATCTGTTACATCGTAGGAATGGGCTGCAAAGCATCAAAAAGAATCTCTGATGAATGGATTCCAGTAATCATGGCGGTTATTGGTGGAATTCTCGGAGCAGTCGGAATGGGAATTATCCCGGATTTCCCGGCAACGGATTATATCACGGCAGTTGCAGTCGGTATGTTTAATGGACTGTCGGCCACTGGTGTGAATCAGGTTATTAAACAGACAGTGCAGAAAGAATAATTAAGGAGAGGGTATCATGTATTCATCTAAAATTACACTTTTCAACTATTACGAAAGTGCCACGACAGGAGATGCGTACTGGTATCCTCATGTTTTATCTGGTGTCGACCTTATTACCGATAAAGGAGCAATCCTTAAGAAGTACGGACCAGATGCAACAGACAACGCACAGTTGCACGTACGCTATACTGTCCAGAACGGTGATATAACCATTGCTGACAGGAATGGTAAGATTCTCCCATGGGTGCCACCTAAGGAGTGGAAAAGACAGATTAACAATGCTCTGGAAGATACTATTACATTCTCAGAGGAATCGTTTTTCTGGGAGGGTGAGTGGACTGGTGGAACAGTCACTGATGGTGATTACAGAAATGGATTCTATCAGTACATGAATGAGAATAAGGATAATGTGTTTAAGATTACCAGTGTTGGCGGTCCGTATACGCTGATTCCGCATTTTGAGATTCTAGGTAAGTGATATGAGTAAAGTTCATCATTTCAAAGGATTCTCCGTAGTTGATGGAGATATGAAAATTAAACTGAATATGAACAGATTCTCCAGACAGTATCAAGAAGCTCAGTATCTCCTTGATGGAATGGTTATGGACAGTATGATTCCATTCATGCCAATGATCTCAGGAAATTTTATTAACCGTACAAGAGCAGAAAGTACATCTTTACAAGGCAGTGGAAAAGTATGTGCGGCGGCGGCTCCATACGGGCGCTTTCTGTATGAGGGTAAAACCATGGTTGACGAATCAACCGGAAGCCCTTATGCGAGACGTGGAGCAAAGAAAGTCCTTGTCAGTCAGTTCTCTGGTCGGACAGCTGCAAAGGAGAATCTTGAATACACCAAACAGGCACACCCACAAGCGCAAGCTAAATGGTTCGATGCCGCTAAACGACAATACGGTAGCACATGGATACGTAAAGTAAAAGCACAGGCAGGAGGCGGTAGACATGGCAGATAAACCTATCAGTAAAGATGCAACCGGATATGAAATTTTGACAGACGCCATGAAGGCACTTCTGAACCAGTATCCCGGGCTATACGAAAATGAAACAATCAAATTTGAGGAACTTGGCAAAGAATCCGGAATCGCTTTCTCAGCAGACAACGGAGCTTTAGTCTATTCGGAAAAAGAAGATGTATGTGGAGTAATGCATCAGGTATGCCAGTACCCATTTTATGTGGTTTACCGAACAGCATCTGACAAGGAACGACAGAAGTTATCTGTTCAGAAGTTCCTGGACAGTCTCGGCAAATGGATATGTCGAGAACCAGTTGTCATAAATGGCTCTGAGACACGTTTAAATGCGTTTCCCGAGCTTTCACAGGGGCGAGTGATAAAACGCATCACTCGTGACAACTCCTATGGTTTAGAGCCACAGGAGAGTGGTGTGCAGGACTGGTTATTGCCATTGTCAGTGCGCTACGAAAACACTTATGAAGTAATATAACGTAACAACCGGCTATCAATCAGAGATAGTCGCTAACCTACACAGCCTTTTAAAAGTATAGGCAGAAAGGACATTTCTATGGCAGTTACAGGCAAAATTGACCGTAAATACATGGCTCATTATATTGACGCAGGTTCCCTCTGTGGAGGGCTGACGCCGAAATATGAGCGTCTTGGCAAGGATCTGGAAGAGTACAATGTAGAACTCAATCCGGACACTGAAACCTCTAAAAACATTCTCGGAGAATCCACGTTCAAACATAACGGCTACGAAGTTTCTTCTGATGCTGATCCGTTCTATGCAGACACTACATCTGATCTGTTCACAGCATTACAGAAGATTGTAGATGGACGCCTCAAGGACGATAACCTCAAGACAAAAGCAGTTGAAGTCCATCTCTGGACAGAAGCCACAGCAGGCAAGTATGAAGCGTATCAGCAGGATTGCTACGTTGTGCCGACCTCCTACGGTGGTGACACATCTGGTTATCAGATTCCGTTCACAGTTAATTACGTTGGAGAACGTGTCAAAGGTAAATTTGATATTACTTCCGGCTCATTCACAGCTGACAGCGAATAATTTTTTAGGAGGGCGTAGAAAATGGCAAAGACAATTAATACAAGCATTGATGATGGATTTCTTATTTTTACATTCACAAACAAGCAGGGAGAAATCTTTTCTTCCTTTAAGCTGAACCCGACCGACATCAATGTTGCAGCAAGAGCGGAAGAATTGGAAACTTTCTTTGAACAGGCTCAGGAATCTGTTAAAAATGTTTCTTCCAGCAAAGAAATGGCAGAGATTAATAAGCAGATTGAGGACAAAATCAATTATATGCTCGGATACGAAGCATCTAAGGATTTATTTAAAGAACCAATTACCGCAACAACTGTTTTTGGAAATGGTCAGGTGTTCGCCTATATCGTTCTGGGCAAAATCAATGAAGCACTTACACCAGAAATTGAAAAAAGAAAGAAAAAAATGCAGGAAGCGGTCAATAAGTACACGGAGAAGTATACAAAATGACCTCCTATGAGTTGCCCACCTCACTAAATATCAGTGGGGTGGATTTTTCTATCAGGACAGATTTTCGAGTAATTATTGATATTCTGGTTGCCATGAACGACCCAGAATTAGGCGAACAAGCGAAAGCTATTGTTATGTTACAGATTCTATTTGAGGACTGGCAAAGTATACCCCCAGAACATCTTACAGAAGCTTTTCAGAAAGCCTGCGAGTTTATCGACTGCGGTCAAATTGATGATAGTCCGAATAAGCCAAAACCCCGCTTGATGGACTGGGAGCAGGACGGAGATATGATCGTTCCGGCGGTAAATAAGGTTGCCGGCAAAGAAATCAGAGCAGTGCCTTATATGCACTGGTGGACGTTTTTCGGATACTTTATGGAATCCGGTGAATGCCTGTTCAACACGGTCGTTGGAATCCGGTCAAAAAAAGCAAAGGGTGAAAAGCTCGATAAATGGGAAAAGAAATTCTACCACGATAACAAGAATCTTATTGATATAAAAACGCGTCTCTCTGAAGAGGAACAGGCTTATAAAGATAAGCTTAACGAGATGCTTAACCTCAAATAGTTAGGAGGTGGACACATGGCTGCTGATGGCTCAGTCATTATTGATACCAGAATGGACACGTCTGGCGTACAGAACGGCGTGTCTGCAATAAAAAAGTCATTTAACGGCCTTGGAAGTGCTGTAAAAAAAATCGGTCTGCTGATTGGTGGGGCTTTTGCGGTTGGCAAGTTGGTACAGTTTGGAAAAGAGTGCACAAAACTTGGTTCAGATTTAAACGAAGTTCAAAATGTTGTGAATGTAGTTTTTCCAAATATGACCGAAAAAGTTAATGAGTTTTCAAAAAAAGCAGTAAAAACAGCAGGCTTGTCAGAAACAATGGCAAAAAAATACGTAGGCTTATTTGGATCAATGGCAAGACAGTTTAATTTTACGGAATCACAGGCCTACGATATGTCAACACAGCTTACTCAGCTAGCAGGAGATGTAGCTTCTTTTTACAATATTAGTCAGGATTTAGCATATATCAAGTTAAAGTCTGTATTTTCTGGTGAAACAGAAACATTAAAAGATATCGGGGTTGTAATGACTCAAAATGCACTTGACGAATATGCATTGGCTAACGGATACGGCAAAACCACATCTGCCATGACCGAACAAGAGAAAGTGGCTCTCCGTCTGGCTTTTGTGCAGAAACAGTTATCGGCTGCATCGGGTGACTTCATCCGTACTTCTGACAGCTGGGCGAATCAGGTGCGAGTGATGCAGTTACAGCTGCAATCTCTCAAGACGACAGTTGGACAGGGATTGATTAATATTTTCACGCCTGTTCTGAAAGTAATCAATATTCTACTCGGTAAACTGGCAACATTGGCAAATGCTTTCAAAAGTTTTACGGAATTGATTACTGGAAAGAAGTCTTCTGGTCAAACAGGTGCGAGTGGCGCAGGCCTTGCCGGAACGGATGCAATAGCCGACACAGCCGATCAATACGGAGAAGCTGCCGATAGCGCTGAAAAGCTGGCAGGTGCAACAAATGACACAGCGGATGCAACTAAGAAAGCTACTAAGGCGGCAAAGGGATATCTTAGCCCTTTGGACGAAATAAATAATTATTCAACAAACAAAAGTACGGATCCATCATCAAAAGCACCGGGCACAACTGGTGGACTCGTAGATCAGATGAAAGATGCTGTACAAAATGTTGATTACGGAAAGTTGGCAGAGGGCGAGACAGTTCTTGATAAAATGTCAAAACCGCTAAAAAAGATAATTGACAGATTTAAGCAGCTGGCTAAGTTAATCGCAAAAGGATTCTGGGATGGGTTAGGAGACTACGAGCCGATTTTTGACGGAATAAAGAAAGACCTTGATTCCATATGGAAATCTTTAAAAGATATCTTCACTGATCCGGAAGTTGTCAAAGCGGCAAATAAATTCTTTGATTCATACGCATATGCAATTGGACAAGTTGCCGGCTCATTTGCCAGAATCGGATTGACAATTGCGCAAAACATTATAGGTGGAATCGAGAAGTTTTTGAAGCAGAACACGCAAAGAATAAAGAACTATCTGATAGATATGTTCAACATCGGTGCCGAAATTTCACAAATCGCGGGAAATCTTGCAGTTGCTTTCACTGATGTTTTCTCAGTTTTTGGTGGAGAAACCGCACAGCAGATTACAGCGGATTTAATCGGAATCTTTGCTGAAATCGGAATGGTTCTTACAGAAACGGCTGCAAAACTTGGCAGAGATATCCTTAACATGATTGCGCAGCCTTTTATCGACAACAAAGACATTCTGAAATCAGCGATTGAAGGCAGTCTCGGAGTAATAGAAACTGTGACAAGCGGAGTTCTGACAGTTGTTCAGAATCTTAGTGACGCAATATCGAGGTTATACGATGAGCATGTAAAACCGTTCTTTGATTCTATAGCAGATGGACTATCAAGCATATTTGAGACTCTGATAACCGGATACAACACCTATATTCTTCCAGTGCTACAAGGACTGGCAGAACAGTTCAAAGGGCTGTTAGAGGGACCATTAGGGGACGCGATTTTAAAAATAGAAACATTCCTCGGAAAACTCATTGATTCTCTGAAGCTTCTGTGGGAGTCAGTGTTAGTGCCTTTAATTAACTGGATAATCGCGAATTTACTTCCAGTTGTGGCAGAAATAATTGACGTTGTAGGCACTGTGGCAATCAAAGTCATAAAATCATTAATTAAAATTATTGGTGATGTAGCAGACACTCTGAGCGGAATCATTGATTTCCTTGTAGGCGTTTTTACGGGAGACTGGGAACTAGCTTGGCAGGGAATAAAAGAGATTGCAGATGGAATATGGAACCTTATTAAGGATATTATAACTGGCACATGGGACGTAATTAAAACCGTGACGAAAGGCGCACTTAAAATAATAAAAACCGTCATTAGTACTGCCTGGAACGCAATCAAGACAGCGACTTCAACCGTCTGGAATGCCATTAAAAAAACGCTTTCTAATTTATGGAGTGCTCTTAAAGCCACCGCGAATACAGTATTTAACGCAATCAAAAATAAAGTTACAGGTGTGTGGGATAGTGTAAAAAACAAAACATCCCAAGTATGGGAAAGCGTAACTACATTTGTTTCCGATAAAGTAGAAGCGATAAAAAATGCTATCACTAATAAGTTTAATGCCGCCAGAGATGCAGTCAAATCAGCGTTTGAAGGTATCGTGAATTTTATTAAAGCTCCGATTAATCAGGCAATCAGCATTGTTAATAATGCAGTTGGGATGATTAATAATGCAATTGGTGGAATCGAATCCGCGTTTTCTTTCGGACCGTGGGAAGTACCTACACCATTCGGAACAAAGAGAATCGGATTCCACGCAACGTTTCCACGTGTCGGAACTATTCCGTATCTGGCCAGCGGTGCAGTTATTCCACCGCGAAGTGAATTTCTCGCAGTATTAGGAGACCAGAAGAAAGGGAATAACCTGGAAGCACCGGAAAGCTTACTGCGACAGATCGTCCGGGAAGAGTCAGGGAAAGGACAGGGAAATGGAAACACTTACAATGTTACAGTCAATGCATCTGGCAGAAAACTATTAGACATTATCATTGATGAAGCAGAGCTTAGGAGACGCAGAAATGGCGGTCAGAATCCATTCTTGTTAGGAGGTGTGTAAATGTCACAGGAGCAGTTTAAAATTGACGGGGTCACTATAAAGGCCCCTGATACATATAAGCCGGTGTTCGCAACTACATCAACGGAAAGCTCTAAGAGAAGTCAGGACCTTGTTATGCATAACACACCAATGGGAACCATTGCTGGGTATGACATGGAATGGGGAGAACTTAAATGGGGAGAGATTGCAACGATTCTCAACTCTATGATTAACAAAAGTCAGTTCACATTTCATCATAAAGACCCTCGGACACCTGGCGAATGGATTGACAAAACGTTCTATGCATCTAATTTCAATATGGCAGCGCAAACGCTCAAAGGCAATGAAGAACGATGGACAGGATTAACTATTAATGTAAGGAGCATTCGACCGGTATGATTAATGTTACAAATCAGTTAAAAACAGAATCCCTCTTAAATAGTAACTATTATGTTACGGCGAATGCGGTGCTGCGTGATGGGACAACTTTAAACCTGGAAAAAGAAGATTTCTACCTTGACGGAAACGGCATTGTAGATTCTTCTGATTCCGGGGATTTCCCGATAGGTGTAGCTATTGAAAAAACAGCAACATTGGCACTGGTCAATGATGATGATAGGTTCTCTGACTACAACTTTGCCGGGGCACAGTTCACTCTATTTTTAAATTTGCAACTGTCTGATAGATTGGAAACCATTCGCCGTGGCACATTTATTGTGTCGAAAAAGCCCGCCACGTCCGATGAGATTAACCTCACCTTGTTAGACTATATGAGCAAGGCAGAGACAGGCTACAATACAAACCTTGTTTTCCCATGCTCTGTCAGAGAGGTTTTAGAAGATGCCTGTCAGCAGACCGGGATTGTGTTAGGTGACGCAACATTTAAAAACGCAGACTATCAGGTGCAGAAGAAGCCCGAGAACACCACTTTTAGAGCAGTAATCGGTATGGTTGCAGCTCTGGCAGGTGGTAACGCTCGCATTGACGAGAACGATAATTTGCGAATTATCACTTTTGACGATAATACGGATACTATTACATTAGAAACAGTTCCATGGTATGACATTAATGGAAACACTATCCTTGACATTGATAGTAACGAGATTGAGACAATTCTCGAGCGAAAAGGATTTAAGCCAAATTTTATCAATAACCTTACCTATGATGTTGACGATGTAGTTGTTACTGGGGTCAAGTATACAGATAATGAGACGGAATACAAGTACGGTACAGACGGATATGTCATCACGATTGACAACAAGCTTCTGAGTGACAATGAACAGACGGGTGTTGACCTGATCGGAAAAGAACTTGTTGGTATGAGATTAAGACCATTCTCTTGTGACAGCATAGCAATAGGATACGCCACATTTGGAGATAGAATTACATTTTCCGACATTAAAGGCAATATTTACTATTCATATCTGACAGATGTAGACTTCGCATTCTCTGGCAGTACAAGCTTCTCTTGTAATGCAAAGAGCATGGAAGACATCAATGCTGACTATCCAGACAGCATGCAGGTCGAGGTCGACAACATAAAGAAAGATTCTGAGAAAAAGATTACTGCCTATGACGCAAAATTAAAGCAAATGAACGAACTGGCGGCCAACACCCTTGGATTCTACTATACGGAAGAAATTCAGGCAGACGGCTCGACGGTATCATATCGTCACGACAAGCCTACGCTTACTGATTCTAAAGTAATCTACAAGACGGGCGTTGATGGATTCTTCTTGTCAGTAGACGGAGGCCGGACTTGGAAAGCCGGATTTGACAGCAACGGTGATGCAGTGCTGAACATTCTGTATGCTATCGGCATTCAGTCTGACTGGATCAATACCAGGGGATTCACGGCAAAAGACAATGACGGCAACATTACGTTCCGCATTGACGCAGAGACAGGAGCTGTCAATCTTAATGCTACAGAGCTCACAATTAAAGGAAAAACGCCTGAAAATGTCGCAAATGCCGAGGTTGAGAAATTTATTACAGAAGTATATTCTCCACAGATTAAGGTTCTTCAGGAGCAGATTGACGGACAGATAGAAGCATTCTTTGGAGACTATGTTCCTGATGGCAATAATGAACCGGCGTCCACTTGGACAGATGACACAACTAAAGAAAAGCACTTAGGCGACCTGTTTTATATTGTAAACAACGAAGAATATGGTGGACAGGCTTACAGATATGCAAAGATTAATGGCGAATACAAGTGGGATTATGTAAAAGACACTGCGGTGGTCAAAGCTCTGGCTGATGCGGCGCAGGCACAAAACACGGCAAATGCAAAGAAGAGAATTTTCGGAGCAGAGCCGGTTCCACCTTACGATATTGACGATTTATGGGTTCAGGGAAAGACAGGGGACATTCTTAAGTGTCAAAAGGCAAAGGCAGAGGGCGCAAGCTATGACGCCGATGACTGGGTGAGAGCATCTAAGTATACAGATGATTCAGCAGTTACAGCCTTTATCAAGGGCGTTTTTGCCGATACGATTGAAAGTCTCCAAGAGCAGCTTGACGGCAAAATTCAGACCTGGAGCCAGGATACAGACCCGGCGCTTGAATGGACAGAAACAGAAGAGATTCCGTGGACAGATGTTGATGGCAATTCCATTCTGGACGTAGGTGGAAATGAGATTTTAATTGTTTGGGAAAAAGGCAAATATATCCACAAAGGAGACCTTTGGCAGAATACCGCCAATAACGCTAACACGCGCTGGCGGTGGGACGGAAATGAATGGGTTGAACAGAAAGCCCCGGATTATCTGTTTGATAAGATTGATGGGAAAGCAGCAGTTTATTTCGAACAACCTAAACCGCCGTACAACATGGGAGATTTCTGGGTCACATCAAAGGCAGATGGTGAAGCTTCTATCAAGACAGCAGTCAGAAGCCGAGCGGACGGTGCATTTACTGACACTGACTGGATTGATTTCAAATATGTAGACAAAACTGACATTGACAATGCGGTAAAAGAGTATGATACAAGCCTTGGACAGAATGAAGTATTTAATAAGCTAACAAACGGCGGTGAAGACCAGGGAATTTATATACAGGATAAGAAGCTGTATATAAATGCAAATTATATCCTTGCAGGCGTTTTGGCAGGCAAGTTTATCAATGCAAAAGGAATTAAGGTTATTGACAGTGATAACCAAATCACGCTCCATATTGATGATAGCGGAAAGGTGCACATTGCCGCGACAGAGTTTTCGTTAAAAGGAAAAGCTGTATCCGAAATAGCAAAAGATACAGCGTCTAATACCGCGACTGAAATCGCGACAAAATATGCAACGTTGAGTGTGCTGTTATCAAATGAATTCCAGGGGATCCCAACGGATTCATCTGGCAAATATACTACATTTCCGACATGCAAAACTACGGTAACTGTACTGTATGGCGTTGAAAACGTAACCGCGCAGTCAAACATTTCATTCTCTGCGGAAAACGGAATAAGTGGTTCTGCGTCAGGGGCAACGTACACGGTCTCTGGACTGTCCGTGGACAGTGGCACAATCACAGCAACTGCAACTTACAATGGGATGACCGCAAAGAAAGAATTTGTAGTTGTGAAGCAAAAACAAGGTGATACTGGAAATGGAATCTCGAAGATTGTACAGCATTATCTCGCTACGTCCAGTTCGTCTGGTGTATCAACAAGTAGTTCTGGATGGACAGAAACCGTGCAGATTCCAACACAGGACAATAGATACCTGTGGAATTATGAGGAGACTTTCTTCACAAACGGGGCTAAGACGACAACACTTCCTTGTGTGATTGGCGTATACGGGGAAAAAGGCAAAGACGGACAGGATGGAAAAGATGCCAGTGAAATGACACAGTTGGAGATTTTTAATAAATTAACCAACAACGGGGAAACACAGGGGCTATATCTTTATAACAACAAGGTGTATCTGAATGCCTCGTATATTGACACCGGGTATCTGGCCGGATGGGAAGTTGGATATAGAAAGCTTTCATCAAGTGGCACGTATGGAGAAGTAACGCTAGACGCTTCAGCTGGGGAAATCTATTCAAGGACGGATACAGGAGTATATGTGCCGGGGTACGGGACATTGTATGGAACACGAATTAGAGGAATCAATCTTTATACAGGAACCCTACACGCAAGCTCAGTCTCGGTTAATACCAGTGTTTCGGCGAGCAATGTTTCGACATCAGGAAAAGTTAAAGCAGGTACGCATGTAGAAGCCAGTGGACACTTTTACAGCCTTGGCACAGGTACCGACCTTGCAGATTTGAGTGTGCGTGGAACAAAGAAGAGGATTCTTCCAACAAAAAACTATGGCACACAGGCATTTTATTGTTACGAAATGGCATCCCCCATGTTTGGAGACATCGGAGAAGCGTCCATATCAGAAGATGGCACATGCCTGATAGACATAGACGACATTTTTCAAGAATCTACCAATGTAGGGATTGAATATTATGTTTTCTTGCAAAAGGAAGGAAATGGCGATTGTTGGGTAGATAAAAAGGAACAGACATATTTCATTGCAAAAGGTACTCCGGGACTTAAATTTGCATTCGAAATTAAAGCGCGGCAAGCTGACTATGAGCACATGCGGTTTGCCGATGCGAGTGAGATGGCTTATGACAGGGCAATAGATACAGACATGCCGGAACCAGACTACGGCGAAAACCTTGAAGTATCAGAACCAGATTATGAAAAGGAACTTTTTAATGACAGGGAAAACATTATTGACGAAATGGGGAAAATATAATGAAGAAAATTCTTACAAGTTTTATGAATCTTAGCACAGGAGAGGGAAGCCGTATCGCTTACACCTATTCTGAGGTAAACGAGGAAACAGGAGAAGTTGTCAGCCAGAACAACAAAGGCAATTTCCTTGTGATGAATGACGATGTACAGGCTCATCTTGATGCAGTCAAGAAATATATCCGGGACAAATATTTAGCATAAGGAGGAAACAGTTATGCCAAAGTGGACAGATTATACTATAAAAACTACAGTAGCTGATAATGATGAGATTATGACACTTGATACGGCAGGAAAGGCAAATAAACGCCTTTCACTGTCTACTCTTTCAGACTGGGTACTTGGAAAAATTGCCGACAAAGTATTCGAGAAGCTTCAGACGAACGACAAAACGATTCTGGGAGCGATTAATGAACTTAATGACATTGTTGGTTATGACAATGCAGCTGCTCATAATGCTATTTATCGCGGTAAAAACTTAGGTACACAGTTTACTGCGGAAATGTCTGCCAATATTAAGAACGGCACATTCAAAGATATGTATTGTGGTGACTACCTTGTAATCAATGGAACTACATATAGATTTATGGATTTCGATTATTTATACAAAACTGGTGACACATCTTTAGATACTCATCACATCTTAGTAGTTCCTGATGCACCGATGTACAGTCATGTGATGAATGATACAAATAC